TGGGATAATCATTTAAATTAACCTAATTCCAAAAGACTTTTACACCCTCTTGGTCTAAATATTTTTTAGTTTCAGACACAGAAGTTTTCCTCCTTTATTTTTATTATCCTATCCATACATCTTCATCTACTATAAAAACAACATCAAACTCAACATCCATATTATTATCCATATAAGCGAAAAAACATCCAATTTCTAAATCTTCTTCTGGATATAAAGTTATTTCTTTGCCAAGTCTATCCTCATCATCGCCAATATAAAATTCAGTTGATATATCTTTTAATGCTAAACGGAAATTAGCATCAGGCATATGATTTGTTACATTTTTAACGGATAAAGTGCATTTTGAATTTGCTGGAATAGTAAACCATAAAGGTTTATAATCAGCATTATCAGAGTTTTTTGAATTTATTGTGTTTTGGTCTATGTGAGATATATTAAAATATACTCCTTTTCCACCAACACAATGTAAAAATACGTGATTTCCATTAGTTATTTCAACATAACTACCATCAGAGAATTCATATTTGCCATTTTTAAAAAAATAAGCATGATCTTTAATATAAACAATTTCAGTTCCCAAATAAACTTTTTTAATTGGGGTATTACCAAATTTAATAATATCATTATTTTCAACTAACAATATTAATCACCGTCTTTATTAGCATTTAATAAAATATAATATTGAATTGCTTTTTTCTGTAAGAGCATTATATTCTTCTTGAGTACCAACCCAAAAACCTATTTCAAGAGAGGCGTTATTTTCAATAACTTCACGTGGTTTATAAGAATTAACATATTCTTTATCTGCTTTAGTTTCATCAACTGCATTTAATATGGCGGCTAATGTTTCATTATTCTAATTCCAAAGGATTTTTATACCTTCTTGGTCTAAATATTTTTTAATTTCAGACACAAAGATTTTCCTCCTTTTAACTTATTCTTTTCCACATATATACTGTTAAATAAGGTGGCATATTATTATGTGCTACATTATTACCAGTATTTTCTATATTAATGGTGTGAGTATGTCCTCCATTTGTACTTGTTGAACCATTCCATAAACTTGGATCAACGCCATCTTTATGCACAGAACAGCATTTGCCTGATGCATTATATGTGACGTCCATATCAGTACCTAATGTATGAGAATGCGCGCCCGCAGTTCCAGAAGACCCTCTATGTGTATGAGATGGCATTTCATTAACGGTCAATGTGTGCGCGGCCTCTCCACCAGTTTCTCCATTGTTATAAATATTTCCCGCAGAAAGCAGAAAAACATCTTTAATTTGTTCCCATTCACCGAATCCAAAAGCAGTATTAGGATTTATATCTAATACAGATATATAAACACTTCCTACTGGATAAACTAATTGTAAAGGATTTTGTTTTATTTGGTTTAATTCAGAATCTATTGCATTTATAACCGCAACTAACATTTCATTATTAGGATAATCTTCCATTGACAATTGAGACCATAAGACTTTTACTCCGTCCTAATCTAAAAATTTCATAAATTAAATCACCTTCATATAAAAAAAATAAAGGAAGGAAAATATTTTCCTTCCTTTATTAAATGAAATTAAGCCTGGTTACTTGCTTCGTTAATAGCGGCAAGGATTTCAGCCTCGGATAATGCCTGGATTTTAGCAACTTCCTGATCAGTATAAGCCTTTGCGTCAACGAGGGCTTGGGCGCCTGCGCCAGCGGTTTCAAACTTACTATGGTCAACGGTTTCAAGAGCGGCGACACGAATATTCATAGCACTATTTAAACCATCAGCGTGAGCCTTTGCGTTTGCTTCAGCGGCGTTAGCCTTGGAAGTAGCATCAGCAGCGGCAGTTGCTTCAGCAGCACTTTGAGCAGCGCTAGCCTTTTCTTCAGCATAGGTTTTAGCAGTTGCTAAAGCCGCATCAATAGCAGACTGGGTTACGTGGCCGGCATCTTCAAGAGCCTTAACGCGGTTAGCCAGACTACTTAAATCACTTGCTAAAGCATACTTATCGACGCCTTCAACTTTCAGAGCGGCATCAATAGCATTGCTAATTTGAGTAGCAACAGCAGTATCACCAACTAATGCTTCTAAAGCAGCGATGTCGTTAGCCATACTAGCAGCGCCAGTAGTATCATTAGCAATCCAATCAGCGATTTCTTTTAAAGTGTCGAAACTTGCGTCAGCGCCTGCGACAACAGCAGCAACTTCAGCAACAGCAGCGTCTTTAGCCATTTTAGCAACAGAACCGTCAGCATCAACAGTACCATTTAAAATAGCAATAGCAGCAGTATTTAAGTCAGCATCTTCTTGAGCATCTTCAGCAGCCTGTCGAGCGGTAGCAATTAAGCCACGAACTTCAGTATCATCATAAGTGCCTTTTTCTAAAGCGTCAATCTGACCCTTCATAACGATGATATCAGCAGCATTAGTATCAGCAGTACTTTTTACATTATTAATAGCAGTCTGCTTTGCGGCTAATTCTTCTGCGACGCGAGACCATAAAGTACTCACACCGGCTTGGTCTAAAAACTTTTTAATATCAGCCATCTTATTCTTCCTCTCTTTTATTTACAGATTTCGAGAATTTCTTCCTTGGATAGAGCAAGTAGGTCTGCTTTTGAGTAATAATCTTCTAAATCTGGAGTAGCCAAGGTTCCAGTATCGACACCATCAATAAACCAGTTCCCATTTTCTCCTATATAAGGAGTTTTACCCATAAGACTTTTTAACCATTCAGATTCAGAACCTACAAATCCATTATCTACGGCAATCTCATAAGCAGATTTGCCATTTTTTCCAACCCCACCTAAAGTTTCAATAGTGGTTTTTACATAGGTTTTAAGTAAAGCATAAGTAGTAAAATCAATCATTATATCTACCTCACTTTACTGTTGGTCCAAGCAGTACTTCTCATATCACTTTGAGGAAGGTTTATTTTTAATGTCATTTTGGAAACCTCCTCTTTTATTTCTCTAAATATATTAAAAAAAGAAAAAAATAAATAATTTGATTTGGCCCAAAGATTTGGGTAATTCTATAAAATTAAATTTACAATTTTTTGTAGTCTTATTAGAAGGAGTTGATTTTAATTGAGTAATGAATATATAGTAGTGAATACAAAAAAAGAAAATAAAACTATTTGGTCTACTATTGCTTCTACATATACTCCAAGTGCTGGTGAAGTTTGTATAATGGTTCCAACCATTAATAGTATTGATGAAACCAAAGATGATTTCAGAAAGGCTACTGTTGGAATAAAAATTGGTGATGGTGAGACTGTTTTTAAGGATTTGCCTTTACTCACTGACGTTTCTAGTATTCGTCCTGACTGGGATGAAACTGATACATCTTCTCCTAATTACATTTGGCATAAACCTATCACTAATAGCAGTTTAATCGTTTCAAGTGAGATTAAAGATTATGTTATTACTGATGTTGATTTTTAGGCTATTTTAAATAATCCTTCTATAAAAGTTTTCCACTCTAATGAATATTATTATATCCGTTCTTTGGATAGTTCAGAAATCTTTTCACATCCTTATGACCTTTTAACCGAGGAAGATGATACTTGGGGTCACTATGATGTAAGATACAATTTAACTGAAATGAATCATTAGCCAAGATATTTTTATAGAAATAATATTATAACAAATACCGAGTTTTATCAATATGCCGAAGATGATATAACTTATGAGTATAGAGTTGAGGAATTGATTAAATCTGTAACTAATAGTGTTATAGATACCAATGTACTTTTCCAAGAGCACTTATTTATTGATTATAATGATAAACAAGAAGTAAATGATACTATTTCTGTTTTTAGTAGTAAAGTTTTAAATTATTTAATAACTCATAATGGTAAAATTGAGCATTAGACTTTATATGATTTTATTCTTGGAACTTTTACATACTGTGAAAGTTTAAGTATTTTAAAACAATTTTCTGGCGTGCTTTATGAAAAAATGATTCATTCTGAATTTAGAAATGAAGTTGAAATTCGTATGAATGAAGCACGTCAAGTATATTATGAGATTAATAATGAAATTATAATAGATACTGCAACAAGAGCACTTTATATTCGTAAAGAAAGATTAGACCATTATTTTGAAACTGCGCACGGCAAACAAGAATGGTCTGAAGTATTAAAAGGTAGTGATAATAAGCCTATTACTTCTATTCAATTGCCTTTTGAAATAACCGGTGAAATGTTAACAAATGACTGGTTTAGTGTAGAAATAGTTGGTCAAGCCGATGTTAAGAACATAGAATATACAGATGGTGATTCTATGGACAGTTTTGAATATCCTTTTGAGTATACCTATGAAGAAGATAGAGTTGCTGAAATTGAGGCTATGGAAAAATCCGCAGAAGATGCTTATAATAATCTTCCAGAAGAAGAAAAACCCAGTAAAAAAGAAGATTATGATGCTGCTATGAGATATTTAGCAGACTATAAAAAGAATGTTAAATTAAAGCAAATTTATGCAACTACTATGAGAGTTAAATAGCCTAATCTTGAAATTCCAGATGATAGTGTAATAGAGAATGAAGAAACTTATTTATTACAATTACCTAAAGAATTATTACCTTATTATATAGATAGTAATACAGGAAGTATGATTGAAAATCCTGCTTACGCAAGAGTAGATGTTCTTATTACTCCTAAAAATTATGAATGGACTAATACATATACTGGTTTAAGTAATAAAAAACCTTTAAAAAGTATTGATTTTATTTGCGATGGTGAACAATTAAGTGCGCGCGAACATTTAAAAAATACTATTGTAACAATGCAATATACGGATAGTGAAGTGCCTAAACAATTGTATTTAGGTAGAGACTTTACTATACCAGATAAAACTCATACTTCTGACCCAGATAGATTGGTATTAGTTAGACCTATTAAAAAGAATTGTTCTATTAAATTTGAAATAAAGTATGAACAATATAAATTAGAGCCTTATGATTATACATTGAATGCTACATATAATGAAGATATCCCCAATGAATTAACGGGTATTACTTTTATGTTAGATAATCCAATTAAGAAAAAGATTGAGAGTGTACTTTATATTGGCGCAGGTGTTGAATATACTTTATAGTATATGTATAAAGATAGACAAGGATTTTATACAGTTGAAGAAGGCAGCGAAAAGCCAATTATAAAACTATGGAAAGCCGTTTTAGATAGTAATGGTCAACCTGTTTTAGATGATAATAAGAATATTGTATTAGAAAATGATTATATTAATCTTCCTGCTACAATTACTTTTACTCAAGGTTATAACTTAACTTTCAAAGTTGGAGAAGATGATATTGACCCAACTACTAATACTATCTTATTAAAAACTCCTATTCATTCAGTTGTTACTGTATATTATAGAAAAAATTCTAATATTAGCGGCAACTTAAGTATGGTTTTCCATTATAGATTGCGCGAATTGAATAGTCGTTTCTTATCAAGTCTACGACCTGACTGGGATAGTAATGACCCTGAAGATAATAACTACATTCATAATCGTCCTTGGTATAAAGATACTGAAAACGGCAATTTAATTACTTTATTAACAGGCGACCCCAATGCACCTTATACTAATGGCGCGACTGATTATTATACTTTCTTAGAGAATTTATGGAGACAATTATTAGAAGACGCAGATTTAGGCGATAATTTAGCCGAATTAAGTAATGCATTTAAACTCCATATGCATTGGGTTAAAAATTGCATATTTAATGGTCTTGATGCCACTGGTTTAGAGAATGTTCTTTAGGCTTTAGTAGACCTAGTTAATGATTTAAGAAGAAGAGTCGCTGCTCTTGAAGAAAAAAGCGAAGTTTATATAGGCTCAACCACACCTGATAAACCTTATTATAAGATTTGGATTAATACTGCGGCCGGAAATGGCAATGGTCTTGTTTATTATCGCTTTAATAATGGTTGGATACCTGTTTCCGCATTGTGGACAAGTTCCCCAGAGCAAGATATAGTAATACGATAAAGGAGGTAAGAATTTGCTATGGATTTAGAATTGCGAATGGGTTTAGATGAAAAATTAAAAAACGCTGAAGCGCAAGTCGGTGGCACTTTATCGTATGCAGTTGATAGTCATAATATGTATGTTGATGCTTTATTAGCGGATAAGGTTACTATAGAAAGACAATTAGTAGATTCTAATCGTTCCTATGGATTAAAATATCCAGATGGTAAAGAATATATGTTAAATCATATGGGAGAATCTTTAGGCGCGAATTCTCTTGCTCTTGGACTTGGTAATAAAGCAGAATCAAATAATCAACTTGTAATTGGTAAATATAATTTACCTACTACTGATTTATTTATTATTGGTAATGGTGAAGCAGATGATAAGCGTGCGAATGTATTTACTGTTTCTTTAGAAGGCAATGTGTTTGCTTCTGGAAATTTAAATTGTAAAGAATTAGTCGTGAGTGCTAGTTTAGAAGTTAAAAATGATATTAAAGTTACCGATGGTAATATTATTGTAGAAAAAGGTAATATAAATGCCGTAAATGGTAATTTTAGTAATGATATAAGCGCAGTAAACGGTACTTTTAGTGGTGATATGAGTGCCGCAAACGGCAACTTTAGTGGTACTTTAAAAGTAAATGATAAAGAGGTTGCCACTTCTGAAAGCGTAAATACTTCAATTGAAAGCGCTAAAACTGAATTAGGAAGAGATATTGATGCATTAGAAGAAAGCGTTGAAACAATGATTTCAACAATTGTTACCGATGTTTGGTATAGAGGTTCTACTCCTCCAACTAATTCTAAACTTTTATGGGTTAGACACGATGGAACAGACACATATGGCAATGGTGTCTTATATTATTTTAATCCAGAGATTACAAACCCTAGCGCAGATTAGATTGCTGATGCAAAAAACTGGATAATGATGTCCGCTGCTTATACTTAATTTTAAATAAAAAAATGGATGATACAAATTAATGTATCATCCATTTTTTTTTTATTCATTTTCTTCGTCGTCTAAATCTCCGCCATCCCAACTAATATTAGTACCATTATCTTTTTCACTAATATCGCCGCCATCGCGCAAGATATCAATAGGCTTTTTCTTATTATTACTCATAGTTCATTTCTCCTTTAAAAAAAGAAGCGGATTGGAAAAATTTTCCAATCCGCGTTTTTTATTCAACGGGCAGACAAACCTTACAAGGAGTCTGTTCTGTGTGGATTGTTGAATCATATTCAACAACATCAACGGTAGCATCAATTACATACTGGCAAGTCTTCAGATGATATCTTGTCCAGCCTTCTGCAGTATAATATACAGGTTCACTAGGCATAGGATAAGTATCCTCTCCAGCCTCAAGGTCGGGAGTAGCAGGAGTATTTACATCACTATTGGAATAAAACTCAACTCTTGCAATCTGACCATTACTATCCATAAAAATAGCGGCATAGCAACCATAACCAAATTCACTACCATCAATAGATACAAATTCTACACTCTTGGAAACAGAAGAGTAATCAATTACGCCATTATACTTTTCACTGTCTAGGCTAATAACCTTAAAACTGCCGTCTCTAAAATTATCAAAGTAAACAACAGTACCAGCATCAAAAGGCTCTTCATCAATAGTTACAAGAGGACGGAAGCAGAAGTCAACTGCGACAGTTCGACCCAGATAGTCCAGAGTAATCCAGACCCAGTCACCATCCATAATATCATTATCCCAAGTGTCAATATCGCAGAAACCATTAGTGCCGGTTTCAGTCCAGTATTCAACATAATTTCTGAATACTTCGTGCTTTACAATGCGTTCGTTGACAATAGCATAACGACCAATCAGATGCTCTTCCAGAGTTTCGCCAGTCTTAACCAGGCGACCATTCTTCCACATAACCATATCGCAATCCAGTACGTTGTGCAGCATTTGTGCGGCATCTTCACGATAAATAGCATCATCGTTATTATGGCGGCTTACCTTATAATACAGATTCAGATAAGTAGCGTATTCTACTGCATTATCGGGCCAAGTGCCAGGAAGTTTAGGACAATTATAACCCAGCATATTCAAAACAATAGTAGCAAACTGGGCATAAGTAACATTATCATTAGGGGCAAAAGTAGCACCGTGACCGTGCATATAGTCATTACGATATGCGGTATCTACATAAGCACGATACCAAGCAAAGTAATCAACGTCAGTAAAAGTGTTATTACGAGATTCGTAAATCAGGTCTTCTTCTACCATAGCACGAACAATAATAGCACAAGCCTCGGCACGAGTCAAAGTGTTACCAGGGCCATACTTACCATTGCCATAACCCTCAAGGATACCAAGTCCATAAAGAGCCTCGATTGCTTCACGATTCTTGCTATTTTCAATATCATAGAAATGCCAGTTGCCGTGAGCACTAGCAAATGCAGTCATAGAGAAAATCATAACGAGAACCAGAAGCAGAGAAAGAATCTTCTTCATTTTTAATCTCCTTAAAATAAAATATTTCGGGTGTATGCCGGAATCGAACCGACTATCTCCTTTTACACCATATTTTTAAGAAGAATGGTGCGCCTGGCGCGACTCGAACGCGCGACACCCTGCTTAAAAGGCAGGTGCTCTAACCAACTGAGCCACAGGCGCATATGGAGCGCGTGAAGGGAATCGAACCCTCGACAAGTGCTTGGAAGGCACTGATGTTAGCCGCTACACCACACGCGCATATTATGGTGCCGGTGGCGAGACTCGAACTCGCACGGGTATTTAAACCCAAGGGATTTTTGGTGCTGGGTATGAGTGCTGCCCTCATTAAACTCACTGGAGACTCAACAAGTCCCTGGTGTCTACCATTCCACCACACCGGCATATTTAATTACAAGACTCTATTGGTAAAATAAAAAATCCTCAATGCATCTTTTTTATTATCTTCTTTTTTATTATTTATAAAAATAAACCAATATTTGCTGTTAGAGTCTTTTTATTAATAGAAAAACAGGAGGTTCATAAAATATGAACTGGCGGGGGAGGTGGGTGCCGACCCCACTTCGCTAGTTTTAGAGACTAGAGCATTTGCCGCTATGCTACTCCCCAATATGTAAGTTTTATAAAGTAAAAACTTACAAGACACATTATTTACCTTTTCGCAAGTATATCATTGCTGTTTTATGTCTTTTTCTTAACTTTGTAAATATATTATATCATATTTTTTTTAAAAAATCAATTTAAGATTCTTCAATATAAATCTCAAATTCATCATAATCCATACCAACGATACGCTTATATTCAGCGTGTTTATAGTTTTTAGCAGGATTATAATTACCAGATTTTACTCGGCGGTCTCCCTTATTTCGTGTTTTTTCCTGACAAGCAGGACAAGAACAATGGATTGAATTCTTACTATATTGATGGAGATTATCATAAATAGGTTTACCATTAGGATTAATGGCTTTTTCAAGATTAGCCTTTCTCTTTGCTTTTCTCCAAGTCATTTGTCGCTTATAAGCAGATGAACGCATAAGAATACCTCCTTAATGAATATGGCGGAGGAAGTAGGATTCGAACCCACGGGCGGTTTCACCCGCCTATTGTTTTCAAGACAATCGCCTTCGTCCACTCGGCCATTCCTCCATATAGTAAGCGCGTTAGCGCTTACATATTATTTTCAAGTTCTCTTACATTTTCACGAGCAGTATTAGCAGCCTGAATAGAGTCATTACAATAATTAATCATACGATCATACCAAGCCTTTTCCTTTTCATAGGAAGCCTTGGCTTCTGCCATCTTCTTCGTTGCTCGAGCCAGACGCTTGCGCGCAATCTTTTCATTACAACGTGCGGCCGCAAGTTCTCGACCCTTTGCTTCGTCAAACGCGTCACCCGGAGTCAGTTTAGCGACACCGCGCACTGTCTTACCCGCATAAGTGGAAACCGCAATTACTTGATAGGGAGTACCATCAGTCTTCTTTGCAATAAAATACTTATACTTATCCAGAGAATACTTCATAATATAACACCTTTTTCTCATTTTATTTTTTGAATGGAGCCGGTGGTCAGATTCGAACTGACGTGGGTATAGCCGACGGCTTACAAGACCGCTCCAATCGACCACTATGGGACACCGGCATATTTAAGTTAAGGGATAAAAGATTTTCTATCCCTTAACTTTGTAAATATATTATATCATTTTTTTTTAAAAAAATCAAATTTTAGGAAGGAGTTCCAAAAGTACCTGTTCCCGCGTTACTATAAAATACATTATTTATAATGTCATATAAACCTATTACTCCATCTGGATTTATGCAAGGCTAAAATTCACGAACTAAAGTTCCATTATCATAAATTTGACAAGAATATAGTTTCATAGAAGCATTTGCATAACTACCACCATTACTTACACTAAATAAATATATTGGATTAGTTGCAGTAAATGAAGTATTTGTTAATGATAAAGTATTAGCATCATAACTCCAATTATTTTTATCTGCAATTAATTTTGTTCGTTGGGTTGGACCTGCCATATTTTGATTAGAACTTGCATAATAACTATATAATTGAGATGCTTTTGCCCACCAAGAATAATAAGCGCCAGAATCATAAGAACCAGCAATCATAATCCAACTTGAGCCATAAGTAAGTTCAGCATCTAAAATCATTTTAGTATTATTAGTTGCTTTAAATCCAGTATTAATATATTGAGTACCTGAACTTTCAATATATTCTAAAGCGGTATATCCATTAGGAACTCTAATTGTCTTGAGACTTGCGAGTTCTTTCCAAGTGGTTGAATTAACTTTGACCCAAGCACTTACTGCTTCTTTCCAAGTATTTGAAGTGGTTTTTACTCGGATAGGAACTTTAGATAGTTTAATAACAGTAATTCTGACTAAACCTTGCGCTTCATTGCCAACTGCTTCGAATCCATCACGAATGGGGAAAGAGGAAGTGCCTGCTACAGTTTGCGCGTCAGTTAAATAATAATTACTATTTAATAAACATCCAGATGGATAATTAGAAGCGGTTTCGCTTGTATAAACATAACCAGAGCCACCGCCACCACCAGAATAGTAGTTATAACCAGTGCCGCCGCCATACCAGCCGCCGCCACCAGCACCAGTGCCTCCATATGTCGAACTTCTATAGCCGCCATTACCACCAATACCAAAACTACCAGCAGTGTTTCCATATGTGGAACTCACGACACCACCACCTGCGGTTTGAGTGCCACCAGGACCACCATTAGTTGTATCTTCAACAAGTGTACCATAATATCCACCATATTGGCCTGATAAACCGCCACCTGCGCCGCCACTTGCTTTATAGGAAGTAGAGCCACGTCCTTGCGCGCCACCACCGCCACCTGCGACGATTACTCTCGCATATAAAGAGTCAGTGCCTATACGAATATCTGAAGCACCGCCACCGCTGCCAGCAGAATATTTAGCAGTACCACCGCCATTAAAACCTCCGCAAGTAGCAGTAGAACTATCAGCCTCGTATCCAGCGCCACCAGGATAAATAAAAAGTTGAGTAAGTTTATCTTTTAATTTAACAGTACCAACTGAATATCCGCCAGAGCCACCAACACCATATGCACTAGAATCATTTCTGTTACAACCACCTTTGGCTCCATAGCATTCAAATTTATATATTCCTTTTGGAAGGTGAATAGTTTCTGCTTTATTTGTAGTATAAAATTCAAGAATATCTCCATCTTGTAAAGTATCAGGACTTATTTCAAAGGTATCTGCTGATACTGTAGTTGTACTACTAAAATAAGATATATTTTTATCACACCAAGCAGAGGAGGGTTCATTACCCGCGCCAAAGTGTTTAGTCAAATTAATTAATATAAAATCAGTAAGATATATTGTAGAAGATACGGCTGCTGCTCTAGTTGTATCAATTTTTACTCCAACACCAGTTTTACTTGCTATTGGACAAGTAAAACTAATTTTAGTCCAAGAGTCTAAATTCTTTGTGGTTTCATATCTACCATAAGAACTCCAAGGACTTGACCGATATTCGATAGAAACTCCTGCTAAATTATTATTACTTTTAGCCATTAAAGCAGAAAAATAATATACATTATTAGCAACTCCAGTAAATGAATAGGCAGCACCACCATATTGTCTACTAGCGGTTACCTATAAACAAGTTTTACCTAAATAAGTTGTTCTTGCGACTGAACCATTATCACCACCCCATCCAGAGGTTGAACTAGAGGAAAAGTTACCATTGGAAATTAAATTAGTTAATGTATAACTTGCCAATTAAATCACTCCTCATACACTACCCAGATATCACCGACACTTCCATCCGAAGCAGTGGGTTCGGCAGTTGAACAATAGATATTTCTAACTTGGCCAGTTGTTAAAGAGGAAGCAGATGCTTGGACGGAGCCTGACATAGAACCTCCCGTTAATGGTAATGCATCAATAAATCCTATATATACACCTGTATTAAAATCATATTGTTCACAAATGGCCATTTGTTCTGCATAATTTGGAATTTCATTTAATACCCAGTTTCCTAATTCATCTTGATGAGCGAGAGTTTGAGTGTCGCCAAATTCTAATTTAATTGCTTGAATAGTCATATAACTATTAATTGGCAATGCCATCTAAATACGATATATTTGATTTTCTGTAAAAGTTTTTGTAATACTTGTTAACCCTGCTTTTACATATAAACTGGAACTATTAACAGTATTACCTTCATTATCACTAAAATAAAAACGAGCATTTCCTATAACTTCGCTTGCTAATACTGATAAAGTATAAGTTCCTGCTCGTAAAGGGGGGTTCAAATATTGTCTGCCATAACTAGCCCCATCTGCATAAGTATTTGTAAATTTAATTCCATTTTCCAATAATTCTACTTTAGTTGTAGTACCAAAATGCCATCTATCAAAAGTATACCCCGAGGTTCCTAAGTAAGTTGTTTGACCTTTTTGGTTTATAGGTCTCACAAAATACCAGTTATCTAATAAGTTTGGATTACTTGCCGCCCCAATAACATCAGGAGTTAATCCATATATTTTATCTAATAATTTAGGTCTTGCCATTATAAATTACCTCCTTAACTCCAGATTGCGCTGATAGCAGTCCAAGCACTACCATTATGATACTTCAAGATGCCGTTGCCGGTTGAGGTATCAATCCATAATAGTCTTGTGTCACTTGGAGCGCTTGTTCCATATGAATAGGCTTGTGTAATTATATTGCCGACCGCGTTATCTACATAACCTTTAGTAACTACATCATAATTACTAGAAGGTGTGTAACTACTTGCCATAGTTATTTTACCAGTTGAGGTCATAGTATTTGTAGCATTTTTAGACATTAAAGTTGTTACATCACTGGGTAACTCATTAATAATGTTATTAACCTCTTCGATTTTTTCATCAATCGCCGCATTTGCCGCACTTACTTTATTATTAATAGTAGTTTCTGCGTTTGCGGTTGCTTGATTAATACTATTAATTGCTTCTATTGCCTCTTGGTCGAAGTCAATACTTAAAGCGCCTAAAATACCCATTATAGTAATTATATCGCCTTCTTCAGCAGCGAAATCTACTAAATTAACTGTATTAGTTGTGGTATCGACTGTATAGTTATCAGTTTCCTTCATTAATAGTCCGTTAAAGTAAACTGTTAAATTGCTTGAATTAGAATCATAATTAAATGGAATAGTGAAGGCAGTCTGTCCCGCACTTGCCACTAAAGTAATTCTTTGAGGTTGAGTTTCATCACTTGTATCTGTGATGAAATATAATTCGTTGTCATTAATTTGTCCATTAGCTTTTAATTCATCATAAGTAGCCCTTGGCATTTTATTAATGATTAATTGAGAAAGTAAAGTATCTGTTGTTGCCAATTTTCATCTTTCCCTTCTATATTAAATAGCATAAGATTCTCCAATAAGTTCCTCATATTCATTAATACTAATGATGCCATTTAGAACTTCATCTTTGGCAAGTTCTCGAATTTCATTTTTCAATTCTTCTTTTGGCACATTGGCAAAAAATCGAGTGCCAGCCTTAATGCGTCTCCAATATATTTTAGCCATTTGTTAATGCCTCCATAGTTTCATAAATTTCAATAATTGCTTCATCTTGCTCTGCATTAATAGCCTCTTGAGCAAGACCTGCTTCATATAATTCAATTGCGATTTCATCTGTTTCCGCAAGACGTTCTGCCATTACAGCCTTTTCAATTTCTAATGCGCCAATTCGGTTGCCTAAAATTTGAGTAATTGTAGGCTTCACTTTATTGTCTTCAGTTACATTAGTAAGTTTTAATAGTGTTCCAGTATAAGATACTTTCTTATAATCATCTATATTGTCTGTTGACAGTAAAAAACCATCATCACGATACATTTCAATATTTCCAGTTATATTTTCTGGATTAGGAGACACAGATAAAAACTTGAGAGTATCTTTTTCTTTAATACGTCTGGATACCGTATATTTATTATCATTAATTAATAGATACATTGAATATCCTCCTTATTATGCCATACCAACATATGAAGCATCTTCTTCTATTATGTCATTTGCCGTTAGAACGGTACTTGTATCGGATTCATTTGTTATATAATAATGTGTTTGATGCATAACTTGCCCATCGTCATTAAGATAAACATCAATGGTATTATAATTGCTATCAATCCACTCTCCCCAAGTCATACCTTCTTCAGCTTGACATTCATAAGAACTGTACGTCTCAAGATTAAATGAGATTATTCGTACAATTGTAGGTGGTGTCCCTCTTCTAGTAAATAATACGCTCATATATACTCCACCTTTTCTTCTTCGTAGTCATAGGTATATGTAATAGTTAAATCTGCTCCATAAAACTGCATATTTCTGGCTGTAGATGTACCCATAAACGAGCCTCTTTTGGCATATAGTTTTATTCTGCAATCGTTCAGCTCTTCTCTTGTCCATGCGCCACCATCGAATGTATGAGTAGTAGCAGTTGTAGTCAAAGTAGCAGAGCCACCTTTCGCTATGCTACCAGAATATAGCTGAATCGTTCTAGTGGGTATGTACGTCGACGATGCATTGGAAATATAACCTTTGGCAACACATGTAACAGAGTCAATTGTAGCGTTACTAGGAATTGAAGAAAGGTCAAAGTTATAATATACGTATGTTTCGGCACTACCACCAGTTTTTAAATTAATAGTTGCGTAAGTTGTATTATCTGAACCCTTACCTATTGGATTTGATTCATTGCTAATGGAATCATAGGAATATTCAGAAGAATCGTAAGAGACAGGATGTGCGGTTACAGTTTCAGTTGCGGTGACAATGATTGTTTCATAAGTTTTAATAGGATTTCTTCCTGTTAATAATACTGCCATACACTCACCCCACAATAAACTCGCCAGTGCCAGCGTTATAGAAATATTGTTTAGTTACTTTGTCATACAGACAAGCTTTTCCATTTGTGCCATAACTAGGAACAAAGTCACGAACTAGAACATCATTGTCATAGATTTGGCATGAGTACAAACGGCCTTTTATGTGACCGTTAATAGAAGTTCCATCATTTCTAGCAAAAATTGTGAGAGTATAATAAGGGTCAAACGTCTCATAATTTGCAGAAACTGTTTTATTACCGTCAACTGTAAGAACATTTTTGTTTCTATCAAATACATGTCTTCCTACACCAGATAAATCAGGAACATATGCGGTACTCGATGTGCCATATCTAGTTCCATAAGTACCACTATTACCAAAGAACAAAGTAAACACAGGAGTACTTGCATTATGTCTCACAGAAGCAATGTGCGTTTCTCCATTTACTTCAAGTGTTTCGAAGTCAATTACAAATCGTGTATCTTGATTTGGTGTAATGCCAGTATTAATGTACTGTGTTCCTGTAGACTCAATATAGTTAATATTATCACTTTGTCCAACAATCTCGAAAGTTCTTGTGTCAATCTCTGCACTACTATCTAAAACAAACGCAGGACGAAGATTACTATACTGGTTCATATCAAGGGTAGAATAGTAACCAGTTTTTGTTACTCGATATGCGCAACCCATGACACCTTCGCTATAATCATCTTCGGGAGAACGTGTCCAATAATAAGTTGCGGTTCCAGTTGAATCATACGCTATTCGTCTGCTGTCGGTTGACGCAGCACCCTCAAAATATTGTAAGCAAGCACCATCATTATAAGAAGTATAATAAGTACTTTTAGCTGTCCAGCCCAATTCGGCAGTAGATAATTCAAAAAATTTAGTAGATAATCCATTCGAACCTGACGAGACCGATGCTTCTGGAACATAAGGTATTTTAACCGTTTTAATCTTGCTTATAATAGCAGTATCAATTAACGAAGGGAAGGTGTTAGTAAGATAGTTGTGAACTTCTGAAGTATGATATATTGCACGTTCGGTTACATATTCAGGGTCATACCAAACCATATTGCTATCTGGTACGGTATCCTTCATTAGCAACCATGTTCCATCACAAGAAGAATCGTAAATACTGGACGGCAGACCTTGATGAATTACAAGAAATTCAGTCTTTACACCGCCAACATTTAAAAATACACTACTCCCAACTTCAATATCGGATACTGCCATTCTACCAGCTATAGGAACTATAATCTGCTTGCTAATCACAACTGCCATATCACATCACCACCACATTCAATGGGATAGATACAGTAGGCACATCGCCATAACAATAGAATGTTAGACTATCAACTGCTTGACTTGCTCTATTAACATAGCCCCAAGCTTTCAACACTTCAATATCTGCGTCCATATCACTGCCAGACAATGCAACGTCTACTACAACTTGATTATCTTCGGTTACACCAGCAACTGATACAGTCTGTGCATAAGAGCCATCGGATTGTTCAGTCCAACCAGAAGCAGAGAGAGTAGCGGTTATGCCAGTAGCGCCGCCACCAGCATTTTCACTTACCCATTCTTCAGTAGCAAGTTTCTTACTTCCTTCGTCTTTATTAGTTCCAGAAGTAGAACCGACATATACATCTCCTGCGAACCAAGCATTACCATCCCAGTCAATAGTGTGTGCGTTAGAACGTACTTGATTCATATAGAAATCTTCGGTACCATTACCAACAATATGAAGATAAGTTTTATCAGTATCTTCTACATTTAACATACCTTGTACGTGCGTACCTGCTTTACCACTTGCAATTGTATGATATCCTTCAACGTGATTAGTATGTCCTGTTGCTTTTGAGTAATAGCCTTCTGCGTGAGAACTATAGTTTGATGCTTCAGTGTTATTGCCTTCTGCATGAGAATCTTGACCAAGGGCTTTTGTCCCAAAACCTTCAGCGTGAGAAAAATCTCCAGTGGCTCTAGTAAGATACCCTTCAACAAAAGCGTATTCGCCAATAGTATATTCATAATCCTCTTGATTTTCTTCAAGAGTACCAGTTCCTCTCACAGAACCTTCGGCAGAGCCATCAACTAAATTGGTTAAGCCAGTGCTGACTTCAGCCCAAGTGCCATCACCCTTTAGATATTTACCCTCATCACCAGCAACGGGAGCAGGAACAAAACCAGAAGCACCAGATGCTTCAGCAGTCGCACCAGTCATATCGTCAATAACAACTGCGCCAGTCTATCCATTAACTGAAGTTACACCAGAATTAATGGTATATTCAGCCTATAAAGAATTTATTTTTGTATTTCCTAAATATAAAGCCATATTAAATTATCACTCCCATACTCTCAAAATAGTCGCGCAAGAATTAATTTCTCCCCAAGTGCCGTCGCCGCGCAAGTATTTTTCTTCATCGCCTGCGGCAGGCGCAGGTACTAAACCTTCACTGCCTTCATTAGAAGAAGTCGCACCAACCATTTCATTGGGAGATATTAAATTTTTAACTTGTTCAGTAATAATGGTTCCATCTTGATATTCTAAACCGAGAGGTCCATCAAAACTCCAAGAAATACCATCTGCACTATAAAAGATTTTATTACTTTGGATTAAAATAAAACCATTGTCAGTTTTAACAAAATTATATCCAGAAGCATAACGATAAAAATAGTCTTGTATAAAACGACTACTTGTCCACGTTACACCGCCATCTAGCGAATAATATAAAACAAATGTACTGTTATCTACATTACCATCTCTAATTACTAAAATAATATTATCGTTATAAGCAATAGTGCAAGGTATACCAATAAAAGTATTATTTACTACTGTCCAGTTAATTCCATCTGTTGAATAAGCAGTTTCTGAAAGACTGTCAAATGCAATAAATTTCCCATTAATATATTCTATTAAATCATAACCGGAAGAGTAGTTACCAAGAGTTACTCCGGTATCAGACCAAGTAATTCTATCAGTAGAAGTTTTAATTGTCGCAGTGCCACCGGAAGTTCCTGTACGAAGTACGGCAACATATAAGCCATTACCATAACATACGTCATTAAAAGAATTTCCATCGCTTACCCAAGTGAAACCATCTTCAGACCATTTATTATTACTATATAAATATCCATTTACGATTTTTTCTGGGACTGTTCTATCTGGATTATCAATTTGTTCCCAATTATTAAAATCTGTTGAAGTAAGAATTACACCTGTATATGCGCTGTCGACATATAAATTAATATATAAGAAAAATTTATCTTTAAAATAAATTGCTTTTTCTAAAGAGTTAAAATTTTCTATTTCAATAGTATTTTTTATCCACTCATATCCATTAGAAGAATAAATATATTCTCCATTCTTTGCAGTGATAATACTTAATCCATTTCCACTTGCAACAAATACATTAGATTTCCAACTTCCATTAGGAACTGTAAGGCTTCTATGTGCTAATGAAACGAGTTCATTAGGGAATTCAAACCAAGTACCATCGCCTTTTAAAAGTTTATTTTCGTCGCCTGGTTCAGGTGCGGGGACTATACCTGCCATACCATAATCATCAGCAGTTGCGCCGACCATATAAGGCAAGTATTTTTTATCAATTTGTTTTACTTCTCCTTCAATTGCTTGAATAGAGATTGTAAAAGTTCCTGCGGTTTCAGTATAGAGTTCATACAATGTTACATAGAAAGGTTCATTATTATGAGGACGTCCATTTTCGCCACTTAAATCTCCATTACCGATTACTTGGAAACCTTCAGAACCTTCTGGAACATATGCTGTACAATAATATTCTACTCCATTGAAAGTTACTTTATATAAATCATTATCTTCATAATCATCATCTGGACGAGGTAATGAACCAGCATAATATTCAGTACCATCATCAGTTAATATAGCAGTAGTAGTAGTAACCGTATAATTTGTTAAAATATCTTTTTTTACAACATAATCACTATAGAAAGGTCTGTTTTCAATAAAATCAATTTCAGTTTCATCATTCTAATTCCAGTCAGAATTTTTAATATTCTCTACTTTATTATTAGCATTTATTAATTGTTCTTTATATTCGTTAGTAAAGTCATTAGTAGATAATCCTTTACCTTCAACTTTATTTACTTTTTTATTAAGATTAGGCTTTATGTATGTAGTCCATAAATAAGATAATCCGTCTATAGTTAAGACATTAAAGATATTATCATCCATTTATAGCCCTCCTTTTTAAAGATTATTTATTAACCATTGCCGCCCCAATGTACCCAAGAACCATCTGCATTATACTGAACTTCACGATAATCAGTAAGATAGAAAATAAAAATATAATCTGGTATTGTAATTTCAACATCATTTTCATCGTCCCATTCATACTTATCCATTAATAAAACTTTAAGAACTTTCCAAATAGCAGTTGGTTTTTCATATGTATAAATTTCTTCATCTTCATTCCATTGTCCTTCTCTTTGAATCAAATATCCATCCATTAAAGCCTCAGAAAGAAAAGCCTCTTTTAATTCTTCGAATGTTTTATCAACAGTGGCTTCATCTAATGAATCCTCTCTACATTTATAATCAATAACAAATCTAAAAGGGATTAAAGCCTCTTCGATACCAACTTCCATATAATTTAAATTTTCAGCAGTTAAAGTATCTCCATTTTCAAAAATCTGTTTCTGATAACTCATAGTTTGTTCCTCCTAATAATATTAAAGTATCATTTCACCAAGTACTCCTTCTCCTAATACTGGAGAAGTACCTGCACCACATATTTCATCAATTTGTTCATTTGTAATAGGTATAATATTAATAACAAACGGTAAAGAATTAACATTTGTAGTTCCATCACCAATTTTAAATCTTTCATACGAATAATTATCATCAATATCATAGATAATTATTTCGCCTTGTAAAGGTATAAAATTGGTTGCTTTTAGCCAGTTTTCTTCTGTATCGTGTTTATGCACAATACGAGATTGGAAAGTTTTATTACCAGCCAAATTTATCATCCTTTCTTTTTTAAAAGATAAATAAAAAAAGGGTATTATTATACTCTTCGAAAAGAATATAATAATACCCATAATAATTATATTAAAAGAAATCTTTTCTCATTATCATTTTCAAAGAGTTAAAAGATTAAATAAGTTATCAATTTCAAACTTATTATTTTTCACAATATATTTAACTTTTTGAAATTAATTCTTGAAGACTTTGAACCAAGATTTCTAATTCTTTAATTCGATTTGCTAAATCGGCATTTTCTTTAACCTATGTAGTTAATCTTAAATATTCTTCTTCTTCTATTGGTTTAACACTTACTGTTAATTTTTTTTCATTAAAAGTATCTTTTGTACCATATAAATGATAGATTTGTTCGCCATCAGAAGAAACAATACCATTAGCCTAACGCTCATCAACTGATATTATTCTCTATGTTTTAGGAAGACATTTAACATAGCATAAATCTTCTAAAACATCAATAATTTGATTGTTATGCATTACTTTATACATAATTAAATACCTCCTTTATTAGATACAGAAGAAGAATATAATTTTAGATTTATTGCCGCCGCCACTATAAGACGCATAGCCATTCAAGTCAATAGCGCACCAGATGTGGGTCATTGGATATGTAGAACGAGTCCAATACATAATATCAGATTTTCTACTTGCATTATCAGAGAATAAAACATAAGGAGTGCCTTGTCCTAATACAGTAAAATTACTATTCTTAATATTTAATTCTTCTAAAGAAGGTAAAAAGATCTTATCATATGTAGTTTTTAATCCTTTTTCTTGATAACCTAAATCACTTATCTTTTCAACAGATTTAATATTTTTTATTAAAATATCAGGTAAACATTCAAAGAATTCATCATTTAACCAAGTACGAACGTCGCAAATTTCCCAACCACCAATGTTCAATCCAGAAGAAGTACCTACTGTCTTTGGACCATTATTAATAGTTCTATTTAAAGGTAATTCACAACGGAAAGTTAAACCCGCTTTTTCAGCACCATTATTATAACTTGGGTCAATATTTTCTAAAATATCGTGGTTTTTATCTACAATTTCAAACTCAACATCTTGTGTATATGTTTGTCCTAAATTGGTATAGATTAAATTTATCTTCTTCTTACCGCCAAAACCATAAGCGTCAGAATTACCAGTACTTACATTGGTTATAATAGTTTCCCAACTATCTTCAATATATCCGTCAAATACATATTGAGCATAGAAATAAGTAGTACCAGTAACAGGTTCACTTAAAGAGGGAGACCAAGAAGCGAATTCATAATAATCAGAAGGTACTCCGCCAATTTTTTTCTTAATTTCACTTTCTTCGCCTTCATACACAGCGAAATTACCATAATATACTCGAGATTCTTGTAATTTTTCATCACCATTATAGAAATATACAGGGTAATCGCGCAAGAATGCAGTGAAATAGGGTGTAACATTCATAGGACTTACAATTTCAGTAAATGTTTCATTCCAATGAGCATATACATAATTATATTGTACATCAGAAGATTTTACTGGGATGTTAATTAATCCGTTCTCTACTGGATCTATTGCGCTTTCGCCGGCAATAATCCATTGAGTATTAACTACATTATTATCTCCATCAAGGAATTGTATTCTAAATTCAGTTGCATATAAAGCAACCATATTTTGAGGACCTTGGATATTAGTGGGTAAACTACTCCATCCGGTGTAACTATAACGAGTATCTTCACTACCTTCTTTAATAGGAGTTTCAATTAATCCATTTTGTACAGGGTCAATAGCATTACTACCTTGAGAAATAGCATATTTGTATAATAATTCATTATTCCAGTTAACATAGCGCAAGAAAAATCTTGTTTTACCATCAACGATAACAATCAGTTCAGGGAAATATTCATTTAATTCTTCCAAGAAATCGTCAGAGATAGAATTGATTTCAATATAACCAGTTACAACTGCTTTATCTACATTCTTACCATTAGCATCGAGGCCAGCGCAAGTTTTTAATTTATTGAAAATAGTTTTTAAATTATCTTCATTACTTACCTGCCAAGTTAAATTAACTAATCTTACACGATTTAATTTTGGAGAATTTAATAAAATCTCTTCTATTGGTAATCCAGGAGTATCATCTATCCACATAGAAGTTAAGTTTTCATAAGTGCTTAAATCAAATACTTCAATCATATGCTGATTGCGCAAGGTTAAGTTAGAGAATGTATCGGGAAGATACAATTCTTTTAAATGTCCTCCAATAGGGAAGTCAATCGCGGGAAGCGCTGAACCTTTCGCTTTAACGACTTCAAGGTTGGCGCAACTCTCAACACTGATTGCCTTTGATAGATTTGTACAATTTTCAACATTTAAATATGTTAATAATCTATTAGTACCTAAACTTAATTCAGATAAGTGTGTGTTTGCATATCCTTCAGTAGGATTACCTAAAATAACTTCTTGTAATTTTGCGGCTTTTGCAAAGTCAACAGTGTCAGTCATTAGCGCACTCATATCGCCCAAACTAACAATTCTATCAATAGAGTCAATCCAGATTTCAGTATCTTGGACGTTATCCATTTTATTAATCATAACATTAGGAACATTGCGTTTACTTCTTACAGTATAAGGATAACTACGAGTATATTCTACTCTTGGCCATAAGTGCTGATAAGGAGTTACAGTAACATTGCCCTTATCATATGCTCTAAAGAATGCGAATGTATCAACTGCGTCGCCCGCATAATATTTAGAATCGCGATATTTAAATGCATTAAATAACCACCATTCACGTTGAGCCTTTTTATTGCCTTGGCACATTTCAAAGTAGTTAATACCAGTAGTAAAGAAGGGTTGAATATATTTTATATTAGCATCAGTATTCCAGATTGCTTCTGGCCAACAAGTTTCTTGGTGAGCAGTCATTTTTGCATTAATAGTTTCAAAAGAGAATTTATCACTCTAGCGCAAATCTTGATACATCTTACGAATATCATTACCGAAAGCATCTCTTACGTTAATCCAAAGCGTACTCTATTGTCCATTAAATACATCATCACCATCAACTTGGTCATAGTCTTCTAAATCATAGTCGAAGACAAGTTTTCCTTCATTATTAATCATCTAAATCCATTATTTCTAATGGGACAGACTATATCTTAATAGATTTTTAAAATCTACAAAACCCATTTCGAAGTGCGTATCAATAGCACCCCTACTCTCCCGATACGGAGATAGTCGTTACAGGTTTTTATTTAAACTATTTCATATTTTTCTATTGCTTCAAATTTCCATCCATATAAATGAGGACATCTAGTTGTTGGAATCCATATGTCTCCAACTTGATGTAGCCTAGCCCTTAAATTTATTTTTCTATTAAAATATAAATCAGGCTCTTTAGATGAAATAAAAATTAACTCTTCTTGATTTGGAGAAATTGCTTTTATAAAATAATGAGAAGTTTTAGCCTTATTTTTTCTTGCGTTAACACCATTATAATAATCATTCATAAAATTACTATGTTGTTTGGCTTTTTCTTGTCCTTCTTTTGTTTTATAAAATTTATTCATTTGCTCACTCTAATGCTTTATATGGGATTCATCAGACCAATATTTTGTCATTCGGCTACTTAATTCTTTTCTCCAACTATCACTTCGATTTGGATCATCCCAAAAATTTTGTGCTTGTTCTTGAAAACTTTCGCCACCAGCGGTCATATTATATCCTTTATTTAAATTATTAGATTCATATAATTTTATAAAATAGCATTCTTTCTCATTTAATTCTTTCTATAATAACTCTATATTATTATTAGAAATTGTTTCTACAATCTCCCAAGTGAAATCATCTTTAGAATATTTCATTAATGCTTTATGAAATATTGAATTATTATTATGATTTCTTGCTGAAGAGTAATGATTTGTACGTCTTCGGTTTAAAGTATTTATACTCTAACCTATATATATTTTATTATTTATTTTATTTGTTACTTTATAAATAATTCCAATCATTTTTATCCTCCTTTCTTTATTTTTTTTAAATAGTTTAAATAATTTCCCACGGGATTGCCTTCGCCATTATGCGGTCAGGTTTCCCCGTTAGCCTATGAATTTTAATTCATAAACCCCGTTGATGAAACGGAAAAGGTTTAACAGGCATTAATATTAATACCAATCGCAGTATCAAAGTCATAAGGAATTGGGAACCAATGTTCTCCATCAAAAGAAGTTAAGAACATATTCTTTGCGCGGTTGTCAATCATTAAGAAAGTTTCAGTGAAAACATAATAGAAAATCATTGGGTTTTTACAGAAATAATTTTCAAATTCTGCTTTAAACTTTGCTAAACGATATTCTGCAGTATCTTTAGTATATTCAACATCTGCATATGTGATAGGTTCAGGTAATTCATTATCGGTTGCTTGACGTCTATCTGTAGAAACAACCCAGTCAGTCATTCGCTTGAATCGAGTGTAATCACGATATGGGTCATCTAAATCGGGGAATCGAGCCTCAAAATCTGCGGTCCACGCAGGAACAGTATTACCATCTTTATCAGTGGTAGTTTCTTCATATTCACTTCTTTGGAATAATACACGAGAAGAAGTATTGTTACAGAATTCCCAGCATTCCAAGTTAGGATATTTAGTTCTATCAAAACCGAATACAATTTCATTACTCTTATCATCGTTCATATTATACTGACCTTGGAATTTGATTTCACCAGTTTCAGTATTTTCCCAGAAGACAACGATAGGAGTGCCGCGCACGCCAGTTCTAACTCTTTCATCTTCCTCTTGGGCAGGAGTTAAGAAATAATCACGAACTATTTCATCATAATAGTCAACTAACATAACATTATTGGCTTGTTCAGATGAAGCAAAGTCGGCTTTTAAACAGAATGTTTCTGCTAAAATGCCACCTTCAAAAATATCATAACCGTCTGCAGAAGTTCCATCGGGTAAGATAATACCTTCTTTAAAGGCTATTTTAAAGTTTTTAATAGGGTAGCCAGCAGAAGAAGTACCTTGAACGTCGAATTGACAACCCTTTGCAGAGAAACAACGCTCGGGGCGCAATTGGTCAACAAAGTACATACTCTTTGATTTCTTTTTATCGCCTTTGAATTGAGGTAATTCTTCACATTGCATAACTAGATAAGGAATTTCAGGAGGTAGAGAGCCAATTGTTAAGTTGCCTGAAATATCATAAATATCATTGCGCTCTTTTAATTCAAATCTTTCTGCATTGGTAGAGCGGTCACAGATATAGTTATTTAATTGTTCAATGTAAGTAAAGTTTCTTTCATAGAAACGAAGTTTATATAAGTCAATACCAGACTTTTCAGAACCTATTACAATAGGTTTGGGGTTTGCTTGTTTAAAATTGTCATTTGAGGTATATTGCGTTAAACCGCACATAATACCATTAATGAACATATAGATAAATCTATTTAAAGTGGAAGGTTCAACTACAATTGTAATTCTAACTCTTTCATCTTCTTTAAACATCATATCTAATTCAGAAAGTTCAGTTTTAAAGACAACAGATTGAGATTTAATTTCAAAACCAATACCATTTTCATCCATACAAGAAACTACAACTGCATCATAGTCTGCAACGTCACGAGTTTCTAATTCTAATTCAATGGTATAGCCAGTATTGCGCTTATCGGTAGCGAATGGATAGAATGGAATTGTTAATTTGTTCTTGGGCAAAAATCTTAAAACAGTCTCTCCCGCGTCGGATTCAACCCATCCATCTGCGCCAGACCAAGCAAAACGCTCGAATTCGCCAACGTAGTCACCATAAGACCAAGACTCGGGATTACGTTCACTATTGGAACGGCCGGCCGCACTAAATTCAAGAGTTAAACTATCTCTAGAAATTTCTAGATCGAAAACTGAAGGTTCAATATCAATGACAAACTATTTTACTGCATCAGTACCAGAATCAGAATGTGCTTGAATTTCAAAAGTTACTTTTCCAGCAGGATAATCTTGAGTAACCCAGTTCTGCACAGTCTAATCAACAGTAATTTCTTTAGTAAAATAAACGCTACCATCTTCATTATAAATAGTTAAAATAACATCAGCAGTTTCAAGGAATGGGTTATATACCATATAAGGTATGGTAATAATTTCACCTTGTGCTCCTGTCTTCTATTGGAAGTTTGATAAAATATGAGTATCAACCATTTCATCAGTTACAAACATCATACCAATAACTAATGTATTACTTGTAATAGTCATATTATTAACTTCACGTTCAGCATAGATTTTTAATATATGAGCGCCCGCCTCTTGCATAGGAACTCTATAACTATGTGCTAATTGAGTTGTGCTTGTAACTTCCTCACTAGCAATCTCTTCATCGTCGATGATATAATGCATAAGTTTAGTGCCGGGACCGGTAATTGTAAATGGAATTGCAGTTTCACTGAAATAAGTATCCATATCTTTAACATTAGTAGTTAAATATAAGTTTACTACTTCAATAGAGAAAGCCAATGTTTTAGAATTTGATTCACTATTTTCAACTGTTAATTCAACATTATTTTCACCCAAACTTAAATATTTAGTAATATCTAAAGTTTGAACTTTTTGAGGAATTGCGACAGTAGCCTTTTTTACATTGTTAACTATTAAAGTACCAATACCAGGACCATCGGCAAATCCAGTAGCATCAACAGATGAATATCTAAAGCCTATAGTGATTGGATCGCCCTCGATAGCAGCGAAAATGCGGTCGATGGTATTTTGTAGAGTGATAGTGTAACCTTCAGTTGCTACACCACCGCCTTGACCCATTTGCTGATAAGCATTGGTTATTGTATTATAAGTATAGAATAATTGGTCTGCGGCGACCTTATATAATACATCTGCTTCACCTATTTCAGGTAAATCGGCATATTTCTCAACAACAATTATATTATTTTTGCCTTCGCCCGCACTTGTTGAACCGCTTACTTGAGCATATTCATTAGTTGAAGCATTCCAAGTATAAACTTTTTCATCTTCTAATACTTTATATAACATATCAGAAGAACCTGTGGCCGGCAAGTTTTCAATCGTATCAACGACTTCAATGCCACCTTTGACTTCTGGAATAATATCTTCAGTAACTGTAATTAAAGGTTCAAAAGAATTTGTTAAATTATTCCAAAAATAGAAGGATTGAGTAGAAGATAATTTATATAAAATATTTTCTTCTCCTACTTCTGGTAAAGTGTCTACGATTTTTATATTGTCAGTATTTGTGTCTTCAAACTCGGGTGTTGTAAATAGATAATCATAAACACCAAGACTTGGATTATAGAAATAAAATTTCTATTCATCTTGTGCTTTATATAAATAGTTTTCTTGACCTTCAGCAGGAAAATCATTAAAAGTAGATGCTACTACTATATTATCAGTATTAGTATCTTCAAACTCTGGTATAACTATCTCTTCATTATTTAAAGATGTAAATTCTTTCTTACTAGAATCCCATAAGTAAATCTTTTGGTTTTCTAATACTTTGTAGAGATAATTATCTACTCCTTCTTCTGGTAAATCAGAGAGACTATTTAATACAATAATGTTATCTGTATTAGTATCTTCGAAGGTGGGAGTTTCAGAGAAATCTAATAAGTTAAATTCGTTAGTTAAAGTATTCCAAAAATAAATCTTCTAACTATGTTCAACTTTATAGAGGGCTGAAGGACTACCAACTTCAGGCAGAGTATCAACTATTATCATACCACTATTGCCTACGATTTCTGCTTCGCCAGTTGTATATGGTAAATTTTGCCAAGTTGAAACACCATTACCGATTTTTAATTTTAAAGTATCGATTTCTACACCAGGTTCGCCTGCTTGTAGAATGGGGTTCGCGGCAATCCAATTATGAGAAGCATCAGCACGTAATTTAATAATGGTATTTAAAGCCTTTCCCATTATTTAGCCTCCTTTTTTATATTCATATCTATTTATATATAAAAAAAAGGCTCATTCAATTAAATTGAATGAGCCTTGAAAAATTTTAGATTAGATATTGTTTACAGAGTCACCGCAATCGAATACGATATAAGTGTTAGCGTCTTGGATTAAGTCCTGGACTTTACCACTTTGAGCAACCTTGGACAAGTTGACTTCTGCACCTTTGGAAATAACACCATCGGTTTCAACAACACTAGTTAAAACATTAACAGTACCATTGTCAGTAGCAGTAGCAGTAGCAGAACCATCTAATGCCTTGATAGCGAGATCGCGAGCAGTGGCTTCATCTTCAGCAGCCTTTTGAGCAGCAGCGGCAGCAGTCATAGCATCAGCAACAGTGCTTTCAGTGGTACCTTGAACTGCCTTTGCAGCGCCATAAGCGTCGTAAGTTTCAGGATCAATAGAGCCAGAAATAGAAGTAATAGCACCATCAACTTGAGTTACTGTTAATGATAAACCATCTGTTCCTTTAGTATTAGATACTTCACTATCTAAAGCATTAATAGCAGTAGCAATTTTATTAGCAACAGAACCTGCAACTTCAGAACCACTATTTAAAACGCCAATAGCAGTTTCATTAGCATCAATTTCTCTCTGTAAGGCTTCGTGAGAAGCAGTAGTCTCTTGTGCTAAACTAGCCAATTTAGCAGTTAAAGTTTGATTATCAACAGTAACGTGATTAGAATCAATAACAATTTCAGCAGATTCAACATTAGTAATAACGCCATCTACCTGTACGATTCTAGTAATGGTTTTAGCAGGATTAGCAACTGGGTTTTCTCCTGCGTCAACGTCATTATATTTATCGCTATCTAAAGCCTGGATAGCAGCAGCAATAGCGCCTTCGTTACCAAGTTCAATCCAAACCTTAGTATCATCTTGTTCTGATAAAACATATTCAGTTTGACCAACAATGATAACGTCACCAGCACTGTAATTATCAACGGCAGGCTGAGATTCAAAGACACCTTCAAAGTGCATAGCGCCAGTTAAATCAGCGACATTAGTACGAACAGTATCATCAACATACTTTTTAGTAGCAGCAGGATTAGAAGCAGAATAAGCATCAGTAAATACTAAATCACGCTTGGTAGCACTAATTACACCATCAGTTTCACTGATTTCGCCAACGAAGGAAATAACTGCGCCTTCAGCGTTACCAGCAACATAACCATTGTAATCCAGAGCATTAATAGCGGCTTTACGAGCAGTGGCTTCATCTTCAGCGGCCTTTTGAGCAGCAGCGGCAGCGGTCTGAGCGGCAGCAGCAGCGGCTTTTGCGCCATAAACAGTGTTAGCATCAGCAGCATCAGAATTAGAGCCTAAAACATCGGCAGCAGCGCCATAAGCATCATAGGTATTAGCAGCGATAGAACCAGAGATAGAAGTAATAGCACCATCAACTTGGACTACTCTTAATGCTAAGCCATCAGCGCCGGCTTCTTGTTTTTCATCAGAGTCTAAAGCACCAATAGCAGTATTGATAGCACCCTGAATACCGCCTGAAGAACCAGTTAAGCCTTCAACAGTAGCCTCTAAACTACCTAAACGAGTGTTAATACCACTTAAATCTAAAGTCTCAGTATCAGCCCATTCGCCCCAAGCATTGTTAGCATAAACACGCTTTTGTAATTTATACTTATAAGTTTCAGCATCGACAACAACTAACTGATATTCAGTGTTAGTGTCAACGTCAGAAATATTCTGAACATATTCAGTTAAACCCTGAATTTCATTAGCAAAATAAGTAGGCTTTTTATCAGCCTTAGCCCATTTGTATACGTCAGCGGCTAAACCACTTACGAATTTTAAATCATTATAATGAGAACTACCATCGCCAACTTTTAAAACAACGTTAGGCAGATTCTGAAAATCGGGAGTATTAGTTTGTCCTTCTGCGGGGACAGAGACAGTAGCAACAGCGATTTCACCTTTTAATAATACAGGGTTATTGCTAATCCAATTTTCATAAGAGTCATACTTTAATTGAATTCTTGTCTGTAAAGTCTTATTAGCAGTAGCCATAAATAATTATCTCCTTTTCAAATTTAAAATTATTCAGAATAAGTAAAACCAGTGGCTCCACCGCAATTCAGCAGTAAATCACCAGTCTGTACTAACTTATCCACGTTCAAACTTAAAACTTCTAATTGTTTATCACTATTTAAAGTAATTTCTTGAGAAGTTTTAACAATACCAGCAAGACTATCAGTTGCATAAGGAATTTCAACAGTCTTGTTAGCAATAGCGAGATTTTCATCAGCGCCCGCAAGTTTAATTGCTTCAATTACATTAACTTGAGCGCCTTCTTCAATACCATCAAGTTTAGATTGATAAGTAGTTGAGAATAAACCAGGAACGGTGTCACGCTTACTTGTAATCCAGTCAGCAAGACCTTCGACCTTATCGGCAGCAACAGTACCAGAGATACCAACACTACCATCTTCATCAATACTTAACTACTCTAACTTTTTAGCATTAGTAGGACTTAATAAAGTCCAAGCAACTTGTTCTCCATCGACTTCACTATAAACTTTATCAACCTTATTATCAACAACGCCGCTTAAAGCAGTTAAATCAGATTGATTAGCCTTTGTTGCAATAGCCGTGGAATTATCAGAAACAATCTTTGCTAAAGCATTTAAATCACTTTGAGAGGCTTTAGAATTAACAACTTCTTGTAAAGATTCTAAATCACTCTTATCAGCCTTATTAGTTTCTAATAAAGCAATTTGTTCGCCATTAGCAGAAACAGTACTGCTTAAATTATCTAAATCGCTTTGTGCGGCTTTGGAATTAACAATTTCTTGTAAACTCTCTAAATCACTCTTTGCGGCTTTATCATTCATTGCTTCTTTTAAAGCAGCAATTTCATTGGTATTAGTTCCAACAGAAGTAGATAAAGTCTCTAAATCAGATTGATTAGCCTTTAAAGCGATATTATTAGTATTTGCCTGAATTAAAGCAGCCAGATTATCAGTAACACTAACGTCTGCCTTACTATTCAAAGCATCAGAAGTAACATAATTGCTTAAATCAACAGAAGTATCGCCTATTTGTTCAAAACTTACAGTGCCATCTTCTGCGTCAAATCGCATATATTCTTTATAAGCATCACTGGATGCACCAGTCTTAACCATATAAATGACATTCTTTTCAGCCAGAGTAGGTCCAGCAAGATAAATGTCAATATCGGCTTGGTCAACGATTTGTCTCTTTAGATGTTCGGCACCTGCAACCGCTGCGGCAATCGCGCTATCAGCCTCGGCTTTAGTATAAACATCACTGCTATTGGCTTTAGGATTAACTAAAGCGTCAATTTCAGATTTAGTATATACATCAGCAGCATTAGCCTTGGGAGAAACTAAACCATCAACTTCGCTCTTACTATATACATCAGCCGCATTTGCTTTATTATCTAAAGTATTAGTAATAGCAGTTAAACTATTGTCAACTTCGGTCTTGGTGTATACAGTAGAAGAATCTGCTTTATTATTTACAAGAGTAGTTAAATTAGAAACATTGGTTTCTAAAGTACTAACCGCAGTTTGTAAACCTTCTACAGTGGTAGCATCAGGTTTTACCCAAGAGATTTTGCCGTCTTCAGTTTTTACTAATTGCGCGCCCGCGACTGCTTCACTAAAGCCAAGTAAATCAATTTTACCATCAGTAAAAGTAAAAGCATTTTCATTTACGCTAACTTTAACATCACTGCCTACTGGCTCTAATTTGCCTTCTGGCTGAATGATATAAAGTTTAGCAGCGCCATTTTCAACGACACATAAAGTTTCACCATAATAGTGAACAGTAGTAGTATCGCCTGCCTCTTTGGCAGTTAAGGCAGCAGCAACGGCTAAATCATAACTTTCAAAATAACTGCGCGCATCAAGTGGGAACGCGGTTGTAGGGTTAAAACTCGCCGCACGATTGATTTTACCAAATGTTAAAGCCATCGTTTTTTACCCCCTTAAATATTTACAGTATATTTGTTAGCCACATCATTAGCGTTAGCATAGTCAATATAATAGACTTTGTAATCAATACCGCTAAATCCATCAGCACCTTGTACGGATACAGTCATTTTAGTGAAAGAAGAAATAATGTTACTCATAGAGTCATTATTATCTTTTACCGCAGTTAAATCTCGTAAAGAAGCAGGATAAGCAATAACAGTTCTTAATGCGCCAACAGGAACATCAAAAGTGAAAGAAGAACCGTTAGATAATGCTCGACCAGATTTTCCGGCTAATCCTCTAATATTTTCACTGGTAGGTGTGTCTTTTTCAGTAAAAGTGCCATAAAAAGTATTTCTATAACTAGAAATTTTACTGCTATAAGTTTCACTATCGCTACCTGCTTTAATTTGTCCATCTGCATATTCATTACCTCTATTGGTTAAAGGCATCGCGCCATCTTCATATGCGGCAGTTGCAACATAAGAATAATTAGCGCCGTCGCTTAAAATGATAGAATCAAATTCGGCAAATGCAGAAGAACGAGTTTGAGCAACAGTAGAGCCATTCTTTAATTGGACAGTCCAACTACTTGGGGTAATGCCAGTTTCAGGTCCATAAGAATAGGAGCCAGGATCTAATTTAACAGTACATTTTGGAGTGACTGAAGTACCAACTTCATAACTACCAGTAGTAGCAGAAGTGAAAGATACTGCAGGATCAATAGTTTCAGGATTCTGCTCTTTAACAAAGATAGATTCCCAAACTTCTTTTAAGTTTTTGCCAGTAGAAGCAATAGTTGCTTGTCCATTTACTAATTCAATATTACCAACTGCAACAGTAGTTAATAAATCTTCATCAAAGTAAACATTTTCAGCATTATAATTGCCGTCCATAGCAGCCCAAGCGCCATTGTCATAAACATAAGCGGTATGGAAAGTTTTTTCAGCGGTAGTGGCTCTTACGATAGCCATATCGCCTTCAGAGACAACTGCTTCGCCAACAACACGATTAATTGCCTCTAAATCAGTTTCTTCGCCTTCAATATCGGCTTGGAATACCTGACTTGGTTTTGCGGTTTCGGTGCTTGCGTCGCTACCTGCAAAATAAGGTAGTGCGGCCCAAGTGGAGATACCGTCGCCGACTTTCATTTTGACATTGCCAGAATCGTCAAATTCAATACCCATTTCGCCTTTCAGTAAAATAACAGAACTATTATTTGCCCAATTGGCTGAAGAGTCACTTCTTAACGCTATTCTGGTATTAAGAGTTGCCATATGCGTTACCTCCATTTATTAAATCTATATCATCGAGACTGCCACCATCTCCTGAACCAATTAAAGACTCATAGATATTTAAGGTAGGATTCCATTGATATAATTTTGCTTCTTGGGAGGCTTTATAAATAACATTTTCTTTACCTATACTTGGAAATTCATAACGAGTATTGGTATTAAATACATTTTCGTTACTCTAATCTTGATAAGGTAAATTAACCCAATTATTAATACCATCACCAATTTTTAAGCGATTAGTATCTTTTTCAAAACCAGGTTCACCAACAGCAAGAATAGGATTAACTCTTTTCCAAGCCTCGGCAGTACCACGCTTTAACTATATAGTTACGGCCATAGTAAACTTTAACCTCCAATCAAAAGTTATCTCTTCTAAAATTATTAAAATAATTTGTAGATAGATTTTTTAGTTTTGTCAAATTTTTTTTTAATAGTTTAAGCAACTCATTTTATTTAATTTTGAGTAATCAATATAAGCCTTTTCACGACTCCAATTATCAAATACTATTAAAAACTTTTTATTATTTATTATAGCATATCCAATAATTACTACACTATGATTCTTATAATAGTTGCGGCCATCATTCCACATAGATAAAATCATAGGCTTTTGCGCTTTTATGTTTTCCTTTATTAAATTATAGGTAAAACCGCAATCTTTTAAATATTTTGCTTTTGTGGTTTTATATATTTTATATTCTTTTAAAGTTCTATCAAAAATGCTTTTTATAAAGAAAGGTAAAGTACCAAATACTTTTCCATTATAAAAATAATTTTTAGCAATCTTTTCTACTTTTTTATAAATATCTAAAGGAACTAATTCTTTTCGATAGTTATTAATTATCATAGTAATTGAAACCAATGAGCAATCATAATCTTCTCCATAGTTCTTTTGTAACAAAGGTTGAAAATTTTCTATTTCTTTACACTCTTGGATTTTCAATGTATCAGTATTTAGATATCGAGATAGAGTATTACGCGTTAATTGATATGACATATAAATCCTCCTTAAAATTTCTAAATCGATTTTTTGATTTGGGTTTTCGATTCTTGCGTTTGTTGCCGGTCGGTCCAAACAAATAAAAAAAATCAACTAACAAAATGTTAGTTGATTTTAATCATATGGTGCCGCTGGCCGGACTCGAACCGGCACGCCCAAAAAGAGCAACAGATTTTAAGTCTGTGGTGTCTACCTGTTCCACCACAGCGGCATATTAAAAATGAGGTTGCATTAAGGTCTGCCCTCTTTAACCACACATACCGCCTTTTATTGATACCCCAGTGTGCCTACATTTGTTCACTCTTCACTGGCGTGGCTGGGGATGCAGGATTCGAACCTACGCTGTTTGAGTCAAAGTCAAATGTGACTACCAATTACACCAATCCCCAATATTTAATTTGAACGAAGGGAAAATTACAAGACACATTTTAGACAATTGACCTACCAATTGGTCGACTCGCAAAATACTCACAAGATAGGACTCGAACCTATAACACATTGTTTTACTAAACAAAATTTGCTGTATGTGTCTTTGGAGCGATTTATGAAGAAACTTTGGTGCGGGATATAGGATTTGAACCTATGAGCCTCCTGAATGTAAGTCAGATGCGCTACCTGCTGCGCCAATCCCGCATATGGTAGAAGATGTCGGATTTGAACCGCGATTCCACATCCCAAATGTGGCGTGTTGCCATTACACTACATCCTCTATATTAACAAGACTCCTTAAAATTTATCAGAACCCATTTCAGATGTTTAATAAAATTGCTGTTTGAGTCTTTAACTTTGTAAATATATTATATCATATTTTTTTTAAAAAATCAAATTTTCTTCTGTTAAGGAAAAGAAAAATTAATTTTTCTTTTCCTTAACTTTGTAAATATATTATATCATTTTTTTTAAAAAAAATCAAATTAAGATTGTTGTACATATTGACCAAATAATGTTATAACATAGTCAATATAGCCTACTAATTCATCATCATCTATTAAGAATTGGTTACTATCTTTGTTATAGGATGCTTTTTCACTTTTTTCGTGAAGTGATTTGATTATATTTGCTAAAACCGCAGTATCTCTACTTAATTGCGTATCTCCTGTAGTTGAAGTTAAGTTTCTGCGTTCTAATTCAAATATAAGGGCTTGTTCTATTAAATCTAATTCATCTGCGTGAACTATTGCACCAATTTTTAAGTTATTTCTTAAATTAGTAACTGGTGTTACTAATAAGGTTTCTTGATTACTTGATTTACAAGCGGCTCCACAATCATCTTTACAAGCATTTGAACAAACTGTTCTACAACCTTCTTTACATCCTCCACTACAACTATTATTACAATAGTCCACACAATAAGCGTAACAATCAGAAGCACAACCATAAGAACAACTACTACAAGTATTATCACATCCGCCAGTACAAGTTTCTTTGCATCCACCAGTACAATCATCAGCACAAGTTTTCACACAAGTTGTATTACAAGTATCATTACAAGTATCTGTGCAATCATTACCGCATCCGCCACCGCATCCACCAGTACAAGTTTTATAACATCCACCAGTACATCCGCCTTTACATACATTACCACTACTGCATGCACCAGTACAAGTAGTAAAACAATCACCAACACAACTGGTAGTACAAACATCATCTATACAATTATTACCGTTTGCCATATTTTCCAACCTCCTTTTTTAATTATTATTTTGATAATTCAATTAAATAATTAAATTCATCTTCAGAAATAATTTCTAAAGCCCATTCTTTAGGGATATAAACTTTTTTTCTTTCTTCTTTATTATATTTCTTATAATATTTATTCCAATAATAATAATTGCCTAATGCTCTTGCTTTATGCATTATACAAATAAAAGTTGCTCTTTTATTTATTTCACCAAAAACTTGATAATTATAAGCAGAGCACCAAGCGCATCCATCTGCAATTGGACAATTTAAACATTCTTCGGGAGATTGACTTGTATAAGTAATTGCTTGTAATCCTTTTATCCATTCTTGTTCTTTTTCATTAGAACCAATACCAGTATCAATATGACCTATAATAATAGGTTCTACACTATCACCAAGAGAAGATTCCATATATCTTAAACAAGGATATAAATTACCAGTATGGTTCATAGCAAGCATTTTACCCGTGCCACCACACCAGTTATCATTATTACCAGTATAAGGACTAAAAGCCTCTTCTCTAAATAAAGAACAATAAATTTTTTCATCTAAATCATTATCTAATACATAATCAGCAAATTCTTTTAATTGCTGATAAAAGATTTTAGCATCTTTAATAGACCAAACATCTTCAAAAACGCAGTTTGCATTAATATCAGTAAAGCCAAGAGAAATAAAATGCCGCAATGCCTCATTCATAAGAGGTAAATTTTCAGGTGCTAAAGTTATTTTAGAAGATAATCTATCCTTAAAACCGTGACTATAATCTCTCATAGCCGCAACTGCTAAATCATAACTGCCGCTGCCATCTGGAAATACTCTACAACTATCGTGCAATTCTTTATTGCCGTCAATGGTTACATCATATACTATCCAATTACCATATGTTTCTAATAATTTTTGGAATTTTTCATTAAAATATAAAGTGCCGTTTGAGCCTACTAAAATTCTAAATTTATGCAACCAAGGATGATTTTCTCTAATCATTTTCTCGATTAAATATTTAGAAACATCACAAATTAAATCAACTTCCAACAAAGGTTCTCCACCAATGAAGTCTAAAACAAAACCACCGCTATTTTCAAAGTTTAAATAATCACTATCACCTTTTAAAATATAATCAATAAACTTTATAGCAGTTTCATATGACATAGAATTTTTCTTTTTGTTAATCTAATAACAATAAGTACAACATAAATTACAATCTTCAGTTACCTGTAATGTAACTGATTTTACCATTTGAGAATCAGGATAAATTCTTCCAATAAATTCACTATAACTTTCTTGACCTTTTTTCATTAATTAAACTTCCTCTTGATATTTTGTTTTTATAAAAGTAATATATCTGTTTATTTCATCTGCTTTTGTAGCATCTTGATTATTATCATTAGCATTTGGACTATAATTCAAATCAATTAACTTATTATAGATAGACTCTAATATAGTTCGAAGAATTTCATCCCCTGCATTAACAGTTAAATCAGTATTATTAGTAGTAATACTACGTCTCTTTAATTCATTTAATGCAGATTTTTCAATAATTTCTATTTCACTTGCATACATTAAGTCACTTATTGAAATACTTAATGCGTCTAATTGATTAAACGTTTCTATATTTGCGGTCGTAGAACAACCTACTGCGCACCCAGTCGCGCAAGTACTCTTACAAGTACCAGAACAGCCAGTACAAGAGCCTTTACAACCTCCACTACAAGTGCCAGTACAAGTACCCCAACAATCACCTGAACAACTACCATCACAGCCGCCAGTACAACTTCCATCACAAGTACCCTTACAAGTACCTTGACAGTCTACCGCACAGTTTGAATAACAAGCACCTGCAGGACTACAAGTAGAAGAACATCCTTTTGCGCAATCAGATTCACAAGTACCAGTACAGTTACCTCCGCATCCTGTACATCCAGTATAACATCCACCACTACATCCGCCAGTACAAGTAGTAAAACAATCGCCAGTGCAACTTGCAGCGCAAGCATCATCTATACAAGCCATTTGCTCACCTCTTCATTTATAATTCTATATATCTTCAAGATAAAATTTTTATTATTACACAATTATACCCAATTAAATTATACAATAAAAAAAGAGAAAAGTCAAATAAAATAGAAAAAAGGTTTAATTAATTAAGATAATTAATTAAACCTCTGGGTGTTCATATAAAAATTTCATTAAGTAAGATTCATCAACTCTGTCATTGCAGAATAATTCTAAATAATCGCCACGTTCACCTAATAATGCTCCAATAGCAACATATTGAGATAAAGAAGATTTTAAATTAAATCTATCTCCTTCTGGACTGATTAAATATACTTCACTATTACATTGATTAACTGCTTCGAGAAAATCTTGAATCTACTTTGCGTTAGTAAATTTCATTTATATTCTCCTTTTTTATATAATGGCGTTCCAGCAAGGACTCGAACCCTGACAACTCGGATTAGAAATCCGATGCACTATCCATTATGCTACTGGAACATAAAATCAAGACGCCATAATCATATCGTTAATTTAAAAGGTTAAGAATGAATATATATAAAATTGCTGTGTGCGTCTTATAGGATGGTAGGGCTGGCTGGACTTGAACCAAGCAACAAAGGATTATAAGTCCTCCGCTTTACCTTTAAACTACAACCCCATATGGCGGAGAGGGTGGGATTCGAACCCACGCCCGGGATGTTCCGGCTAGCGGTTTAGTAGACCGCCCCCTTATGACCCCTTGGGTACCTCTCCATATTATCTCCCTCTGCGGTTTTCGGTTAACCCGAACTCTGGGCTTGGGACCAGCGAATCGCTTTAACGACTCGGCGCATTAAGATAATTGATGAAAAAGCAATTATCTCTCACTGACATATGCTTCTTCATCTGCAAAAATAAAATCATCGATATCTCCGATAATCATTTAAATACCTCCTTTATTCAATTGTATATATAAAAAAACTATCGAGTAAAAAACAAACCATTCTTTGGGTCAGGATGTAAAAACTCTCGATAGCAGGACATAGTTTTTGTTTCCTTATATACTTAACTATATAAGAAAGGATAGGCTTTTCTTCCAGCCAAGGCCCGCATACAATAGTCCTTGGTTCTCCTGTTGGAAGTCTTACTAGACGGCTTCTTTTTAAAAACTTTATTAGTCGGCCGACTTACCTAAAATTTTATTTAAACACAATAAAATTTTTTTCTTTTAATACAATTCTATTAGTAATAAAATTGCAGTAACGCCGTCTAAAACACCTATTAAATTTTCTTGTTCAAGGCAGAAAATCAAGGACTTGAACCTCGTATCCGGGGATTGACCCAAATATGAAACCAAAAGATTTGCTGTAATATCAATTCTGCCTTTAAATGGTAGCGACGGGTGGGAGTCGAACCCACTCCTCAAGGCTTATGGGGCCTGCGACTTAACCGTTTGTCCTCCCCGCCATATTAAAAAAGGGCAGTTTCAGTCATACCCAGGACTATATCAATGAAAGGAAATGAAAATGCATAGGCGGACAAGCCTAAATGGTGATTCCGGTGGGGCTCGAACCCACAATCTCTACCTTGAAAGGGTAGTAACTTTACCTGTTCGTCTACGGAACCATATTAATAACAAGACATAACTTATTGCTCATAGTGATGGACTCGAACCATCGACCTCCCACCGGGTCAGGGCAGGCGCTCTAAGACCAACTGGGCTAACCGTGAAAACAAGTGGAATTTGCTGTATATGTCTTTTGTCGACTGGTGGCGCTTGCGGGATTCGAACCCACATTACCGGCTTGAGAGGCCGGCTTCCTGAACCAGTTAGAAGAAAGCGTCATATATTAAGCACACCTATCATATTGCTGATTTGCGTGCTTGGGTTTTCGTTTATAAGAACCTTTACCTTTCTTATTCTCTACTACAGAACCTCGTCTTTGGAATTGAAGATAGGCTTCCAATTCTTCTGGACTCTTTTTCAAAATACGTTTATCAAATTTCTGTTTCTTCATCAAAAATCTCCTCCCAATTAATCATAGAAGCGATTTCATCGGACTGAATCTGAATCATAAAATCATCAAACATATTTATCAATTCCTTTCTTAACTTTCTATAAATATTATACCATATTTTTTTAAAAAAATCAAGAAAAAATTTTTAAAATTTGCCCGATTTAGTAGAGATTTTAATTTATAAATAAGTTTCCTCATTTAATTCTGACTAACTTATTAAAAATTCCAGACTCTAAATCAGGTTGGTAAAAGTCCCAACCAATCTACTTTTACCTAATAACTTCACTTTTCCAGTTATTTCCATTTGGTGGGCCAGGTTAGACTTGAACTAACAGTGCCGTTAGGCGCGAGTTTTACAGACTCGTGGGGTTACCAATTTTCCTACTGACCCATATTAAATTCTCCGCTTTGTGAGCGAAGCGAACAAAGCATTTAGGGTTCCGGACCCCTCAGCAGCATCACTGTCCATTTTTAAGTTGCTTCCTTAACCGTAGAAACTGGGTTGGATTCCCTAAAATAGGTCATCGTTTGTTGATAAAGCAGTTAGGATGATAAAACTGCGTGCTGGACGTTTCTCCTCCTACGTTCCAAGTCATAAGGGTTCCCATTTCTATACCGCCAACATTTGCGGTTATCGATACTTTTTTATTGGCTTATGTTGTAATTTGTATAAGCCACGAGAAAGTATGCCGAAAACTCTATTCAACTAATGGGCATCTTATTTCTTTGCCTTGACCCGTTCTGGCGCAGTCTAAATGGGAGTTGAACCCAAACTCGGTCTTTGCCATTTTGTCGAGGTCAACCAGGACTAGACACTATTGGAAAAATAAGTGTTCATCGTATATACTTCACACTTGGGCTGCGCCGCGAAGGAGCCTAACCTACATCCCCTGCCTCAGCAGTCGTTTTCTTTAAACTACCGGCGCATATAAAGTGGTTTTAAGTTTAACTTTGGGAACGCAGTTTAAAACCATCCTATCTGCGTATTGGCGATGCTACGGGGAATCGAACCCCGGTCACCGGAGAGACAGTCCGGCATAATAAGCCTCTATACTATAGCACCATATAAAATGTAAGTTTTACTTCGCTTCTTTGTATAGCCTTTTCCGCAAGCCACATATTCTCGGCATCGATATCCAAGACCGGTGGTAGTTTAAACTTACAAAATCCGTGTTAAGGCTTAATGGCGGGAAACCAAGGAATTGAACCTTGCTAGGCGGATTAACAGTCCGCTGCCTGAACCACTAGGCTAGTCTCCCGTATTTGTTTGGCGAGGTTGTCTGCTTCATAGAGTCTTTTTGTTCCTTTAACCCATCTCCCAATGCTCAACACTCATTTTCTGGGTACTACCAAACTATTTAAATAATATTATAAACTTGGCGAATACATTTTTCAGTATTACTTTAAAAGCGTAGGCGTTTTACAGGGGAGAGTAAAGCCCCAAACCAACCTCATTTACCTCACTTACCAAATTAGCCGATTGGACCTGAACTGTTTCAGTATTATTTTTTAAACTTTGTATAAATATTATACCATATTTTTTTTAAAAAATCAAATTTTGATTTTTTAACTAGAAGATAAAGAGGACTTTCTTTTTTCTTTACCTTACATATATATTATATAATATTTTTTATAAAAAATCAAATAATGATTTTTTGGTGCCGAATAAGAGACTCGAACTCTTACGCATAGCATATGATCCTAAATCATACGTGTCTACCAATTCCACCAATTCGGCATTTAGTACCTTTTTGGTGATACGGAAGGTTAACCGCAGTATGCGTGCGTTTTTTTTATAAGAGGTCAGCGCGCCAATACCTTAAAGACCTCTTTAACTTACATATATATTATATAATATTTTTTATAAAAAATCAAATAAAGATTATTAGTTATAAAAAATTACTACTTTATAATTAAAACTTTTGCCCAATTATAGACCCAATTTTTTCATAAGTTCTGCCACTTTTGCTCTTTCTGCATCATCAATATCAACAGGCTTAAAAGTGGATGCGGGAGCCGCACTTACAGTAGAACCTTCCCAATCAAAAGTTCCAGAAGAAGATTCAACATTTCCAACAGGAGTTTTAGGACAGGTCATAGCAATAGCAATTTGCAAGCGCTGACCGCCTTCTCTACTCCAAACATAATACTTCTTATCGATTTCGCCAATATAATCTTCTCCGAAGGCTTCTTTCAGTTTCTTCGCAACATATTCTTTCGCTTCTGCGCCTTTAGCAGCCATATTTAATTACTCCTCTTCATCATCAAAAAAATATCCAATATCTTCATTACAACTCAAACAATACGCTTTATTTCGTGTAATGTTAAATTTCATATGAGTAGGTAAATAATAATTATTACACCTAGGACACCAATAACCATTTTTATCTCTGCATCTATAACAAACATATTCATCGCCATTTACACGATAAGCATCTTCAAGGCATATAGTAGCCCCACAGCAAGTACAAGTTACATAATGTTCCATATCTCGTGCATATGGATCTTGTTCAGTACATTTTGGACATCCCATTTGTCCATAACCTAAAATTTTCTCTTCTTCACAACACAAACAATATACTGACTCTCCAATATGAAAAGCCAATTCAGGCAAAAATACATTATCATATTCATCGCCCCAATTGCGCGCTCTGCGCTTAATATAATAGGGTACATAACAAGATGAATAAATAATATCATTATAATGCCGAGAATTTACTCCATCGCTTACTAAATCTTTTAAAGCAATTAATTTACCTGCAATCGGCACATATCTTTGGTCAAGATCGTGAATTTCATCTGCTACATTATCTTCAACAGACTTTACATAATAATTACTCCATTTACTCCAGTAAGTTCTTTTGTCTTCTGTAGCATCATACATTTTTGTTTTAGGGAAAAGTTTTTTTGTAAAAGTGTCAAGAATGGTCATAGAAAAGAAAGGATATTGCCGTCCCGCAAATATCATATCCCAATTATCACTAAAATGAAGCAACATTCTCCATTTTTTACTATACCAAGGAACAGACGCAGGAAAACGAGGCAATTTCTTTTTATCTTCAGTGCAAAGATATACCATTACAGTACTGCGGTCGCACATATAAGATAAATTACCTGCTCTATATTCTCCATCAAGTGCGTGACAAGAACGCCAATTGTAAGTATTCTCACTTGCGCTCAAGAAGTCGAGCGGATGAACCGAAACGCGCAATTTACCTTCAATCTTATCCTCTTGGATAAGACGACTGGCTTCATTTTGGATGGTTTCAAGCACTACTTTATCTTGTTCAAAGAATTTAAATGCTTTAATAAGTTTCATCCCAAGTTTAATATCTTTATAAGGATTATTTTCAGGGTGTTCTATATACCATTCATTCTCACATATACGCGGCAAACAAGATACTTCATTAGAAAAGAAAGTTTTAATATTATCTAAAATAAATTCTGCTAAATCATAATGATTATAAACATCTTCAAGCATATCAATAAAACTATGAACTCGAGAAGCACGTTCTTCTTCAGAAAGTGAAAAAGTGCAAATTTCATCTGTTTCACACCAAAGATTTCCGCCCATTGCTTTAATAAAATACTTTTTAGATTCATACCATTTATCAAACAACTTATCCACTTTTGGATTTGCGATATTTTGAGAATATTTAATTACTTTAATAAAGTCTTCTTTAATCTCATTAATATTATACATTTACTTTTACTGGTTCCTTCCCAAATAGAATATCTGCACAATCTTGACAAAGAATATCACTTACACTATTTTCTGTCAATTCATATGCTTCGCCGCATCTTTCACACCAAACAAACATAGAAATACAATTAGGACAAGCATATCCAGTAGTACCATCAGCCAACTTTACGGGGAATAAATCATAATCATCATAAGGTTGGCCGCATTTACTACAAACTACTTTAGAATTAGGATTAGGTTTAATATGTGCCGCATTTCTCATTAGATAATCTTTATACCAATCATATACATAAGGATTTTCAATATATTCATAGTATTTAGAATTATGAGCATCTTTTAACATTCTAATAACTTTATTAATGGTATTATTCATATGCCCAATAAACAAAGTTTCACTATAACTATGTTCATCTATATATCCAATAGACAGATTAACTCCTGCTACTTTCCAATTTGGGCAAATCATACTAATATCACTAAAACTTCCATATGCTTCACAAAAACCGAATGATTCAACATATTCTACGAAATCAGCATTATAGCAATCATAAAATACACAATCATTTGCGCCTCTGCGGTCAAGTTGAATAAGATACTTCATATCAGCAAAAGGAGTAGGGCAGTTTTTAATCAATGCTTCTGCGCCGATTGCTCCTTTTTCTTCGTCGGTAGTAAGAATAATATGCGGCCGTAAGCCAGAACGAATAATTTTAATCATCGCCCATACACCTGCTCTATCATCAGCACCCAAGCCATATGGACTCCACATTACATTCTTTTCATTATCATAATAAACATCTTCTGCGGGTCTTGGAAAAACCGTATCGCAATGCGCAACCAATCCTATCGGAATAGTGCCAACCGCATATAAATATCTTTTAGTTCTTACAACATTTTTATACTTATTGCGCAAATAATTTTCCATAGTATTTAAAAGTCCTTTTTGAGTAAGACTAAAAATACCTTCTAAAGTTGCTCTATCATTAGGCTTTAATTTTTCCACTCTATCACTTCATTTCTTATTTTATATGTATATTATATCATATAAAATATAAAAAATCAATTAATATTCTATTCTTCTTGTTTTTTAATTTCTTCATTGGCCCATTCTCGTCCAACAGTTTCAAATAATTTTACTTTGTCGCATAAATGACAATATGGTTTAGTGGTTTCACATTTTTGTCCACAGTTTAATCTTGCTTCATCTAATCCTTCATAAACCAAACGATTATCCATATTAAGATTAAATCCGTGGAAAATCATATTCATACTGCCAGGCCAGGCTTTATCTTCAATATAAACTTTATATAAAGCCAATTCTTGCTTTTCGCTTATATTATGAAACTCTACAATATCAGCATATGGTTCATATAAATCTAATTTTTCAGGGCGTACCCAGCATCCGTGTAGTCCATCTGCCTTCGGAATTGTTCCAGCCACATAGCAGCGATTAGGCACCAAGCGCAATGGAATACCAACTTTCTTTACTTCATCCATCTGGAAGAATAAAGGTGCATCTACGTATACATATGACACTCCTAGTTTTTTCAATGCATACATATCATAGAATGTCTTCACTGGTTCAGAATAGAAAAACTTTAAATTATATTCTTTTGCTTTAGCCACATTTAATATAGTAACTAATTTATGCATTCTGATATATAATTCTCCATTTTTTAATTGCGCGGCGCAGGAAGCGACATTGCGCCAGTCCAATGCGACTCCTTCTGGCAAATCCATTACAATATCTTTATCAGGGTATTTTTCAACTATATCTAAAAGTTTATCCATTTTATTATATGGAACTATAATTTCATCTGCTTTAGATAAAATATCGTGTTTATGCTAATAGTTTAATGATACTTTCAAATTATACCACTCCTTTATAATATTATAATATATTTTTTTTTAAAAATCAACCTTTTTGTTCTAAAAATTTCTAAACCATATTTTAATTCCTGCGCTCGGATGTATTGATTGTGGCCGGCCGGAGCAAAACCGAACAAAAAGTCTGGCTACAAAATTTTGTAGCCAGACTTTAAGAAAAAGAGAAATATATTATCAAAAGCCAGTGTTAGGCTCTTGCATAACCAGAAATGGTACGCTTCTTGGAAGTTTCAGTAGCAGGGATAACAACCTCGCCCTTGGTGGCCTTACCATCACGAGCCAGAGCACCCAGACGATACTGAACCTTACCCAGGGTTACATCTTCATAACCCTCCTGCGCGGCAACGCGTTCAGCGATAACTGCGATAGCCTCGAATTCATCAGACAGGCAATCCAGAACAACCTCAGTCAGAGCGTCGCCTTCAGCCTTCTTTTCAGCGGCACGTTCCTTTGCCTTTGCGGCCTTTGCATCCAGAGAAGCAATTTCCTTGGTTGCGAAAGCAATCATACCCTCGAAATCAAAACCCTCAAAACCGTTTTCCTGTGCCAGAGTAGCCAGGTCAATAACCTCTTCAAAACGAGCACGCTTAGTAACCTTTTCCATAGTATAAACACCTTAACCTTTCATTTTTAAAATTTTTATTTATTAGTGAGGTTTTCTCTCACTTTGTATATATATTATATCATATTTTTTTAAATTTGTCAATAAAGAATTTCTCTATCTAAAATAGAGAGGTTTTTTAGTTTATTATACTATCAAGAACCTCATAACTTGATAGTTTCGCAAAGAAATAATTCTGAAAAAAATAAGGGTGTCAGTCTTATATGTAAGATTCCGACTTATCTTACATATATATTATATAATATTTTTTATAAAAAATCAAATAATGATTTTTTTAATTAAACAAGACACGATTATAACGTCACTCTACCAACTGAGTTACTGGGCCATATTGGCGACCCAGGCAGGACTCGAACCTGCGACCCCCGGCTAGACAGGCAAGTTTATAATTGCTGCTAGTGTCTTTCTTTATCTTACATATATATTATATAATATTTTTTATAAAAAATCAACCATAAAATCTTTTATCCATACTATATCTTTGAACAAGAGGCTCATATTCTTCTATATTGTCAGAAGTGTATTCTCCCTTAAAGAACTTGTTAATACCATACTCGGTTAGATATCTAATATCAATATATTTTCTATACTGATAACCAGACAGCATATTAAGAACAGGATAAGTATCAACATTAACCATAAGATTAAGTTCACTATCTCTGCAATTATAACAAAGATTAACTGAATATCCCATATCAATCCAGCCTTCATCTTCATTGCCAATATAGTAGGTATCAACATTATCTACCATAAAGAAATCGCCGCACTCATCACATTCACTTACATTATTTTCCCAACAATCTTCACATACATCGCCGTCTTCAGTATGGAATCGCTCTCCAGTAGAACGTTCGCCACAACAAGGACAAGTCCAAGTGCTATCGCAGCATTCAGCAATCAAAGTGCCTTCGTGTTCAAAGTTTTCATATCTTGCTTGACCTTCATAGGTGGCACCGCACCAAAGGCATTCACTTTTACCAGAGTAGTAAATATCAAAACTGCCGCTTTTAATGTCATTACTAATAATCATATTATGCTGATATCTGAAATCATTATACATATGACCGCATTCAAAACAGAAATTAAACTTATCAAAATAAATGAAATGATTTCCAGTTGCTTCACCAGTAACAATATGGCTATGGGCAAATTGTTCCCATCCAAGGTTCTTTACTGCAAGTTCACGCAATTCACACAATACGATATTAGTAATTGACTCATTTGGATAGGGATAAGCGCAAATTTCAGAAATAACATTTTCATTTACAATAAAAAGTTCACGCCACTTTTTATTACTCCATTCTCCACCGCCAAACTGAATAGGCTTATTAAAGTTATCAATATAAGCGACAACTACCATAGGAGAATTCATCATCTCTACAGTACCCTGAATATATCCACCATCATTCCACCAACTCATACAACTATCCCAGTCATAATTATTATCAGACATAGTTGCATAGTCATTAGGATGGATAGAAATTACCAAATCACCCTTAATTTCTTTGTCATTAAGAATCATAGAATGAATCAATCTAAATTCTTCAAATCCTTTAAGGTCATATTCTTTAGCAATTTTACCCAAAAGACGAATGAGTTTACATCCGGTAGTTACCTTAATGGGCTTTCCGCCTTTAGGAGACGGCAAAGAAAAACTGCTTTCAAGATAAGCGTTTTTCATCAAGCCGTATAAATCCAACAGGTAATCAAGATGCCATCTACCATCAACACCATCCCACATAGGGTCTCTATAATCATAAGCATAAATAACCTTTTCTCTAATCTCACGAATAAATTCAAGGTTAGTATTGAAAATTTTTTCTCTAATTTCTACAACAATATCTTTTTCTGCCTTTTTGTAACAGATAGGCTTGGTAATCATAAGTTCATTACCAAACATTTTAAAAAGATACTCGTTCTTCGCTTCATTCCAAGGAGCAAAGATTTTATCCATAGGAGCCATTACTTCACTAGGCTCATCATCAGAATAATCATAAACCCACTCTTTTACTGCATTACGAAACTGCTTCTGATGCTCTTCGGGCAAAACACTAAAAGGAGTAATGCTCATTAATATCATCACCTTTCATTTTCTATAAATATTATATCATAATTTTTATAAAAAATCAAAAAAGGGTGTTATTGCTAACACCCTTAATATTTAGACCTCAACAAGCCAATTACTTTCACCAAGGTAATGGTAAATAGAATTAGTTGTAAAAACTTTTTCAATTAAACCACTATCAGGCAACTTGCCTTTCCAAATTGCGTTTTCGCAATGAGTAATATAGAGATATACTTTGCGCGCGCCTGCTTCTTTAAGTGCGGTCGCTGCTCTGTAGAAGGTACCACCGTAAGAGCAAATGTCGTCTACAATCAAGACATCCTTATTCTTAACTACTTCTGGGTTAGCAATAGTTAAGCCAGTGATTTGATTGGTGCCCCACTCTCTTGTCTTATTTCCATAAGTACAACTATAAAAATAATTACCTACTTTACCATTGCCGCTGTAACGCTTTGCAGCACCTTGGTCAGGATAAAAGAGCGCAAATTCATTATCAATATAATCATTTTTATCTTCCGCATCTGCACTAATATATCTAATAGCCTTTGTAATTTTACGGTCAATAGGATTTATGTGTACATTATCCAAAAGTGCAACGCATACATCGCTGTGCGGGTCCCACACTTCAATAAGATTAAAATTCAAACTATTCAGCCACTTACAGAACCACTTTAATGTAAATACATCATTTTTATTTTTAGTCCTATCCATTCTTGCGTGCGGGAAATAAGGCATAAACAAATATTCTTTTAGCGCAGGCATTTCATTTACCAAACACATAATGGCAAACATTTCACCATCATTTTCATAATGCCAATGAATGCCGTTATAATATTTCCCATCATAAGGAAGAAGAAATTTTGTTTCACCTGCAGAAAATTTATCAATATCTACAGTATAAGTATCTTGAAAATTATTACTGATTAGACGAATCATTATATTCACCAACCTTTGCGATGTATGCTACATCAATCTGACAAGACTTCATAACTTCCAATGCGTTCACGTGATTAATCGGGGTAGTGCCAGCGCAAAGATTGGCAAAGCAGGTAATCTTTGCGCTAGGGAATGCGGCGCGTAGAATCAGTGCATTAGAGATAACGCAAATATCAGTACAAAGACCGCAAATTTCAATTTCATCTACTTCTTCATTGAAATTCAGAATTTCCTGCATTTCAATGGGCAACTTAAAAGAACCAAAAGTATCCTTATGAATTACATAAGGTGCGTTATCGAATTCAGCGCGCAAGTCGCTCATAATCTTCCAACCGTGCTCACCCTTAATGCAATGCTTTACCGGCAAACGCTTGCCCTCAAAAGTATCCAGGTAATTTGCATTATGAGTATCCTGCGTAAACAGTACACGATAATTTTCGTCTACATTCTGCAGATAGTCACGAATGCGCATATAAGCATCAAATGCTTCATCACTGCCGAGAGAACCATCAACAAAATCGTGCTGTACATCAACAATTACAAGAAACTTCATATAAATCATTTCCTTTCATATTTTATATATATATTATAATATATTTTTTTATAAAAATCAAAAAAGGGTGCTGTTGCCAGCACCCTTTATTTTTTAATCGTTAACATTGGCTTCCAAAATTGTCAACCAATCTTCCTTTTGATTTTCTTTAATTAGAGAATTAGTAGTATACATATGGTCAATTAAACCACTTGTAGGGAGTTTGCCTTCCCAAATAGTATCTTCGCAGTGAGAAACATATAAATATACATTTTTAGCACCTGCGGCGATAAGACTATCAGCACTTGTAATAAAAGTGCCACCATAAGAGCAAATATCATCAATGATAACAACCATTTTGCCATCAATTAATTCGGGGTCGGCAATCATCAAATTAGACAATGCGCCAGTTTCCCAATTTCTCTTTGTGTATCCATAAGTATGTTTAAAATCGCGCAGATTTAAACTCTCGCCATATCTCTTATAAGCACTATAATTAGGATAGAAAAGAACGATATTTTCTAATGCCCATTCAGGAGCCTCATCCATAGAAGCGTTTCCAATTAAACTTAAAACAATTTCATCAATAGCCATAACAGCATATGCTTCATTGGCAACAGCATAACTATTGTCAATTAAAGAAGCGCCTACTACACTATGAGTATCAATCATTTTTACATTTTCAAAACCAAGGCTATTAACCCACTTGCAGAACCATCTTAAAGTATCAACATCATCTTCATATTTCTTTGCGTCAGTTCTTGAATTAGGTAAATAAGGCATATACAGCATATGCTTCAAACTGGGTAATTCCCCAATCAGGCACATAATAATGAACATTTCGCTATCACTTTCATAATGCCATTCAATACCATAATATTCTTTTTCTTCGTGGTCAGCAGGCATTTTGAAATAGGCTTCATTATTAGGATAACGATTAACTTCAATTAAGGTAGGCTCACCCTAATAAGAAAGTAACTTAATCATTTTACATTCTCCTTTATATTTTTTTATATTATAACATATATTTTTATGAAAGTCAATCCATTCTTTATTTTTAAAAATCTTTATAGATGGGTTATTTAAATAAGACCATCAACAATAAAAAATTCACTATGACTTCCTACATCATAAATAGTTTCATTATTTTCAACCCAAGAGCGAGTATAATAACTTTTGTAAGTGCGCTCTTCGAGAAAATTATGAATAATGCGCATAACTTCGCTACTGGAATCGGCATTCCCGATTTGGCGCCTAACTCCTAGGCTATTTTCAAAATAAACAATCATATTAATCTCCTATAATATCGCCTTCTTGATATAATCTCCATCTATATCCATATCTAATATTATTTTTACCTAAAACGCTTCCTATATTTTTAGAAGTATTTGAAGGTTTTGTTCCTGGTTTATGTAAAACTTCTCCTGCTTCTGTTACTGAATTAAAAATAAATTCGATTTTATTTGTTTGGGGATTGATTGCTACAATTTTTTTTCTTTGAGATTCTGGCCCCGCGAATGTTTTTATTTCAACTCCATACTAAATTAATGCTTCTCTAACTTTTGGATAACGATGATGAAATTCTTTACATAAAAGATCTAATCGCTCTCCATTTAAATATCTTTTGGCAATTATCTCAATTTCATCCTAAGAAATTGGTTTAATTCCACCTTCGCCTCCACCAGTGCAATTATATCCATCACCCATATATGTATTATAATAGTTTATCCAATAGATTTCTCTTTCATCAATTATCTAATTATCACATTCTTCAAGCAAAATAATTGAAAAATTATTTTTTCCATATTTTAACATTGCTCTATATAAAGGAATGTTTGGATATAAAGAAGCGTGACGACAATGTTCATTCCATCTTTCTTCGATAGAGCGTTCTGTTTTTCCAATATATAATTTATTATTTATATTATTTTTTATTTTATAAATAAAACCCATAAGCAATCTTCTCCTTTTTATTTTTATCAAAAATAAAATGAGAAGATTGCTTATCATTGACCAACAAATTACCTATTTTTTACTTCATAAATAACAGATGTTTTCATAATATTATAAGAAACATCTTCAAGCAAATCACGCATTTTAGGATCTTCAACTTCTTTATACTTATCACAAAAACTTGTAGCAATTTGAATAGTATGGTTTAAAACTTCTTTTGCTCTAATCCTAGCGATTTCAAGAGGAATTTCTTGTTTTTTATAAGCAAGAATTTCATCTACTTTATCAAAAGAAGGATGTAAACATTCTTGATAACTCTCTTCTCCACGAATATAACGAGTTAGAAAATCATCTACACGAATTAAATGACTTACCTGTTTTCCGTCCATCCCATATTTCTCAATAAGATGCATTTTACTAGGGTAAGGATGTTCCATTGCATAATATTTTTGTTCAGCAATTCCTCGCATACTTCTGACAGCGCGCACTGGATTCATATGTGCGATTGTTTCACGTGCTTTAATCAAACGCTTCCATTGTTCAACATACATATCGTTTACTAGAAGGAAATCGGTGAAAAGAATTTCAAGAAAATTCAAGTTTTGCTTGCGAAAAGTTTCCATATATAAACGAATATCTTTAAAATCGATATGCTCTTGATTTGCGCGGATATGAGTAGTAGAGATAGGCTTATGGTTCAGCGCAATCTCTTTAAAGGAAGGGGTGATAATCAATTTAGTATCAATATCACTTTCCGGTAATTCTAGTCCATAGTTCTGACTACCTTGAAGAAAGATGCCGACAATGTTATTCTTTTGGAACTTCTCTAATGCTTCTTCATAATGGTCTTCCACTCTTTCACGAGTGCGAGCCATTTCACTTGCCACCATCTTTTTCACCATCCTTTTCAATTTCCCAAGCGGGGACAGTCAACCAATAAATGGTCTTATTCTTTTCATTTCTACTGGAACCCGCAAACCCCTTAGCATACAGAGCACGCATTACACCGGATACGGAGGCTGCGCTAATAGTCAAATCCATCTTGCGCTTAATGAAACAACTTGCCTGCTCTGCAGACATAGAGCCATAGGTAGAATAAATACCAACAATTGCTTTCTGCTTAATATCTTTAGTCATTTCATTTCCTCCTTATTATTCAAACGAAAAAGAACAATCTAATCCATCAATAAATGTTCCACAGATATCTTCCATAGTTTGATTAGAAGAAAAATAGATCCTCATTTCAACTTCTGGATAATTCTTTCGCAAAGTATTCATAGCGGTAATAATTTCTTGAATGAGATAATCACGATGATTAATTTCTTCTTCTTTAAATCTCTTCTGCTCTTCTGCTTTTAGATATTCTTCGGCATTAACCCAAGGCTTATACATAGTATCAATTCCTTTCTTAAAATACGAAATAAATAAAATTAGTCAGTTTATAGCCCGAATTTTCAAGAGTGCTAATTACTTTGGTTCTCCAAAAATTATTGGTTTCTTCTCCGTAACCAGTATCATTGCAACGAGAAAACCAACTAACACGAATGAAAGTATCATATTCATACCATTCGTATTTTCTCTCGGGGAACATAGCCGCAAACAGTTCTCTGAACGGCATATCCAATTCTCTTGCCAAAGAACGAAAATTAATAACATTAGCAGTTTCCATAGACAGGTAATTCATATATTTCCCTCACTTTCTATATATATTATATCATATTTTTATAAAAAAATCAAGAGGGAATTTTTCCCTCTTGATTTTTTTACTCATTTTCACAGTAAGGGCAACTAGAAGCCGAGTCAAACATAATATAAGACCCTTCACTCAAAAACATAGACCCATTCTCTACAGTTTCTACTTCAATACCAGTTTCATTATCGTGCCATTTGGAAATAGTTGCGCAATGACCCTCAACCATATCAGTAAAATGAATATGATGCCATTCATAATTACCCATACCCCAAGATTCATTGCCGCAAGCAGTAAAGCACATAATCATAATAACTGCCAACAGCATACAAATAATCTTACGCATTTTTATTCTCCTTATCTAAATAACAAAATAGGTGCAATCTTCCAACAGAAAAAGAATCGCCGCATTTAATACACCATCTTTTCTACATCATAACCTTGCGCTTCGCACACTCCACGCGCTTTATAGTTCATCTTACCGGTTCGGGCATTCTTACTTTTAAGAACCATACCCATATCACTCAATTCAGATAGGACTCGCGCAATCTTTTGAGAAGTCAAAGTATTAAGAACCATATCGCTTGCCTGAATCTGCCTGATTTCTAGTGCTTCTGGTGCTTCGGCAAGCACATCGAGGACGCGCATACCAAAATTAACATTCTGCTCAAGTGTATATTTATTACTACTTCTACGAGCCGGCATTTATATTTCCTCCCATTTAAAGTTTTTATAAATTCGATAAGTTTCTTTAAGACCGTGAGCAATTTTTTCATCAGCCTCTTCTTTTACTTTATCGATATCTCCTTGAATGACTTTCAAGATAGCATCCATATTTTCAATGCTTTCTTTTTGAGTTTCAATATCTTTATTGGTTTTAATCATTGCTGCTCGATGTTCAAGCCATTTTTGATATTTTAAGAAATCTAATTTACTCTTAAAATAAATCTGTGTAAAAGCCTTATATCCAATAGACCATTGAGGAATTTTAGTATTATCTTTAAAAAAGAGTTGCTGTCCCACACATTCAATTTCTTTACCTAAAAATGAATAGTTTTTTTCTGCATAAGGTCTAAAATACCATCTTTCAGAACTAATAGGATATAATTTTGCAAAATTTTCAAAAGTCATTGTAGTACTTTTTAATGTCTCTTGACCCCAAGGTTTATTGTGTTCTTTCCATTCTTCACAGAATATACATACTCGAATAATGCCTAGAATAGGAACTCCTAGGATTAAAGTCCACTTTAAGATAATCCATAAAACTTTAAAAATCCACATCGATATCATTTCCTTTCTTATTATATTTATATTATATCATAATTTTTATAAAAAATCAATAAAACTCCCTCTGATTTTAAATCAGAGGGAGAAAAGAAAGGAGGAGGTTTTTATCGATTAGCCTCGGGGATAGAAACAGGAGTATTAGTATTGAAAGCGCCAGACATAGCCAGAGCCATCATCATATCATTATCAGCAGCGCCATCCTTTGCCAGCATCAGCATCAGCATAGGATTCATACCATTTGCGGGAACCTGACCGGACAGCATCTGCATCATCAACATATCCTTAAAGTCAAATTCCTTGCCGTCGCCCATCAGAGCCAGCATCCACATATTACCAAAAGGATTCTCTGCGGAGGGCTTGGTCATACCAGTCATATCCATCAGGGACACAACCTTGGTAACGAAATTAAAGCCAAACATATTGCGAGTCAGCAGGACAACCTTCTCTTCACCGGCCATCACATCGATAGCAGACAGTTTACCATCAGCAATACCGGTAACATACACGGGCTTGCGGTTGTGGATAACAACATCGCCAACCTTAACCTGCTCAATAGCAACAGGCATCTTATACATAAAGTTAGAACCATCAAAGTTCATAACATCAACATCAACGACTTCATTGGTAGCAGAATTATAGGACACCCAAGTACCGACATTGTTCTTCACAGCCAGACCGTACATAGACATACGGACAGTGTTGCCATCAACCTTACCAAAATCAAAATTACCAAACATCTTCATATTATTATTATTCTCCTTTTCATTAATATCCATCTTTGTATCAAGACGGTTTTTTATATCTTCAATAGTTTTATAAAATTCGTCATTAGTGACGAAATCAATATCAATTGTACCCCAATTTCCACCAATATCACTCGTAATAGCATAATCAGCAGCGCTATCATAACTATCATAAACCATTAAGGGAGATACCTTAATAGAATTAATACTATTAGCAGTAATCGCAGTATTACTTTCTGTAGAAGCAGTCGCAGTCAATCCAGTATCTACAAACTCACCAGTAGCAGTATCAACATATCTAATTGCCCTACCAGGCGCATTATTTTTTTCTTTCCATATGTCATTAAGAAACTGACCAAAACTGCCATCATCCATTTCAAAGTCGCAGTAATTAAAAGGGCAATCAATATCTTCAAGAATATATGTCTTGCTATTTACCCAAATGTCTGCGCCATTCCACTTGTTAATTGTTTTCCAAGTAGAATAAGGCATCTTTTTATAATTTTTCTTGTCTACTTCGCAAGCGAATTTTTCCAATAGACCTTGGAAAGCATTCTTTTTATAAATCATTTTTTATCACCTATACATATCTTGGACTCCTGGATTGAATTTCTTGATTAATATAATCAACTTCTTTCATTGTCAAACCGCCAAGTTCAGCAATTAAAGATTCAATTCCATTATCTTTATCTTGTAAATAGTCTAAAATAAACTTATTAATTTTACCGGTGCGTGTGGGGAGGTCTCCCGCACATTCCATTGCGAAAAGCATTTCGCCAGGCGCCCAATCATACATAACAATCAAATCCTCTCATATACTGAACTCCTTCAAAGTTACACCAACAGAAGAAACAAGAAGCGTGAACGCCATCGCTCCAAGGACGATAATCACATCCATAATCATAAATGTAGCGCCAGTCTTTTTTGTCTTCACTACAATTCTTATCAGCCAGATATTGTTGAACTGCTCCATAAGCATCCTTATCATAGAAGATTACCTTATCGCCACGCGTTAAAGCCTCGTGCTCTTTGAGGATTTTATTTACATTTAACATACTTACCACCTTAAATCTTTACAATAGATTTAATAATAACATTATTATAGCCATTATCAAAAGTAAGAATACAATATGCTTCAGCCCAAGCATCTTCTTCATCCCTTGCGGGGATTACCATAGAACCGGAAGAATTGTCATAACCGAACTTATAATCGATTTTATACATATTATCTCCTCACTTTCTATATATATTATATCATATTTTTTTTAAAAAATCAACTTTGATTTTCTTTTTCACAACTTTAATAACTTCTGCTTCATCCTTTAGATAGCCATCATCTTGACCAATTTCTGACCAAAAGAGTTTACAAGGATAAACATTTTCGGGGAGTTCAGTAGGATACATCTTATCGACTACATACCAACCCCAAATGCGGTGATAGCGCATACAAGTGCGTGCGTTAAACCAAGGTTCATTTTTTATAATATTACCAACAAAAATAATAATATAATCATCAGTATCTTTGAAGCCGAGGCAATTCATTTGCGGGCCGTATCCCTTACCATTAGCCTTGATTTCTGGATACATTCTTTTATATTCTGCTTCGGTATATACGCGGACTTCTTTCTCCTGGCCAGTCTTAGTCAGGACTTTGATATAAGAACGACCAGATTTAAGATAAGGGTTTCCAATTTTTTCCAGTCCCTCATAAGACTTAGCCACGAAAATCATCCCATAACCTCCATTTTAGCAACGGTATCAAATAATTTAGGATTCATTGTATAACCAATTTTTTCAAAAGCATTCTGCGGGGCAGAGATAGCGCAGTTCATACTGAAATTAGGATTAATGGGGAAATAACCCAGGTCAGGATAAGCGCAACGCAGGTCATTATAAGCCTTACATAGATTTTCAATAAGTTTCTGTTTACGAGAAGCCTGTCTTTCATTATAAATAGTATTTATGAGCATATGGACTTCGGCAAGCCGTTCCATAGGCATATTTTCAAGGGTATCTCTATCCAATTTATTTACTCCTTCCAACTTTTATATATATATTATACTATATTTTTTTATAAAAATCAATAAAGCCTACCTAAAACTAGGTAGGCTTTATATATTAAATGGGCAAATTGTCGTTAATAGCCTTAAAAATAGAAGCCAAGAAAACAGAGATAAAACCGGAAAGAACGAAACCTAACAGATTTGCATTACAAATGAAAATTACAGAATACACCAAACCACCGCATAGACTAAAAACGACACCCATATTAGAAAGAATCAAAAGAAAAGAATTAAACCAATTTTTAAAGATGTTCATTTACTCACCCTTTGTACAATAAATATATTCTGCTTCAGATATCTCATACTCTTCCCAAGAACATTCAGCGAGATAATCTTCAAAACATTCATATTCATCTTCGTGATAATCCCAATAAGATTCAGCATTATCGCAAACCCAATCATCAATTTCTGCGTCATAATTATCAAGACAATCATCGCTTTCAATTGCTAGATAATGATTTGTTTCTTCACCGCAGAAAGAAGTAAATGCAGTAATACAATAGTATTTAATCATAGCAAGGAACCTCTACGATAATTAAGGTGCGAGCGCAATCTTCCATCAACCACTTATAGTCAATCTTCCAATCCCATTCAGGTAGACCAAATACATCGAGAGGGTCTGCGGTCATCATAGTTTCATAAACCCAGTCAGCGCAGGTTTCATAAAATGCTTCTTCGGCATCTGCTCTATCAAAATAGATACCGAGGATATCTTCTCCACCATAACGAGGATCCTCAGCAAGAACAAATTTAGTAGTCAAAATATGTGATCCTCCTCTACTGCTTTCAGCACTTCTTTTTCCATACCAAGGATATCGGTATCCCAAGATTCGAGATAAATATCAAAAACTGCATCATCATTGCCACAGCACATATATTCAAATACACGAGCAACGGCGTCAGTATAACTTTCTGCTGCCACTAATCCTCTACTGGATGCGACACCCTCTTCATTAATCATAGGGTCAGCGACTTTACATCGCCACTTGTAAATTTTAATAGCCATTATTCATTTCCCTTTCCTTATCTTCTATATATATTATAATATATTTTTTTATAAAAATCAATAAAAAATCCGTGGATGTAATCATCCACGGTTTACAAATTTAACAATAACAAATAGAAGGATTAGTAGAAAACTGATTACACTGACAATTTCAGCAAATAACATAATTACCAATATACATCAATTGTAGTATCATTATCCTTAACAATGCGATAACCCGCATTCTCAATCATATCAAGGAATATATTCCACTGTCCAATATTCATTTTAGGTGCTTTCTGGGCTTTCATATGGTCTTCCCCTCGAGAAGTACGGTATTCAATTGCTTCGTTAAAGGATTCAATATATTCTCCAATGCTTCGTGCAAACTCGGTTTTAGCGCGAGCCTTACTAGCAGTAGTCATCTTAATCATATTTACCACTCCTTACCAAGAAATATAAGTCAATACAGTATCACGAATGCCGTAGGTGTCGCGCAGAGTTTCAATGAGTTTGATTTCATTTTTGTATCGTTCGCGCCAATTTTTTTCATAGTATTTTGTATAAAGAATGTCATTATCATTAATATTCAATTCATTATACAATTCTTCTAGACTATAATCATCACAATGAATAGGAACAAATGTATCATTACCTTGCTCTACTGGAAAACAAAATGAGCGTAAACCATTTTTTACACCAATCAGTTCACATAAATCATCGAACTCAATAAATTTATAGGATTTAACTAATTCATTATAAGGTTTCATTCAACACACTCCCACTCAATTTCGCAGATAGGGCAGATATTCCAATCGTCGTGGTCTTCCCAATCGATCTTATAAACGGGCTCGCCGCATTCAGGGCACTCGAAGAATTCTTCTTCCCAGTCAATGTGAGAACCAAAGGTCTTTCGACAATACAGAGCAGCATCTTTCCAATTCATAGTTTCAATTCCTTTCTTTATCTTTACTTTGTATATATATTATAATATATTTTTTTATAAAAATCAATAAAACCTCTTTGATTTTATCAAAGAGGTTTTATATATTTAATCAATCTCCTTTAAAGAATTGGGCGGAAGAATTACTCTTAATTCATCATCGCAACTACATTTCCAAAATAGTTTGCGCAGAATTTCATCTTCATAATCTCTATCACAATAATAATATGTAGGTTCATACTTATTGCTATAAATTACATCATTCCGTGTAATATGAAAAGTACGTTTTTGTGGGAGACCATTTTCATCTTCGGTAAAAACATCATAATAATAATCACTATTTTTTTGAGAATAGGCATAAATACCATCTTCAAGTTCAACAATAGGTTCATTAATTTCGGTTATGATTGCGGTCGGCGCACTATGCATTAGAATTAGTGAACCAATACTTGTGACTATAAATCCAATAAATGGCGCAATAAGAATAAAACAAAGATACGCTTCAATATCTTTTTCTTTGTGAACAATACCCCAGGTAAAAAAGATAGCAAGAAGTATAATAGTAACAAACCAGAACATCATTTACTAGCACCCCAATCTTTAAAGATATCAGATAACCATTGAGATTTATAATGACACCAAAATCTTTCTCCATCAGAGTATTCAATTACAACAGCGATATCAAAATCATCAAAGAGACCGTGTTTGATAGGAATATCATAACAAACACCAATAATTTTAAAATCTTCTTTAGAAATAATTTGCGCGAATTCGTAAGCGTCTACACCAAGCCAACCATTCCACATTTCGTGTTCTCCAATAGCATCGTGGGAGATTGTGTTTTTGAGCGCTTCAACGGCCTCACTCGCCGCCTTATGATAGCGTTCGCGCAATTCCTCTTCAGTACATTCTATAACCAACTTGAACTCTTCTGGATTATAAGTTTCTGGAATCGCGTTTTCGTGATATGTAGATTGAAGTACAATATTTCCTACGTTTGCGCTTAACACTTTATAACTTCCCATTGCGGTTTTATTGCCGCACTTGAATTGGTGTATAATATCACCCGGGCGCATATTCCGCCAAGACACTTCTTTATACTCTGTGCGCATTTAGTTGATTTTCCTTTCTTTTTATGATATAATATATTTAGTAAGAAATTATTCAGATACCTCTTCTACCGCATATTGGATAGTTAATTGAATTGTTTCATTATAAAAGTTTTCAAAGTCTTCTTCGGTCCAATCCTCACAACCTCAAGATTCACGAGCATCTTCGCAACATTCATCATAGTCAAGAATGCCGTGAGAACCCTCATAAGAATGATATTCTTCTATTGCTTTTTCATAGGCATCTTTTTCCGCTTCGTGAATATTGTCATATTCATAAATGCCGTGCGAGTGTAAGTTCCAAATGCCGGCAAAAATTTCATATTTAGGCATAATTATCCTCCAAGAATAGTAGATGAATTTAATTGTTTATAAATTTCAGCCAAGGATTCATCGTCAACCATCCAAACGTCGTGCCCTCCGCCTATGAAATCTATTTCTATATCGTGAGGATATTCTTCTCCTAAATTAATGTTAGGTTTAATCTCAATTTCACGAATTATATCCCATTTAATATAAGCATTATTATGAATTTTAAACATAACCATTTATTTTCCTCACTTATCTTCATCGTCATAGTGACCGCAATAACCTTTTTCAACGGAGACATAATTATTTTCTACATACCAACAGGTCATAGGATAATCATTCTCCGCCCATTCATTATAATCAGTTTCTTTTCGATATTGAGGATTGTTAATACAATCAGTGCGCCCGAAGGGACAAGCATCGAAGTCAGGTTCGCTCAATGCAATTCCTTTATAAAGATTTAAAGTATCTTTAAGAATGCGTTCTGTATGTCGTGTAATATTTAGAAGTTCATTGCGCTCGGCCACTACTTCTGCGAGTAGGTCTTCGTGTAGGTGGCCGCAATTTCTAATTTTTCCTGACGGACAATCAGGATATTGGCAATAAGGTAAAGGGCATTTAGTTAGCATCTTCGATTATAATCTCCTTTCTATAGTCAGTGTGATTAGCGCACCAATTAAATTGCCTGCCGCAATCATTTATTTCAGCGTTCCAGCAAATGCATTTTGTGCAGAATTCGTCGATTCTTTTCTGACTTTTTACGGTCATTTGACTAATCATTGGCCCCTGACGGATTTGTTTTTGAATATATTTGGGAATTGGTGACGGATTTTGTTCAAATTCGCAGTTTGTATGGGCGCAGCCCATACAAGATTCGATTTCTTCTGCGCACTTCTGGCAGTAGATTTTGTTATCTTCAATAATTGGTTTTAAAGTATATGCTCCACATCTGGAACAAATAGATGGGTTATAATTGTGGTCGGCGCAAAATGCGGTTTCCCGTTTAACCTGCCCGGTTAGTCTACACTTACCCGATTCGCTAATGCGAAAACCGCAAGTCTTACATTGTTTTAGATGAATCATTCTATATCATCCTTATTTCTTTTTATTTACAAATATATTTTATCATATTTTTTATTAAAAATCAATTTAGTAATTGTTAGTCCAGAAGTTAAAATTTTGTACATCTGGATAAATGTTAAAAATTGTGTTAAAATTTTATACATCTAATTAAAAAAGGTAAAATTTAATAGTTGGCTCTAAATGTTAAGTGGGAAACAAAATAGGTAAAAAAACGAGGTAATTTTTAATAGTTCCCTATTTTTATTTGAAATTTGTAGGTAATTTTTAATAGTTGCCGATAAGAATTTTGTAATACAAAAAGGTAAAATTTAATAGTTGGTTATATTTTGGGTAAAATGGAAAAATTTTACCTATTTAAGTTTTAAGTATAGTAGGAGGTGTATGATTTTGGATGATAAAACTATATCAAAAAGATTTCCTGCTGATACTGGTTTAGATTATTTAACTTTTTTAAATGATAAAAACATAGATGGAGAACTTTATGCTTATTTGCAGTAGATATCAATGGGTTTAAAAGATGATGAAGGTAATCATTATACTATTGTATATAAAGATAAATTTCCAAAACAATCTATTGTGTGTGAAAAATTAGGAATTAAAAGTCCTAAAACATTAAGAGCACATTTGAATTATTTAATTGAAAAAGGATATGTAATATTAACCGAAGAAGGAGATTATATTTTACCAGAGATGGAAAGTATGTTCTTTTATATTCCTTTGGATACTATATAGTATTTAAAAGATAATTGCCGAGAACATATATTTAAGATTTATATTTATTTAGGATAGAGATATAAGTATGCGTTAAGTTAGGGTCGTTAGTATGAATTTAATTTAGAAGAATTAGGTAATCATATAGGTATTAGAGTAAAGAATAATACACGCGGATATTCTATTGTTAATAATGCGTTAGATTTATTATGTAATTCAGGTTTAATAGATTATTGTGAATATTTTAATGGGTAGCAATAGAAAAAGAAACTTACAAAATTTAGTTTCGATTATATAAAAAAGTGAGGTAGGTAATTTTATCTACACGCTTTTAGGTAAAATTTCATAGATGCTTCCATATACTTTTAGGTAAAAAATCATAGATTATCTAAATAATACTAAATAAAGAAACGACTAAATAATTATTGGAAAAAATAAATGATATAATCGACTTCGCTTCGCTCGTCTCAATATCATTTATTTTTTCTATACGGGGAGATATAAATAATGGAAATACCAAAGCATATAGTTAAAATGATAGGAAAAGATTATGGAGTAGAATGGAATAAAGGAGATACTGAAGAGGAATATCTAAAGAAGATATTAATAGAGTTGAATTGGAGATATTATAGTGAGCATTGAAACAAGAATTTGTTTAAAGAGAGTAACAGAAGAAGAATTTAGAGATAAACTTTTATCAAAAAATGGATATTATAGGGCTAAAGATGTATATATTAATATGGATACATTTGAGACGGTATTAGTTTATGATCCTAATGATACGGTTACTAGATATGATTATATTGTAGAAAATGAAATGAAAAAATTGGATAGTTTATTAGAAAATAATATGTTTACATTATAAAGTTGATTTATTTAAAAAATTATGGTATAATTAAAATAGAAAATTGGATTGAAAATCCAAAATGGATTTTCAATCCAAAAATTGAAATAGAAAGTTGAATTGAAAAATGGATATTGCAAATAGTAGTGGATTAATTGGTAAGTATAGTAATAAAGATGTGTATGTAGTAACAAGAGAACAGTTCGAAAGAATGACTTGCGATAGCAATTCATATTATGTAATAAAAGACTTTCCTACAGTAGAAGGATATCCTACGTTAGTGCGAAATAATAATATAACAGGTCATTGTAGGAATGATGGTGGAATTAAGATTTATAATATGCAGATTCCTTATGTGCGTTTAAATACATACAGGAACACGAGCGCAAATGCAGATGAAAAAGAATATACATATACTATGAAGGACGCGCCACAATTAAGTAAGGAAGAATTTTTGAATATTGAGGTATTAGCGCAGAAGGCAAGTGAACTTATAAAGAATGGACTTGCTATTGGAAATAAGTTGTTAAAGGAAGAGCAAGAGAGAGCGCAGGTATTGTGTTGTGCTCCGCACAACGGGTAGTAAGATTAAAAAAGATTATAATTACTTTGCTATTGGATATAAAATAAATAAAAAGAAATAAGTAGATAAATAAAAAAAATGAGTGAATAAATAAAAAAAATGAGTGAATAAATAAAAAAAATGAGTGGGTAGGTGTGGCCCCGATCGGGACACCTACCCACTATAAAATTTTCCGTCTCCGTCCTACCTCCTGTCCTCATAACTGGGCTAACTAGGAGGTAGGTTATTTTAATACTTCTATATAAGAGATGAGTATAATATCACAGACCATACTTATCGAAGAATTTTTCGATAATTTCATCTACTGCATCGTCCATTTTATGATAAGTAACAGCAACGCCGTTCTTTAACTTATTAAAATTAATATTAAGACTAGATACCAAATCATAAATAGTAAGAACATCTTCAGCAGTAATCTTCGCACCGGACGCAACGTCGGCATAGTGCTTGGCAGTAAACTCGTTGAATGCGTCAGCCACCTTCTGCGCGTCAGCGGTCACCGCAGCCTTGGCCGCAATCTTTTCCTTCTCTGCCTCCTGGACCTTAATAGCCTGATTCAGAGAATCGGTGAATTCCTTTGCTACATCTTCTGCACTAGCACCATTCTGCATCATAGCCAGGATATCTTCATAGTTAAACATTAATAAATCCTCCATTTTTTTCTTATTTTCTATAAATATTATACCATTTTTTTTTAATTTTGTCAAGAAAAGTGCGTTTTTGCGCGAAATTTTTAGGTTTTTTTTATAATTATATCATATTTTTTAAGAAAAGTCAAGTTTTCTGCTTCTGGATTAGGCAAAAAGGGCGGAAAAGCGGCAAAAATTTAGGTTTTTTTTAATATTATATCATATTTTTTAAAAAAAGTCAAGTGTGGATTTCTTTAATGGGCGTAAAACGCCCATTAAGTAGATTAAGGTTTCGGGATGCACGGGAATAAAGGCATATATCGCTTGATGCACAGAAAAATTTGCATATGGTTACCCGATCGGGAATTCGGGTCCTTGCTGCCGCGGCCGACCCGCCGAAGGCAAGCCCTATCTCTTTATTATACCACAGGTCGCCGCAATTTGTCAATAGTCAATTTGCATAAAAAAAAGAGAGTTTTTTCAACTCTCTTTCTTGATATAGTCAACCGCATAGACTATGGAAAATTCTTTATCACACGCCTCACAAACGCATAAGTCTTCAGGCTGCATTGTTCCATCACCGACTCTATCATAACATTCGTACTCTTTACTTCCGCAATAAGGACATTTAATTTCCATCTTAATATTCCCTCTCTTCTTCATAATCGTCATATTCACAAGGTGCAGGCCAGTTAGGGTCTGCGTGACAAGTGGGGTATTCTTCGCCGGGGTCTATCCAACTCATTACACAATCAACGCACTTCATAGATTTTATCCTCCAGTCTTGCTTTCCATTCATTTTCCCACAGATCGATAAGTTTGGACTCTTCATCCCAGTTATCAAGCATTTCCATAGCGAACTCCAAAGCACCAAAAGCCTGAGAAAAGAGTATTTTGCGGTTTTCCAATAAAAATTCATTGATGATGTAGCGCTCTTTGCGTTCCCACAGTCTGATCAACTTTTCTTTCATTTTTACCACCCTTTCAACCCAAAACGACATTATTTTCATTGGTATCCTCTAGAACTCTCTTTTGATTACATTAACATTATACATCCAGAAGCCATAGAAGTCAATTACAAATTGTAACTTTTCAAGAAAAAGTTGCACAAATTCGGGATTTTATTTTGTGCAACTTTTTTTATAAAAACGCTTGACAAAAATGCGGGAGGCGTGGTATAATGGAAAAACCGGCCCGAGCGCACGTGGAGGGCCGGCCATTATACCACATCTGCTTGGATTTGTCAATAGGCAAAATGCACAAAAAATCCGCCCCATTTTCTACGGGGCGGATTCGTCAAATTGCACAACAAAGGGGAATTGTATAGGTTTTGCGGACGATAATATCAACGCTTTCAGCGTGATTTACATCAACAAAACGGTCATTCAGAATGTATTCGCCAAAATTTTCGGCTTTCAGTCTGTTGATTGTAGATTCTTCGACTTTGCGGGTTGTCCATTTTGCCAAAGGAATAGCCCACAAATAATGGAATTCTGTGCCGTCCATCATGCGGTGGTTACACGTGGGTTTCAAATAATCTCGGTCATGTTGTTTCTTGCGTCTCCACAGAATTGCAGCTGTGCCGGGCTTCCAAATAATATTGCCGAGATAATCAATGTAAAAGCCCCAATAAAAAAATTCCTTGCCTTTTTCTTGAGCCTTTTTGTCCATGGCTTTAATTTTTTCAGTTGTTAACATTTCTTGTCCTTTCATTGATTAAAGTTTCGGGGGGCTTAGCCCCCCGATTTCCGAATGGGCGTTAGCCCATTTACGCAGCCTTAAAGTAAGCCTTGCGCTTCTCTTCGATTCTGACAATCAGATTGTCATTCTTCAACTGCGTAATCAGAGCGGAAATTCTCTGACCCGTCATATCGGGGTTAGTGGAAAGGGCTTCCACGCCATCCCAAATTTCAGCGATGGACTTATGCTCGGGAGCCACTTCGCGCAGATACTGCAGAATAGCGGTCTTGTAAACCTCATTCTGAGTCTGCTTTTCAGTGGGCTTCTTGATTGCCCCAGACTTGGAAGCAAGCAGGGTCAGTTCGTTATCCACGAACGCAAGCATATCACCGATAGGGATGTCGGGATGCTTATCAGTGCCGAAATGCACTTCGGGATGGGCTTCGATGAAGCCACGCAGAGCAGTGAAATAATCTCTCTTTACCATCTTGTTAGCCATAGTATCAATTCCTTTCTGGTTTTTTAAGGGTTTTCCTTCCCTTGATTACATTGATATTATATCATAGACTTGGTGATTTGTCAAGGGGTTTTCAGAAATTTTCTCAAATTTCTTTTCAAGCAACACCACTTACTCGGCCGATGTAATCCCCTGTGGTCTCCCTTGTAACTGGGGACGATAGTCTCTCATTCCCCTTGACACCTTTATTGTACCACACTTGGTGGAGTTTGTCAAGGGGTTTCTGTGAAAATTTTTTCACATCCTCGTGCGTTCCTATGCAACTCATCTATTGCAATTTTATGAGCACCAAGGTCTATTGCTACTTCCAACCGTAGCCCCACACCATAGATGTGGCTCAGAGGTATCTCCCCTTGACACTAACATTATAACACCGACCTCATAGGAAGTCAATTACAATTTGTAACTTTTGCAGAAAAAGTTGCACAATTTCGGGATAAATAATTTATTTATTTTTGTGCAACTTTTTGCTTGACAAAATGCTGGCGGTGTGGTATAATGGAAATTCCGGCGCTGACGTGGGAGCATCGTACGTCAGCGCCCGGCGCTTCATTTGACTAAAGCGTTAAAGTTATCGATAAAAATATATCGATAAAAATGAAATATATCGATAAAAGTATATCGATAACTTTAATAAAATAAAGTGTGCGCCAGCCGCGCACACTTTAATTGGTTAAATCGTAGGGGTGTCTGCTTCGCGCAATCGCGCAAGCACATCCACATTTTCAAGCATCAACTTTTCCATTAGCAATCCTGCAACATCGTGAAAGTTTGCGCGAGCCATTTTATAATTTCGCTCTGCTTCCTGCATTGTTTCCCAAGCAGTCTGGTATTCAATTTCTAGCATTTCCCTTGTCATTTTTTTTACCTCACTTTCTTTTCTGCCCCTCACTTGCGAGGGGCAGAAAGTACGACCTTGAATTTGCGACCATTGAAAACAAATTCAAATTCGCCGCTTTTGGTCTTTTCGATTTTCTCCGCTTTGGAACTTACGCTATCCATTAGAGCATTTAGGATTTCCGTTTTGTCGGTGTCCTCTTTGCGCTCTCTCTTGGTAGGTTCGCTGTTCTTCTTGCGATCAGCCTGCCGAGCCTTTTTCGCTCCTGCTTCCAGTTCGGGGTCAAGTTCATAAAGTTTTTCGCCCTTGTCGATTGCTTTGTCCTCTTCCCACATTGCAAGCACTTCGGCTTCGGTCATATTCAGAGTTTTCATTGTAAACTCCAAACGCTTTTTCTGTTCGTTTGTCATTCGGTTTTCATCTCCTTTAGTTATCTTGCCCCTTAATTATAGCAAATATTTCCGTTGCTGTCAAGGGGTCGGTGGGGATTTTTTCAATCCCCACCGCTTCAAATTATACTGCCTTGAAATAGGCTTTCCGCTTTTCCTCAACTCGAACAATCTTGTTCTCGTTCTTCAACTGTGTAATCAGAGCGGAAATTCTCTGACCGGTCATATCGGGATTACTTGCGAGCATTTCCACGCTATCCCAAATTTCGGCGATTGCCTTGTGTTCCGGGGCAACCTCTCGCAGATAACGCAGAATTGCTTCCTTGTAGTTTTCGTTCTGCATCTGCTTGTCGGTCGGCTTCTTTACCGTGCCGTTCTTCTTGTCCAACAGGCTGATTTCGTTGGAACAAAATTCCAATGCATCCTGTACGGTGTATTCCTTGTCCTTGACATTGGCGAGAACCGTGTTGCCCTCTGCGACAAGCAGTTCATTCAGGACATTGGAAATGGCAGTCAGGCTTTCTCTCTTAGTGAACTTTTTCATAGTATCAATTCCTTTCGGTTTTTAAGACTTGAACCTGTCTTTGATTTATTTTGTGAGGGGTTATCCCTTACACTAACTATTATAAGCGATAGACTTTCAAAAGTCAAGAAATATTTTTGAAATTGGGGGAGATTTTTTTCTCCCCATATTTCGATCAGTAAAGCATCGGGTGGTCTTTGATGGAGCGCATCAGCGCAATTTGGAAGTCCGTTGCTTCGGGAAAATCATTCGCAAAAAGTCGCTTGTTCATTGTCTTGTGCTGTCTGTAACAGTATGCAACGATTTGACTTTCAATGAGAACATCCTCAAGTCCTGTATGCGCTTCTGTGAAATCGGGATTTTGAATAATCCATCTGTAAAGATTTTCCGCTTTTGCGCTTGCTCTGCTCAGTCCGAGTACATCTTTGCAGTGTTCTTTGTACATCGGCATTTTACAAATAACCGATTGTGCCATTTTCATACTGTCCCACCATTCGACAGTCCCAAACGGAAACCAATACCGAACTTTAGAACCAGTCAGATATCGAACAATGTTATTTAGTGTGTCATAGTCAAAACTTGCGTTATGCGCTACGACCTCTTTAATTCCGTATGTTTCGCAGACTTCAAGCATCTTTCTGCGAATTGTCCAAGTATCAGCCACAGTCCGCAAACCGCAAGCGATTTCTTCACGGTATCGGGGCAACTTCTTCGCATAGTATGCGCTTTCCATCAGTTCGGGCATACCATAGAACACATCAGAATTGACATAGGAAAACTTGTCATAAATCATCCCGTGTGTATCCATCACTGCAAAACCAATGTCATATGGAAGCGAGTTCTTGCTAATTTTCCATCCCTCTTGGATGCAATTTGCAGCTTCGGTGTCCACGCACAAAAGATAGTGCTTTCTGCGGTCAATGTTCATAAATTATCAGATCCTTTTTATAATGTCAATCAAGTTTGCCATCGCTCTTGATTGCTCTTATATGATATCACATAATCCGCCGCTTGTCAACCACTTCAACGGAATTTTGGAAGATTTTTTTTAATCTTCCAAAAGTCCACGCAGGAAAGCAACGATATCAGTTTCGATCGGGTTTACTGCTTCGCCCATATGCCAACCGCTTCTTACCTTTGCGTTATCGTCAATCAAAATAGCAGTTTCACCATCGGACAAATACTTGCGAATACTGTCTGCCTTTGTTGCTCCATACTGCACGCCGTGGAAATTGTCAAACAGGAAATTCCACTTGTTAAGCCAAGCCAACTTTGCGGTTCGTACTGCTTCCTTGTATTCTTCGGTGCTGTTCATAGACAGCCAAGTGATGATACGAATTTCTGTTCCCATCTGGCGGAACTGCTCCAACACTTCACGCAGTGCGCACATATCGCACATTGGGGTGGCTTCAAGGTAGGGTCTAGGGTTTTCCGCTCTCAAGTCCTCAAGCCATCCACTGACAGAGTACAGGTCGGCAATCGTTCCATCCATATCGAAACAAATCATCTTCGGCAAGTTCTTCATAGTATCAATTCCTTTCTTTATCTTATGGTACTATTATACTACATATTTTACGAATTGCAAGCGATTTTGAAAAGTTTGTGCAATTTGACGAATTTAATACTTTAGTCAAATGAATTCGTCAAATTGCACAAATTTAGCGATTTAGTCAAATAAATTCGTCAAAATGCACAAAACTTTAGGGAATTAGCGCTTTAGCGTAATGAAGTGCCACTTTAGCGATTTAATTCTGTAGCACTTTAATTCGTGAAAGTTCCGGGGCCCTTGGGCACTTTCGGACTTTAGCGCTTTAGTCAAATGAATAAAAGTGAAAAGTTAAACAAACAATCACTTTACCGATTTAGCGCTTTAGTCAAATAAAGAAAAGTGAAAAGTTAAATAAACAATCACTTTAGCGATTTAGTCAAATGAAGTGCGCTTTCGGGATTTAGCGCTTTACATCGATGAAGTGCCGCTTTCACGCTTTAATTCGCTAACGCTTTAGCGTGTGAAAGTTCGGCCTACAACTACCTCTGCGCGTTCGTCTCCGGCCGGCCCAATTTTCGTCAAAATGCACAAATAAAATTTTTGTGCATTTTGACGAAAAGAGAAATTAAAGATAACAAGACGGGCAATCTGCCTTGTCTACATATTCATAATAGGGAGAAATAATGGTAATAATATTACCAACCTTTTCATTATCTTGAATGAAAGGTTCGACTTCTTCGTGGTTATCAAAATAACCCTCATAGTCGTATTCAGAATTGAATTCGTTATCAATAATGTGGAAATAGTACTTATACATAATTATTACCCCCAAAATTAAATTTCTTCAAAATCCATCATCAAGGAAGTCAAATCCCATTCAGTAAAGGCTACACCGAGGTCAGCAGCAAAAGTCTGAATTTCAGAGAGAACAACTTCAGTTTCTTCGTCTGCCAGAAGATCGAATACATAACCTTCAATAGCAGTGTAGGTATCAAAATCAGCAGTTAACAGAGTAGTCATTGTAGTGACCTCCTTGATTTAGGTTATACCTTATTTTACTCGATAAATGCGGATTTGTCAACCGATTTTGAAAAAATAGTTTTCGTCAAAATGCACAAAAATTTGGGGGAGTTTTGGGAATTAGCGCTTTAATGTGTGAAAGTGCCTACTTCAACGATTTAAAGTGTGAATGCCCTGCTTTGTGAAACTCGGCTCGCTGCAGGGAAAGGGCGCCCGGTAGCGAGCCGCCGCACTTTAGTCAATTAAATCGCTAAAGTAAATAAAATTTCAAAATAAATTTTTTATTTTTACTTTAGTCAATTAAATCGCTAAAGTAAAATAAATTTTTTATTTTTTATATATATATTATATCATATTTTTATAAATTTGTCAATAGGTAATTTTTTAATTTAGAAAAAAAGAAGCGAGGGTTTCCCCTCGCTTAATTTTCTACTTCAATGTCCCATTCTTTGCCAGTCGATTCTTCCCAAGCGTCGAGCAGTTCGCAGAAAGTCTTTCTTGCGTATTCTTGAGCATACTCTACTTGTTCATCATTGATGTTGTCGGGATCAACTCCGCCAGTAGCAGAAAGCGCAACGCAGGCAAGCGCATCCATCAGTGTATTAGCGAGGGTTTCAGTCATTACCATTTTTTCCATTTTTATTTATTTCCTTTCTCTATTGGATGGTTTTATTATAGCATAAAGGGTTGAAGTTGTCAACCCTTTTTATTTGCTTTCTTATACCATCTGACCCAACTTTTGAAAACCTGTTCAGCGGTTTCATAACCAGAGCAAGCATTCAAATTGTAGGTTTCAAGTAATCCTTTTTCGTGACCGTGGGAGCTAGAATGAATGACTACATCATCAAGATAAATAGTTTTCATCCCGTCGGCATAGAACTTAATCTGATAGCCATCGTGCAGGTGGGAGAAAGTGTGGGGCAGATCAGCCAAACAAAGCATATCATCCAGTTTACAAATTTCGGTAAAGTTGATAGTGTTATTAGTTTTCATTATTTTCATTTCCTTTCTTTATTTGTTGTATTAAGTATATCATACCTTGGGGCTTTTGTCAAGCCCCAATTTCGTGGATTTCTACAAATCCATCATTCCAGATCTGCTTCATCCAAGTGCGGCTATCATCGATGTAGCAGTCTACGGAAATGCCTGCTTCGGCGCAGGTTTCGATGTAGTTCCAGTTGAGAGTGTCGAAGTAGTTGTTTTTCATTTTGGTGTTCCCCTTTCTTTTATCTGTCTTTATTATACACCCAATTGATTGATTTGTCAATACCTTTTTTAGAAAAAAGGGGATTTTTTTTATCCCCTTTTTCACTTAGTCGGAAAACCTTCGCTTTCCCACTTCTTGCCGAAGTCGTGTGACCATCTCCAACCACCTTTATTGGTATTGAAATAGTCCTTGTTGACCTTGCCGGTGTAGGCAACCTGTCGCTTCAAGTAGTTGGGCTTCTCGCAGTTGATAATCTCGCCGGTGTAGATATTGTATGCGCTGTGTCTGTAATCCATCATTTTTATTATCTCCTTTGCTTTTCTATCTGTCTATAGTATACACTATTAGGAAGCATTTGTCAACAACTATTTTTCAATATTTTGCAATTATTTTTCTTTAGCACTTTAGTTCGCTGAAGTTCCGGGGTCAGTGACCGACTACGAAAAAAATGGGCTGTCAAGTCCAGCCCATTTTCTTTGCCCATTCAACATTATGTTCTTTTACATAGTCCTTTGTTTGCTCCCGCAGTTCAACAAGTTCACTTTCCAAAGTTTTGTCGATTGTTTCAGCGATTTGAAGGTCTGCGCGCAATTTCTTCAATTCTGCTTCTTTTTGCGCTCTTCTTTCATTAGTGTAATAATTCCAATCTTTGAGAATGTTGTCAATCTCTCTTTTCTTGGGTGCAATCTGTTCATTATACCAACGGCAACAATCTCTGCATTTTTCATTGACCGCATCAAACAACTTGTACAATTCAGGATGTTCTTTTTCACGCTTCTTATTCCGATTATCATAGTACCATCCAGTAATCCTATCAGTGAAGAAAATGATTGCAGCGAAGAACAAGACCGTAACAAATACACAACCAAGGATGAAAAGCATTTCTTTCATTTTTTTTACCTCTCTTTCTTAATCAACCAGTAGCACAAAAGCATTGATGTTTGCGTGTTGTGGATTGGGGTCGCAGTTATCGCTGACAATGTCCACGAAAGACCACGCAACCCAAGTCAAGCAGATCGCGCAATAATAGTAATGATATCGAGAATTAGTTTCTTCATAGTTCGTGTTCCTTTCTCTATTGGATGTATTAAGTATATCACAAGATGGTCTTGTTGTCAAGGGGTTTCAGGAAATTTTTTTAACTATTTTTCCGCATATTTTTCTTCTCTTTATTTGTTTAGCACTTTAATTGGGTGAAGTATGGGCTGTGGTGGCCGATCACGCTGACAAAAGAAAAGAGAGTGTTTTTCACACTCTCTTATTCAGCGTAAGCCAGATAGTAATTGAAGAAGTTTTCATTTGCCTTGCACTCCTGGATAAATTCAGCAGGTGTGAAGTCAACAGACTTGTTGTTTGCACAGCATACAAAAAGGTAAGCGTGAAAAGCCTTGTCGAGCAGAATATCCATAGCGTCCTTGCGCAGATAGAGTGCGCAGTTCTTTGCGCTCTGCTTGATGTATTCGATGTGTCTTGCCATTGTGTCGGTGATAGTATACATTGTGTATCTCTCCTTTGTTCTTTGTGTCTTTATTATATCATTTACTTCTGGATTTGTCAATAGTTTTGGGAAAATTTTTTTTATTTTTTTTTACATATTTTTTCTCTCTTTATTTGTTTAGCACTTTAGCGTAGTGAATTTAGGAGTGCGGCGACCGCTCACGCAGACAAAGAAAGAGAGAGGTTTTTATCAACCTCTCTCTTTGATGTTGTTTAGCACTTCCTCAAGTTCTTCAACGCTCATAGTCTGATAATGGCTGTTGATAGCCTTGAGCAGTTTGTTCTTTTTGTTAAGTTCTGCCCTTGCGATGTTCTGCTGTACTCTGTAGGCATCTCTCTCTTCTGCTGTGTCAAAGTAGGTCTTTTCACCGTAGGTGTAGACAACCTTTACACCATCAGCAGTGTGAATGTTCTTTGTGCCTCTGTCTGTTCCCAAACCATAACACTTGCTCCAGCCATTAGTGTCATTATAAGACTTAGCCTTGGGGATGTTGTGCTTGATGATGTAGTCGGCGGTGTAGAACTTTGCGCCATCGATTTTGTACAGTTCGTTAATAGTATGCATCATAGTAATTACTTCCTTTCATTTGGTGAGCAACAAGTGGCTTTGTGCATCTTAGGCTTTGCCCTCTCACTCTCGGCACATCCTGTCTTGTTTTTACCTTGCGTTCTTGGTTCGGCTCTCGCTTACTTCGTCCGCCTTGGCTCATCTCTTTTATCTGTCTTTATTATATCAAATGGTGTTTACTTTGTCAAGAGTTTTTTTTATTTTTTTTTCTTTTTTTTATTTTGTGTACCTCTCTTAACTGTCTTTATTGTATCACATCGTGCGCTTTTTGTCAAGAGGTTTTAGGAAAATTTTTTTGCAAGTTTTCCTGCAAACGCTTTAGCGATTTATTGCTGTAGCACTTTAATTCGCTAAAGTTAGGGCACTCAAGGCTCGTGCGCGACTTTAACGATTTAGTCAAATAAAGAAAAAGGGGAGAATCGTTTGTTTTAATAATTAGCGTATTCTTTAGCGATTTAGTCAAATGAAGTTTGGAATCGGGAAAATCGTTTGTTTTAGTTTTTAGTGTATTCTTTAACGATTTAGTCAAATGAAGTGCGGATTCGGGAAAAACGTTTGTTTGACTTTAGCACTTTAATTCGTTAAAGAAAAGTGGGAAATCGTTTAAACTATTGAAATTCGGCGCGTGTGGCCCCTGGACGCGCCGCTGATTGATAGGGGTGCTAGGTGAAAGGAAGCATAGTTTTTTCTGAAATATTGTCAATACTTTTTGTATAGTTTTTTCAGATACAGGGGGGGGTGGGTTTCGTGAAAATTTTTTTCTTTAATGTGTTAAAGTCTTTCGCCTGACCAAAACAATCTTGAAATCATTTTTAGATTTCGGATTACGAGAAATTATTTTAAATTTCGAATAACGATAAAAAAATCTCGTGGGCACACACCCACGAGACCGTTATAGGATTATGTTCGGCTCTTTTATTAAGATTCCACTACTACCATTTTCCACATATCCACCAGTAAATAAATTATTCATAGCTTTTTGATAACTTAAATACTATTCCATCTACTTTTTTCTTGTTTACTTAAAAACATGGGATTATCCACAAAGTAATGCCATACATAGCCGCTTCTATCAATAACAGAATCAACATAGACGCCGGCATCATCATCGTAGTCCCATCCAGTCCCAATGGCGGTGATATTAATTTCACTTTCATCATAGTTTTCTTCATCAATCTCCATCCAAATGTAGGGCCAACCATTTTGCGCCATTACTTTAATAATCCTACTAAAACAATTCTTAATAGTGACTATACCGCCATCGACCCCAAGTTCATATTTATAAATCTTCTTAGCCATTCTTGAAATATAACTCCTTTATTCCATCTATACTATGCTCGCATTCTAATCCATTTAAATGTTTATCTACAATATCATATATAATATCAAATATACTATGTCTATCTCTGGGACAATAATAGCCACCACCATTAGCAACTCTTTGAAAAACTTCCCAATTATCTTCCTTGCTCGGGTACAAATACTTCATTTTTAAGTCCTGCCGCCACAAACTTTTCGATAATTGTTTCTTTACGTTTCTACATTTCCTCGACATTGCCTTTACACACCCCATATACTGGACAATTAAAACTACATTGTGCGTCTGCGCTCCCACATGGGATATAATAATCAGTTAAAACTTTTATCATATCCCTGTAATAACAGTTATCTCTATCTAATAAAAACTCTTCCCAGCCAATTTCACTATAAACCCTATCAACAATATACAACTCTTCTTGAAGTCTATAATCTGCTTGCGCTTTTTCGAGTTCTTTTTCTAATTTTAAATCTTCTTCACTTAATGGATCAAGAAAAGTACAAGGAACTTTAACCCCATTATATTCATGTTCTCCTTGGCGATACTGTTTTGCGCGCAATTTATATAATCGATATCCAGGAGTCTATTCATTAGGATGCGCTTTTCGCCATTCCTCTCTAAAATCATCCTGATATCCTTCTGTAATTAACCACCATCTCTTTGCCATACTATTTCTCCACAAGAATAGGTACAATCATATCCTTCTTTAAAACAAATATGATAAATATATTGCGGTTTACAGATATATTGTTCAACATATTCATCATCTATTTTTTTACAAAATTCATAATACTCATCTTCTTGCGCTTTCGTCATTCTATAAGATGAGGGAAACGTTCTAAAATCTGCAGTTTCTAAAATATGGTGGTTTTGGGCAAAATAGGTTAATCTATCTGCCCATACACCAACCTCAACAACAACTGTTTTCTTCTTCATCATCATCCTCATAAGGTGACTTATAAGGTTCTTTCATAGGATTAAGAATAATCTTTGTATCTTCAGTACCATAACGCACTGCAACACCACGTCTTGATAAACTATCCACCACTATCGGATTTTCTTCGCCTTCAACAAATCTTAAAACTGAACGAAAACTGCAAACAAAAACTTCATCATAATATTTAGTCAAATCATAAATAGTAAAATGATATTCCTAATATTCTTCCTCGCTCATTTCATCTCTTTTATTAAACCAGTAGATATCAGAATTATACCATATTTCAGGGTGGTCATCTTCAAAATAAGCCAATCGCCCACTATCTATACCTACTTCAATTATTGCATATGGTTTTTTCATTGCTCATCCCATCCTTCCGGTAAAATAGCATCGAGTATTGCTTCAGCAATTTGTACAATAATAAACGCAGGAGCGCATACAAAAAATATTACACATACAAATATTGCCATATACCATTTTAATCCAGCACATACTTGCGCGTATTGCGTTCCAATTAAGAGAGCCATAATGCACCATAAAAGGCCAATTACTGGGTCCATTCTCTAGTTTCTCCTTCCAAAACATATCTTTTTGTAAAACGATTCTATAATAAAACCGCATTTTTCATATAAAATAATTTAGGAGCGGATACTTTTTTAAAACTTTTAATTTCTGCTAAAGCCCCTATCCTATCTTCAGCATTAAATTTATAGTTATATTCTTTTTCTAAAGTATTCAAAATGCCGTTTGCGATTTTATCTGTCATAGATTGCTCGTCCTCTTTTACAAAATACGTGACTCCTACTATTTTGTCTTTGGGCAATTTTGTTAAATCTATAACAATCTTTTTAAACTCATTTCCATATATTACTTCACCATAAACCGCATCTATTTCTATTTCTTCATAGACTATTTTATCTATATTATATAAAATTATACCTAACAATAAAAGTATAAAAACCGCAATTAAAAAAAACATTAATTTAAACTTCCTTCATTATTTTATACAAATATTATAACATTTTTTCTAAAAAAAGTCAACGTAAAATTTGACATTTCTATTTTTTTGTGATAAAATAACCATAGATTGGGAGGCGAATAAAAAATTGATTAAATTAGATTATTCTTTATAGACTCCTGAAGAAAGAAACGAATTAGTCAAAAAGATTTTGGAAGAAAATCCTGAACCAAATGAAAAATATTTGGAGATTTTAGCAGACTACTTAATTCTTTGTATGGAGAAACAAGAAAAAAAAGAAAAGAAAATTCTCACTGACAATAGAATGACTACTGTTAATAAAAGAGAAACTTCTTTTGAGGGTCTTGTTTCCCAACTTGAAAATGGCGAAGATGGTATATATAATTTAATAACTAATAATAAAAATGTAATATTTCAACCAAAGATAACAATAACTAAAAAAGATATAGAAGAAATTCCTCCATTAAAACAATTGCGCGAAGCCATAGATGTTTGGGATGCGAAACTCAAAGTAACTGAAGGTAAAGATGCCTTTACAATAAAAAAAGCATTAATTGAAATGCGCAAAGACCAATATTTAATAAAAAATTCTTATAGACAACCTATTATTCCTACTAAATTAACTCGTTCTAAATACTCATTAAAATTAGAAGATACTACTTATCGTTTTGATGAAGACGGATATCCAATTCCAGAAGGAGTTAGTTTATTAAATCCAGAAATTTGTTCAGCAATACTTTGCAATTATTCTCGTTTAAAGCAAGATAGTTGGGATTAGTTTGAAGGAGATACTTGGTATCTCATTTATGATTTTGAAAATATATGTGATAAAGCATTAGCCGACTATCCTTTATATATGAGAATTGTTGAATGTAAAATCGATGGTATGCAAAATATTGATATTTAGCAAATTTTACAAATGGAATTTGGTATTAAACATAGTCTTGAGTATATTTCAAGTTTATGGCGAAATAAAATTCCTAAATTAATTGCGTCGACCGCAGAAGATGAATATTTGTATTGGTACTATACTAATGTTGAAAAAGGTAAATTTAAGAAATGCTCTAGATGTGGGCAAATTAAATTAGCCCATAATAAATATTTTAGTAAAAATAAAACCAGCAAAGATAATTTATATAGTATTTGTAAATGTTGCCGCAATTCTAAAGGAAAGTAGGGATAATTATGTCAAATCAATGTTATTGTAAAACTTGTAATAGAACAATGGCGGAAGAACAGTTTTACACTTCATATAACACTGAAAAATATCCGCCAAATGGTAAATTACCCGAATGTAAGAAATGTATAACAAGACACGTTGATAATTTTAATCCAGAAACTTTTTTATGGATTTTATAGGAAGTTGATATTCCTTGGGTTCCAGAAGAATGGTAGAAATTGATGGTAAAATATGCCAAAGATAAAACCAAACTAACAGGAACAACTATTCTTGGTAGATATTTATCCAAGATGAAATTAAAACAATATAAAGATTATAGATGGAAAGATAATGAACATCTAAAAGAAATGGCCGCAAATAAACTTAAAATCACTATGATGTAGCAAGGTTATGATGATAATGAGATTGCGCTTGCGCTTGACCGTCAAGATTATGCTATACCAAGTGAAGAGTTATTGCCGCCTCCACCTCCTTCCTCTCCTCGTTTAGAACAAAATGATATAACTTTTGAAGAAGAAGATTATTTTGATAGAGATAATGAAACAAATTTTAATGACGATTTAACTGATGAAGATAGAACTTATTTAAGATTAAAATGGGGAAAAACTTATAGACCTGAAGAATGGGTTCGACTTGAATAGTTATATGAAGAAATGATGGGGTCATATGATATTCAAACCGCAGGTCATATTGATACATTAAAATTAATTTGCAAAACATCGCTTAAAGCAAATCAACTACTTGACCTTGGTGATGTTGATGGAGCGCAAAAGATGATTAAAATGTATGATGGACTTATGAAGTCTGGTAAATTTACTGCTGCTCAAAACAAAGCCGAATAGGGTGAATTTGTTGATTCTGTTGGAGAATTAATTGAAATGTGTGAAAAAGAAGGATATATTGAAAGATACTATATTGAATAGCCAAATGACAAAGTTGATTTTACTATTCAAGATATGCAAAGATATACAAGAACTTTAATTGAAGAAGAAACTAATTTAAGTAGTATGATTGAAATGGCATTAAAACAAAATGCCAAAGAAGATGAAGACGCAAAAGCAAATGAAGAGTTTGATATCGTAGATGATATTGAATTATCTTATGAAGATTTGGATAGAACTCTTGTTGATAAAGATTTTGAAGATTTTAATGAATTTATCGAAGGACAAATTGAAGAAGATGAAAATATGTTTATGATAAAGGATGAAATTTAATGGCTTTATCTAATTTATTAGATTTATCTGTCCAACGAAAAAAGGTTGGTTTGTCTGAAGAGCGTGTCCGAGCCGTTTTACCTGTAATTAGACAATATACAGCCTTTTGGAGAGAATATCCAGATTTATTTGTTGATTTTATGGTACGAGGAACGCGCACAGAAGAAAAACCAGGAGAATTTAAATTTTATTTTTATCAAAGAGTTTTTTTGCGCTGCGTTATGCGTTTTTAGTATGTGTACGCGGTATTCCCTCGCGCTTACTCTAAATCTTTTCTATCAGTTATGGCACTTATGATTAGATGTATTTTATATCCTGGAGTACATTTATTTGTTACATCTGGAGGTAAAGAACAAGGTGCTAGTATTCTTCACGATAAAGTTCAAGAAATATGTAGATTAATTCCAAGTTTTTCTCGAGAAATTGATTGGGGTCGAGGAAAAACTTTAGAAGGTAAAGATAGAGTAGTTTATAAATTTAAAAATGGTTCTCAACTTGATAACCTTGCGGCGAGAGAGAGTTCTCGTGGTTAGCGTAGACACGGGGGTTTAATGGAAGAATGTGTTGGTATCGATGATACTACATTGCGCGAAGTTATTATTCCTGTTATGGCTATCCCAAGACGTGCCGCTGATGGTTCAACGCACGAGGAAGAGGCCGTTAATAAAAGTCAAATTTATATTACTACTGCTGGATACAAAAATACTTACCCTTATGATAGATTAATTGGTTTATTAGTTCGTATGATTACACAACCTGACCGATGTATAGTTTTAGGTGGTACTTGGCGAACGCCTGTTGCTGTTGGATTACAATAGAAAACATTTATTACTGACCAAAAAAATGAGGGTACTTACAACGAGGCTTCATTTGATAGAGAATATGAGTCTAAATGGTCTGGAACTGTAGAAGATGCTTTTTTCAGTTCAGAAGTTTTTGAACGAAATAGAATATTAAAACAACCTGAATATGAAGCATCTGGACGTTCTAATAAAAATAGTTTTTATATTTTATCTTGCGATGTGGGACGTAAAGGATGCGATACTGTCGTATGCGTTTTTAAGGTCACTCCATAGCCGCAAGGCGCATCTATTAAAACTTTAGTTAATATATATACAATATCAAATGAACATTTTGAAGAACAGTGTATTGAATTAAAGAAATTATTTTATAAATATAATGCAAAAAGATTAATTATTGACGGTAATGGTTTAGGTATTGGATTAGTAGATTATCTAGTAAAAACATAGATTAATCCAGATGATGGAGATACTTATCCTGATTTTGGAATTTATAATGACCCAGATGGAGATTATAAGAAATATAGAACTAATAATTGTGAACAAGACGCAGTTTATATTATAAAAGCAAATGCGCCAATTAATACAGAAGCGCACGCGAATGTACAATCTCAACTTTCTTCCGGTAAGGTTAAAATGCTTATTGATGAACGTGCCGCGAAAATAAAATTATTAGGTACAAAAATGGGTTAGCAAATGACTCCAGAAAAAAGGGCAGAATATTTAAAACCTTTTAGTTTAACATCCATATTAAAAGAAGAGATGATGAATTTACGTGAAGAAAATGAAGGCGTAAACATTATTCTCAAATAGGCTAATAAAGGCATTAAGAAAGATAAGTTTTCTGCTTTTGAATATGGATTGTATTATATTAAAGAAGAAGAAGACAATAAGAAGAAGAAAAAGCGATTTAACGCAAAAGATTGGCAATTTTTTAATTAATAGAAAGGAGGGGTCGTGTGAGAGCCTCACGTGCCGAATTAAAAATAGAAGAAATTTTAACTGATGCTGAATTGCCTTTTAAAATGGAATATAGTTTTCCTGGATTAAATAGTCCTGGCGGCAGACCCCTTCGTTTTGATTTTGTTGTATTTGATGATGATGGTAATATTGATTTTATTATTGAATATCAAGGTAAATAGCATTATGAAGCAAGTTAGAAATTTGGTGGTAAAAAAGGATTGTACCAATAGCAATACAATGATAATCAAAAGCGAAGATTTTGCGCGCTTCACGATTTTACTTTAATTGAAATTCCATATACAGAAGAAAACCTCATTTCATATGACTATATTATGAAACTTGCTGGTTATTAAGGAGGTGGAGTTTTGAATAAAGAATCTATTCACGCTAAAGGCTTTAATATAAGTGATAGTTATGCTGAATATAATTTAAATAGACGTGATGAAATAAGTGAATTTTTAGATTATGGAAAAATAAAAGTAGGCACTAAAACTTTAACTGATGCGGTTTTGGATTTAGGGTCTTTACAGAAATCTTTTCCTCGGCATCAATATACTAATAAGGCTTTTATTTAGATGGCTATTGGACAACACAATTTAGAAGAATTACGAAATATTTCAAATTTTTATTATAATATAAATGGTATTTATGAAAGAGTTTGTAATTATTTTGCTTCTTTATATAGATATGATTGGTATGTTGCGCCGACCATCTATGATGATAAAATTAAAGATGAAAAAATATTAAAAGAGTTTAATAAAGTTCTTGAATATTTAGATGCAAGCCATATTAAAAAGATATGCGGAGACATTGCTTTAGAAGTAATTAAGAATGGAGCATATTATGCTTATCTTGTTCCTTCTAATGATTAGATTGTTTTACAGTAGTTGCCTGTTAAATATTGCCGTTCAAGATATTTTGTAGGTCAATTGCCCGCTATTGAATTTGATATGCGTTTTTTTGATACTTTTAGCGATATTAATTATCGAATGCGAGTATTAAATCTTTTTCCTGATGAATTTAAAAAAGGATATATGCTTTATAAACAAGGTAAATTACCAAGAGATAATATGAATGATAAATATGGTAGTTGGTATTTATTAGATATAGGTTCAAGTATTAAATTTAATTTTAACAATAGTGATGTCCCAATGTTTATTAATGCTATTCCCGCAATTTTAGATTTAGATGCAGCGCAAGATTTAGACCGTCGCAAACAAATGCAACGATTATTAAAAATTATAGTTCAAAAACTTCCAAGAGATAAGAATGGCGATTTGATTTTTGACGTTGATGAAGCAAGAGATATTCATAATAACGCAGTTCAGATGTTAAAACGTTCAGTGGGTGTTGATGTATTAACTACTTTTGCTGATATTGATTCAATAGATACGCACGATAGTAATAGTTCAACAACTACTGATGATTTAGAGAAAATAGAAAGAGCATTATTTAATGCTTTTGGTATTTCACAGAACTTATTTAATACTGATGGTAATTTATCTCTTGAAAAATCTATTTTAAATGATGAATCTATAATGCGTAATCTATTATTATAGTTTCATATTTTCTTTGATAATATTATTGCTAAAAAGTTTTCTAAAAAAGGCGGATATGTCTTTAAATTTTATATGCTTGAAACTACACAATATAATTATAAAGACTTATCAAAAATGTATAAAGAACAAACTCAATTAGGATATTCAAAAATGTTGCCGCAAATTGCGCTTGGACATTCATAGAGTTTCATCTTAAATACTGCTTATTTTGAAAATGATAATTTAAAATTAAGCGAAATTATGATTCCTCCACTTATGAGTTCTACTTTAAGCGGCGAGGATATTTTAGGGTAGAAGAAAACTTCTACTTCTACATCTGCGTCTACTACTGGAGATAACAAAGGTGGACGCCCGCAAAAGGCTGAAGGCGAAAAAAGTGAAAAAACCATTTAGAATAATGAATCAATGAGTTAAGGAGGATGAATAATGAGACATAAAAGTGTTAGATTAGAATCTTCACCTGTTGAATTTATCAATATAACTCCATATAATCCTTTAATTTCTAAATGCGAAATTAAGGTATGTTATGTCAGTGATAAACCAAATCGTAATAGAAGTATTATTACAAAAGAAGTAGCAACTAAAATGGCTAATAGTTTGCCTGGTTGTCCTATTGTTGGTTTTTATATTGAAGACAATGAAGATTTTGAAGAACATAGTAGAGAAATAAAAATCACAAATAAAGAATTTAAAATTATTGATAAAACTAAGCCTTATGGTTTTGTTGATTTAAATGCTAAGGTGTGGTTTTAGAAATTCATTGATGATGACCAATTTGAGCGTGAATATTTAATGACCGAAGGATGGTTATGGACTAAATAGTATAAAGAATGTCAACGCTGTGTTGATAAAGGAAATAATCATTCAATGGAATTAGATGAAGAAACTTTAAATGCTTATTGGACAGAAGATAATAATGGTATGCCTGAATTCTTCATTATCAATGAAGCAATTATTTCAAAACTTTGTATATTAGGTGATGAAGAAGAACCTTGTTTTGAAGGTTCTACAATTACCAAGCCCACAATAGAGTTCTCATTTGATGATAGTTTTAAAAATGAACTTCGTACAATGATGGATGAATTGAGGGAGTTATTAAATAATAAAGGAGGAGAAAAAGTGTTTTCCAGATATAGTGTTGAAATTGGTGACGCTTTATGGACTGCTCTTTATAGTTATGTTGAAACAAATCTTTCTCAAATGACTATTGAGGGAATTTTTGAGGATGAAAGTACTTTTGCTGTTCTCAAAAATGGTGAAGAGTATGTTAAATTAAGTTTTTCTTTAGATGCTGAAACTAATACTTATTCTTTTGCTGAAGAAACTGAAGTTATTGAGTATACTCCAGAAGAAGAGCCTCAATTCAGTGCAGAAGCAATTGCTGAATACAAAGCAAAAAAAGATGAAGAAAATTAGGGCAAAGAAGAAAAAACTAAATCCGAGAATTCTGATAATAAATCAGAAGAAAAGTGCCCTGAATGCGGCAAACCAAAGTCTGAATGCACCTGTGAGCATAATGACGAAGATAAAAAGAAAAAGTATGTTCTTGAAGAAGTAGAAGAATACACTGAATTATTAAACCGTTATAGCGCATTAGAGGCAAATTACAATGCTTTAGTAACTGAAAAAGAAAATTTAGAAACTGAAATTTCTTCTTTAAAAGATTTTAAGGCTAAAATTGAGAAGAAAGAAAAAGAAGCAATGATTGAAAACTTCTATATGCTTTCTGATGAAGATAAGAAAGAAGTTATTGATAATATTGATACTTATTCTTTAGATGATATTGAAGCAAAACTTTCTATTATTTGTGTTCGCAACAAGGTTAATTTCAATCTTGATGAAGATAAGAAAGATAATAAACCTACTACTTTTAATCTAACTGATACTGATGATAGTTCTACTCCTGCTTGGGTTAAGAGAGCAATGTCAGTTGCGAAAACTTTAAATTAATTTAAGGAGGACATATAAAATGCTAAAAGATTTCATTGGTCAGCATTTCGTCTCCCAGGCTTCTAAAGCCGCTGGCGGATATGTTGATTATGGTTTCGGTCAGGTAGAACCCAACCATTTAAGTGCACAGCGCAATGGTCAGGTTTATGCACAGTTACCTGCTAATAAAGATATTCAGATTTTAGAGCAAGGTCAGTTCGTTAAGTATGACTATGCTAATGGTGTTGTTAACTTCACTGGCGCAGGCGAGTGGATGATGGTCTTTAATGAAATTAAGTTATATCGTGACCCAATGCAGATGGATTGCGAATTTGCTATGTTAAAGCACAATTACAACGCTCGTATCTATAGTCCATTTGGCTATGGTGTTGATAAGGATGGCAATCCCACTGCTGATTTAGATACTGCTTGGGACCGTCAGACCAGATATTATAATGGCGTCGACGCAGAAGGCAATAGTTCTATTGAATTAAATGGTAAGGTTTATCCTTTCGATAAGGTTACTGCTCCTGCTGCTACCGATCCTTATGAATTACATTATAATGAAGATCCTTTCCATATTGAAGGACCTTATAGAGAAAAGAGAATGCCCGAAGGCACTGTTATGGTTCCTCGTGTATTAAAGACTATGCCTGGTGATTTATTTACCACTAATATGGTTATGGAAAAAGAATTAGTAGTCGGTGACGTTTTAAGTCCTCGTGCTGCTGATGGTATTTTAAGCAAGTCCGGCGATGGCTCTATCCAGTGGCAGGTTGTTAAAGTTTATACTATGCCCGACCATCAGCGCGGTGTTAAATTAATGCGTATCGCTTAATGAAAGGAGAGAAGAAAAATGGCTTTAGATAGAAATAATTTAGTTGCTCTTGCCAAACAGGTCGCAAAGGCTGACCCTTCTGCTCCTGTTGCTTACAGTTTTGATGGACAGTCTCTGTCTTACGAGGCTTTAAATGAGACTTTACGTCAGGAATTTAATGAATTAGCAGGTACTTATGCATTATATCGTGAAAATAAGAACCTGATTTTCTCTATTATTGAAGAAACTTTAAATGAAGTTCTTCCTAAGAAAGTTGAAGAACAGTATGCCCAGTTTGCTGAAGTTAAGACTTTCGCACAGGGTGACCGTGCTGTCTTCCGCAGAAAACTCGGCTCCAACCATCGTGCAAAGCAGTTCGTTACTCGCATTGGTTTAGCAGGTGTTTATGAAGTATTTAAGTTAAGTGCTGGCGAAGAATCCTTTATGGTACCTACTAGTGCTATTGGCGGCGCCGCTCAAATCGGCTTCGAAGAATTCCTTGATGGTCGTGTTGACTTCTCTGTTGTCACTCGCATTGTTATGGAAGGTATGGATGAACTGATTTATAAAGAAGTTGCTGCTGCTCTGAAGGCTTCTATTAATCAGTTACCTCCTGCAAACCGTGTTGCTACTAATGGTTTCGATGAGGCTGCTTTCGACAAGTTACTGATGATTGCTGGCGCTTATGGTACTCCTACTATTTATTGTACTTATGAATTTGCTGTCCGTATGATTCCCAAAGATGCTTGGCGTTATACTGAAGCAATGAAGGATGAATTGTGGAGAACTGGTCGTCTGGCTTCTTATAAGGGCCATAAGGTTGTTATTTTAGAGCAGGGCTTCGAAGATGGAACCAATAGCCGCAAGGTTATTGATCCCGGTTATTGCTGGATTATTCCTTCCTGCGCTGACAGCAAGCCTGTTAAGATCGCTTTTGAAGGCGGCACTTTAGTTGCTGAACGCGATAACAACTATGACTGGTCTCGTGAAATCCACGTTTACAAGAAGGTTGGCGTTTTAGCAATGCTGGCTAACAACATTTGCTGCTACTGTGACACCGAATTACTGGGTGATATGGTCACCTGGCATTTAGACGGTGTAACTGGTTATGTTCGTGACTACGCAGGTAACATCACTGGTTCTCAAGATGATGTTGATGGCGGAGACGTTCAAGGCTAATTTTAATTAACTAAATATATATTTTATTTGGGGATGGGGATTTCCCCATCCCCTTATTGTTTTTGAGTAAAAGGAGATTATTGAAATGAATGAAAATAGAATTGTCAATGTAAAGAATAGAAGTTCCAGTATGGTTGTTTATAATATCAGAGAAGATGGTATTCGTAGAGAATTTCAGCCTGGTGAAACTAAAAGAATTCCTTGTGTTGAACTTTTAAAATTAAGTTATCAACAAGGCGGTACTACTTTAATGCGTAATTTTTTACAAATTACTGAAAATGCTGCAATCCAAGAATTAAACATTCAACCTGAAAATGAATACTATATGAGCGAAGCAGATATTGTTAATTTGATTAAAAATGGCTCTTTAGATGCATTTTTAGATTGTTTAGATTTTGCTCCTATTGGAGTAATTGATTTATTAAAGCAATTTGCGGTTTCAGTCCCTTTGATGGATTATGATAAGCGCAATGCTTTAAAAGAAAAGACTGGATTTGACGTTGATACTGCTTTAAAGAATTTAGAAGCAGAAAAGGCTGAAAGTAAGGCTGGACAAATCGAACCTGCGGCTTTCGAACGTCGTGTTAAGACTGAAGAGGCTCCTACTCGCCGCAGAACCACTACTAAATATAATGTAGTAAGTAAGGCTGAATAATTTAAGGAGGCTTTATACATATGACATCTTTCTTTTATATATATGAAAGATTTCTAGGTAAAATTACCGATGATATGTATTTAGAATTAACTCCTCAAGATACTTTACAAGATATGCGTCAATTATTAATTGATGCAATTCCAGGCTTTGAATTTCCTCGTAAAAGATTAGATTATGTGTTAAGCGGATTGGATGCGCCTAACGCAATCAGAGACGCTATAGATGGCGGCGCAATAAAAGATTTAACACCTGATGGAATTCTAGATGGTGGAGATATAGATGAAGCCTTTGAAGAAGTATTCTCTCCGTAGAATACTTCTTATTTTAATGCTGATTTAAATGATGAAGAAATGAATATCTTGGCCTTACTTATGGAAGAGGCTTGGATAAATCGCTAGATTGCTTCGATAGAAGTTACAAGAATGAAATACTCTGGAAGTGATTTTAAAATGACTTCCCAAGCAAATCATTTAGCAAAACTTTTATCATTAAAAACGGAAATTCGCAGAATGGGATTTCATATGTAGCGTTTATATAAACGTCGCAGATATACTGCTGATGGTTATATAGAATCTAACTGGTCTGTATTGAGGGAGGTTAGCGCCCTTGATGACTAAATATGGTTTTGTTGTTGAAGATGAAAATTTTCAGACAAATATAAATAGACTAACTAATCAAATATGGAAATTGATCCCAATGCGAGAAAAAGAAGAATCTTGGGAGTTGCAGTTAGATACTGTGATTTGTGAAATTACCGGTCTTTATCATATATTTAATATTGATGAAAACTTTTTAATTTTATTAAGTAAATTAGAAGGTTTAAAAAATATTGAAACGGATTTTGATTTTTATCGAAAAACCGTTTTTGAATCTATTACCCTGTTAAGGGGGTTAAAACCTTGGCTAACAGTTTAGATTTAATGAAACAAAGAATAGTTAAATCAGAGATGTTAAATAAATATCAAAATCCTGATGTTTTTACATCTTTATAGCAAGAGCGAATGATTATTGATAAGCGCAAAACATTGAGCCGCGCAGTTAACTATTCTTATTAGGGTGCTTATGTAAAAAAACTAAACGATGAATTACAATATAAGGCTTTAATTAACCCTAATAAATTAAAACAAGACTATGATGATAAAATTATTTCTATAGGTTATGAATATAATTATCAAGTCGGTGATGTTTTTGAATGGATTGGAACTAATTCTTATTGGTTAATTTATTTACAAGATATGACTGAATTGGCTTATTTTAGAGGACAAATTAGACGTTGTAGTTATGAAATTAATTGGGAAGACGATAATGGTTTACATAACACAATGGCGGCATTAAGAGGTCCTGTAGAAACAAAAATAGATTATATTCAAAAGCACGAAATAAGTATAGACAATCCTAATTATTCTTTAAATTTTTTAGTACCTTATAATGAAGAAAATAAAAAATTCTTCTAGCGTTATACTAAATTTTATTTAAAGGGTGATGATGTGTGTTGGCGTATTGAGGCTGTTGATAGATATAGTACTCCTGGAATTATAGAAGTAAATGCCGTTGAATATTATTCAAATGACCACGAAGATGATATTGAAAAGGGTTTAGTGGGTGCTTTAATTCCTGAATAGAACGACCCAAATATTACTGAATTAATTGATGGAGATACTTTTATAAAACCTAAAACAACTCATACTTATACTTATCAAGGAAATAATGATTCCTCTTGGACTTGGGATAAGAAATTGCCGATTTAGGCTGCTCCAAAAGGAAAAGAAATAATTATTAAATGGAGTTCTTCTTATTCTGGACAATTTGATTTATATTATGGTGATATAAAGAAAACTATTGTAGTTGAGTCATTGTTTTAATTTAAAAGGAGTAAAAGGTGTATGAATATTGTAAATGTAAAAAATCCACAATCAAGTTTTTTATCAGTTGAAAAAGACGCGGCTTTGATTATGGATAGAATTTTTGAAAATCGTAGTTTACAAAAATTATTATATTATAACACGCCAGATGCATTAAATCGTAAAGATTTAAATGAAGAACAAATGCAAAGTTTAATTGAAAATAATATTAAATTTGTTCCAAAAATTAAAGTAGATAAATTAGTAGAAAATTATTTATTAATTAATTTTGATGGTTTTTAGACAACTTATAATCCAGAGTTTAGAGATAATATAATTGAATTTGATATTATATGTCACGTTGACCAATGGATGTTAAAAGACTTTAAATTAAGACCTTTTAGAATTGCGGCTGAACTTGATAGTATGCTTGATAAAAAGCATTTAACTAATATGGGTGAAATGGAATTTTTATCATTAGATTCTAAATTAATTGAAAACGATGAATATGCAGGTATGTGTTTAAGATATAGAGTTGTACACGGTGGCGAAGATAAAAAATTTATGCCCAATCCAATGGATGAATAGCAGTTTCTTGAAAATTTTATGAAAATGCCTATTTATGATTGATTATAGATTAGGTTTAATGTGCGGGACTGATTTACCCATTCCCGAATTATAGTTGGTTGTGCATTAGCCAAAAATGAAAGAAATTGCTTTAATTGGTGAACAAGATTTTTTAACTGGCGCGCAATGTTTATGTATAAATAAAAGTATTTTAATGGACAATTCTATACCGGAAGATACGAATAATTTTTAGATATTTATGATGGTTATGAAAGATGAATAGACTGCTGATAAAAAAGCGGCTGTTTAGCAAGTATTGACCTTATTATTCCCAAATAGTAAAGTAGTTTTTACTCCTCGTTCTTTAATAGTTTAGCCAGAAGGTGCTATGATAGACGAGGATAATTTTGAAATATTATAGGGAGTTTTAGAAAAAGTATTTTGTTTTGATAGCGAAAAACGAAAAGAAGATACTTTTAATCCTGCGAATAAGAAAGCAAAAGAGATTGCTGAAAAACTTATGCGCGGGCGCAAACGTGTGGCTGAATTAAATGATTCTGCCAATGTTAGTATATTTAGCCAATATCTTTCCACTCTTACTGTAGGGCTTAATTCAATGTCACTAGAAGATTGTATTAATCTGACAATGTATTAGTTATATGACTTAATTGAGAGATATTCGTTATATATAAATTGGGATATTGATATCCGAGGAAAACTTGCTGGCGCTAAAAGCGACAAAAAAGTTGAAAATTGGATGAAGAATATTCATTAAACAATTTAAGGAGGAAAAATACTTATGAAATATGGTATTCGCGAAATATGCGACGTCGTATTAAAAGCCAAGGCTCCTATGAAAATTGGCCATAAAATCTTTTATAAAGATGAACCCGTTATGTATTTCGATACTTTAAAGACTTCTACTTTAGAAGGCGCTTCTACCACTGTTTATGCACAGGGCGGACGCGGCAATGCTCGTTTAGTTTCCTGGGACGGCGAAAAGACCTTAACTTTCACTATGGAAGATGCTCTGATTTCTCCTGAAGGTCTGATGATTCTGGCCGGCGCAGGTCTGATTGAAGCCGACTCTTCTAACACCATTAAGCAGCACGTTACTGAAACTACTACTGATTTTGCTTATAACCCTGAAGATAAGACTGCTGGCGTTACTATTTATTTAAGTCAGAAGCCTTATATGGGACCCAAGATTGGTGGAGCATATTTAAAACAAGAGTCTTACGTTTATGTTATGGCTATGAGAAATGGTGAAGTTGTTTCTGAACCTTATTTACCTGTAGTTGCTGACCCTGTTGAAGTTTATTGGGATGGTAGCAAGTGGGCAAATGTTAAAGATGCTTCTGAAACTAAATTACCTGAAAAGTATGCTATTACTATTCAGCCAAAGAGTCCTATGAAGAAAGATGCTTCTGAAGAATCTCAATATAATTATGTTAATCAGGATGATAAAGATTATAAGATTCATAATCTCACTGAAATTAATGATGAATATTTAATGAGCAATATGTTCGTTCAGGGTGTTTCTACTTTCTTGGTTGACTATTATACTGAAAAGGCTTCCAACGTAAAGCAGATTGAAATTACTGCTGAATCCTTCGGCGGCAACTTCTATTTAGAAGCCTCCACTCTGTTCCGTAACCAAGACGGTGTTGACCTGCCTGCTGAATTTATCATTCCTAACTGCAAGGTACAGTCTAACTTCACCTTCTCTATGGCTTCCAGTGGTGACCCCTCAACCTTCACCTTTACTCTTGACGCTTTCCCCGGCTATACTCGTTTCGATAGCACCAAGAAAGTTATGGCTGCTATCCAGGTCATCGAAGATGTTCTGTCTACTGATATGGTTCGTACACAGACCTTCCATGAACCCTTACACGAAAATAGTTTCGTTGGCTAATCAATAATATGATTATTCATGCAACCCCTCGAAAGTCTGCTTCTACTATTGTAAAGAAAGAAGTAGAAAAACGTCAGAAAAAGGTTGAAGAAAAAAAACTTCCTGTTAAAAAGCAGGAAGAGAAAAAAGTCGCAATAGAGGCAAATGCCCCTGTAAAAGAATAAAAAAAAGGAGAGGAAATTTAATTTCCTCTCCTTTTTTTTACTTTTGAGAGAAAGGAGAAAAAATATGGCTACTATAAGTACAGATTTTTTTTTAGAAAATATAGTTCATCCATCTTTAGCTACAAAATACTCTAGAAATAATGGTTTAAGTGATATTGCCTAGTTTTTAGAAGATTTTTTAAATGAGTTGAGATATGCTAATTAGTCTAATGACCCTATTATGAGACTTTTAGCTGAAAGGGTTAATAGTTTATTGGGTGGATAGTAGTTATTTTTATATGAAGGAAGTAGCGCTAACATTGCTGGCGATAAATTAGAAAATGAATTTGAGGCTTTAATGTTAAGTATTGCTAGCATTTTAGATAAAAATATTGCTGAATAGTTTTTTGACCAAGGATTATAGTTAAAAGATTTATAGGGGAGCTTTAATTTAGGTGGATTAGGTAAAACAAATGCTGTTATTAATATAAATAAAAATGGGACTAAAAAAAGAATTACTGATTATCAAAAGGAAATTCAAAATATAGTAAAAGAAGATTAGAATAATTATAACACATTAACAAGGCAAGCTTTAGTTGAAAGATATGGAAAAACCGATTTCGCTGGTTCAAATTTTAATATTCATATAAATATTGATTATAAAGCTAGTGCGAAAGCTTTGAGAGCTTTTTCTATATTAAAAGCATTTAGATTTTCTTTAAAAAATTCAAAACATTTTGAGGCATCAAAACTAGGTCGTACAAATTCTTTTAGAATGTATGCTAGTGTGGTTGGAGCTGTTACAAATTATAGCTATAAAAGAATATATGATTAGTATTATAGAATGAAAAATTGTTATGATTTTCATAATGAACATAAAAGTTTAATTTTGAAACATTTAGGACATATTTATTCAACTTATGAATTAGTTGGATTGGGTTTGTTAGATAGTAATAGTAATAAAGAGATGGTAGATTTCTTAATAGTTAACGATTCAACTTTAAATGGAAGTATAAAAGTATTTAGTACACAATCCATTTTAGATGATTATATTAATGGTGAAAATACTGGAATATTTAGTTCTTTGTCATAGCCTTTTAAGACTCATAGAACAAGAATATCTATAAAAGCTTTAGATAAAATGGATAAATAATTTGACATACATAAAAATTTTTTGTATAATAGAGTAAAAGGAGTTGTTTAATTTGGCAAAAATTTCTTATAGTAAATTAGGATTAAAAATAGATGAAAGTATAGAAATTATTGAATGGAATGAGCAAAATATTGAAGTAAGAAAATATTTACCTATCCAAGAGAAGATTTCTATTATGAATAAAGTAGTAAGTGCTACTTTAGAAGCAGATAGTAAGCATTTTAATATTCCTCAAGTTTTAGTAAATTTAGGATTAGAAATGGTTTATAATTATACTAATATTTCTTTTACTGATAAACAGAAAGAAAATTCTTATAAATTATATGATGCTTTAGTGTCTTCTACTTTATTAGGACAAATTCTTGCAATATGCGAGAGAGAGTATAACGCTTTACAAACTTGGATTATTGATATTCTTAATAAGATTTATGCATAGCAAAATAGTGTGCGCGGCATTTTAGAGGCTATGACTACTGATTATGATAATTTAAATTTTGATATTGATGAATTACAAAAGAATATTTCTAATCCTGAAAATCTTACATTATTAAAAGACGTATTAAGCAAATTAGGATAAGACTACTAAATTATATTTTAAATTTTAATAGGAATATAATAAAGGGTTATGGGAATTATATTCTCATAACCCTTTTTCGTTTTATATATAAAAATAAAAGAGTGAAAGGAGTAATATCTATATGGCTGATAGGGTTTATAGTGCGTAGTTAGTAATGACTGCGGACGTAAAGTAGGCTAAAGCGCAATTAGAAAATTTATAGCATAGTCTTGATTCACTTTTAAAACAACCAGCAACAAATAGTGCTGGATAGCAAATCAACGCAGATTTTAAAGATGCTTTAAATACAGTAACCTCTTTAAAAGCGGCTATAAAAAGTGCGACAAATGTAAATACTGGCAAATTAGATATTTCTAAATTTTCATAGTCTTTATCCAAATCAGGAAAAAGTTTAAGTGATTATTCAAGAGAACTTTCCAGTCTAGGTATTGAAGGCTAGAAAACTTTTTTAAAATTAGCACAGTCAATTTCGACGGCAGAATTACCTTTAAAAAAGAGTAATAAAATGCTATAGGATTTTGCCACTACTATGAAAAATACAATTAAGTGGCAATTTTCTTCAAGTATGATGCATGGCTTTATGGGTGCTTTATAGACTTCATATGGATATGCTCAAGATTTAAATAAATCATTAAATAATATTAGAATTGTTAGTGGATAGAATGCTGAATAGATGGCTAAATTTGCTAAAGAAGCCAATAAAGCAGCAAAGGCATTAAGCGTAACTACCACTGCTTATACTGATGCATCATTAATTTACTATCAATAGGGTTTAAGTGATTCAGAAGTAAAAGCAAGAACTAATATTACAACAAAAGTATCAAATGTTACTGGCGAATCTGTAAAAGAAGTATCTGACTATCTGACTGCTATTTGGAATAACTTTGATAATGGCAGTAAATCATTAGAATACTATGCTGATGTTATGACTGCGTTAGGTGCGGCAACCGCTTCTAGTACTGATGAAATTGCAACTGGATTAGAGAAATTCGCAGCAGTAGCAGAAACTGTAGGTTTAAGTTATGAATATGCAACTACTGCTCTTGCTACTATCACTGCCGAAACTCGTCAAAACGCAGATGTAGTTGGTAACGCTTTAAAAACATTATTCTCTCGTGTTCAAGGTTTGAATCTGGGAGAAACTATGGATGATGGCACTACTTTAAATAAATATTCATAGGCTTTAGATAAGATTGGTATCAGTATTAAAGATGCCAATGGCGAAGTAAAGCAAATGGATGTTATTTTAAATGAATTAGGTGCTAAATGGGGAACTTTAAGTAAAGATACTCAAATCGCAACCGCGCAAACTGTAGCAGGCGTACGTCAATATGCTCAATTAATCGCATTAATGGATAATTGGAGTACATTCCAAGAAAATTTAAATACTGCTTATTCTTCTACTGGAGAATTAGAAAGACAGGCGGAAGTTTACGCTGAAAGTTGGGAAGCCTCAAGTAAGCGTGTGCGCGCGGCCGCAGAAGGCATTTATGATAGTTTAATTGATGAAGATTTCTTTATAGGTATTAATAATGGTTTAGAAGGAACTTTAGGAATAATTGAAAAATTAATTGACTCTCTTGGAGGTTTACCAGGAGTTTTAGCAGTCGTAGGTTCGGCATTATTAAGGGGATTAGGCCCGAATTTAACTAAAGAAATTAGTCGTTCAATAAATAATTTACCTATTATTACAGATGGAGTAAAAGGAACGGCTAGACGTATGCAAGATGAAGCAAATGAGGCTTTGTTAAATGCAGATTTTGGCCGAACTAATGATATTGCTTTTGCTAATTTACAGAATCAATCAGCGTGGACAAACGAATTAGCAAATAAGGTAAATAATAATGAAATAGATGAATTTTCTTTAAATTTAATTAAAGAAAAAATGGGAGTTGCTAATAATTTATCTGAATAGCGTGTAGCAATTAGTTAGAATATATCTAATAATAAAAATGATAGAGTAGCAATAGAAGATAGATTAATTTAGTCAGGTCATCAAGATTATATCGAACAAATTAATAGTTTATATTAGCAAGATTTAAATAGTAATAATCCAAAAAAAGATGAATTACGAAAACGCGTAATGAGCAAGGATTTTAAAGGCTTAGGTAAAGCAAAACTTCAAGAGTATGGTGCAACTGATGAGTAGATAAAAATAATTGAAAATTATAAAAGAAAAGTTCGTGAAGCCAAAGGCGATGTAGATGCAATAGCAGAAGCAAATAGAAAATTAGATGAAGAATTAGAAAATACAACTGGCGGATTTAAAGAACAGTCTCACGCATTAGATGATTATATTAATGGATTAACTGAAGGTCGAGAAGAGGCTCGCAATTTAGCAAGAAATCTGCAAGAAGGTACTGATTTAGATGCAGAAAAAAAGAAAAAAGATGAAGAGCACGGTAAAGTCATCCAAGACATAAATGAAAATCTTAATGGTAATTTTAATGAAAAAGATACAACTGAAATATTTTCAGAAGGATTATCTTCTACTATAGAAGGCGTAACATCTTTAACCGCAGGTTTTATAGGATTACACAGTGCAATTTAGGTTTTAAACAATGAAGATTTAAGTTTTGGTGAAAAATTTAGTAGTGTAATGTTATCTGTTAGTATGTCTTTACCTTCTATTATTAATGGATTCTCTGCTCTTTCTACTGGAATTTCAGCAATATCTAAATCTATTGAAGGAGGATTTATTCCTACTTTATTAGCATCTGTTTTTGGACTTAAAGCAACTGAAGGTCAAACTATAAGACAAGTAGTTACAAATAAACTTTTAGGAGAGAGTTATGCAGGTGCAGCAACTAATGTAGAGTTATTTAATGCTGCATTAAAAAAAGCATTATTACCTGTTGCAAAATGGATTATTATTATTGGTGCTATAGCAGCCGCAATTGCTCTTTTAATTAAAGCAATTGAAAATGCTAAAAAGAATTCTTTAGAAGGAATATTAAAGAGTTCTGAAGAATCTGCCGAGGCTTTAAGAACTAAATTAGAAGAAACTAAATAGAAAGCAAATGAATTAAATAGTGCTTTTAATTCTTATGATAATGCTCAAAAGGCTTTAGAAAGTTGTACAAAAGGTACTGAAGAATGGAAAAATGCTTTAAGTGCAGCAAATGAAGAGGCTTTAAAATTATTAAAATTAGTTCCTGAATTAGAATATGAAGTTTATGATACTGGCGAAATTTATATTGACCCAGAAAGCAGAAAAGAACATTAGTTTGAAATAAATAAAGGTGTTATCGGTAAAACTTATGGAGTTTTAGAAGCCGATTAGAGAACTAATTAGGATAGATATAATTTAAATAAAGATAATAATATTTCGAATATAATAAATTAGGTTATTCCAGAATATGCGGAATATTATGATGAAAATTATAATTCTGCGTTTGAACACTTGCGAGAAACCTTATTAAATAATTATGATAAACTTGATTCATTAACTTCAGGTGAACTTGAAAGTTTATTTGGAAAAGGTTATAATTTTACACAATACTTTAATATTGATAAAATTGTTGAAGCAATTCAAAATAATCAACAAGCAATAATAGATAATAATAAAACATTAGAAAGAAATAATGAATTATTAACTTTAGAACAAGAAAATGCTATTAGAAATTTAGATGAAAAATTTGCTGATAGAGATGGTGAAGTTCAATTAACCAATGCCATTGTCAATAAAGAGATTGAAACCAATAAGAAATTTATTGAAGACTAGTTAAATAAATATAGTGGCAGTGATGCAAACATACAAGAAGGTACAGAAACTGAAAAGATTTTAAATGAATTCTTTGGTGAAGGTAATTGGTTAAATCAAGGCAATATAGTCCGTAGTGATGGAACTTTTGTTATCCAAGTTAAACAAGCAGATGGTAAATATAAAGAAGAAGTTTATGATACGAAAAGTATTATTGATAGTGTTGCTGCGTCTCGTGCTATAGAAAATGCGGGAACCGCAAACAATATTGCTAATAATATTTTAGATTCGGCAAGCGAAGGACTTATTTCTTTTATTAAAAATAAAAATTTTGAAAATGTATCATAGGATTAGTTAGTAAGAGATAAATTAAAAACAGATATAGGAAAATTAACAACGAAATAGCAAAAAGAATTAGAAAATTATTTCCAAATAGAAGAAGGCACATTAACAAGTTTTATATTAGGTAAAGCCGAGGAAACAGCAAATGCTATTACTGACCTTGGTTTATCAAAGACTTTTGATAATGTTTCACTTTATGCTGCAAAAGGGTTATCCGGTGCATTAAGATAGGCTTATTTATCTTTGGGAGAAGATGGAAAGCGACAATTAGAAAATACTTTATCTGAAATGTGGGGAAGTATTGACCAAGATTAGCAAGATGATTTTATTAATCTAATTAATAATTTTGATTGGGAATCACCCGATGCAGTTAATAGATTTAAAAATGAATTGCTTGCTTTAGGTATTACTCTTGATAGTATTGATATTAGTACTTTTGTTAACCAAATGGCTAAAGTGGCCGGTGAATTACCTATTGATAAACTCAATAATTTTATTTCACGTCTTGAAACGCTATATAAACTATTAGGCGACGTTAAAGTTGGCGATATAATCTCTAAAGAACAAGTTGAGCAACTTGGAGATGCTATTGAAGGTTTTTGGATTAATTCTGAAGAATTTATGGTGTAGAATAAAAAATCTCCAGAAGAAGTTTCAGAAGAAATTGTAGAAAAGGCTAGATATGGACAAGAACTTACAGAAGGTATTAATAGTATTGTAGTACAAGACTATTTTGATACTGGAGAACTTGGTAAAACTTCTGCAAAAGCGCTTTTAAATTTTGCTATAGATCAAAGTTCTGACAGTGATGCTTTAAAACAGTTTTTAGATATAGATAAAAATGTTAATCTTGAAGAATTAAATGAAACAGAAGCCGCTAATTATTTAACGCAATTAAAAGATGCTCATAATGCTGATTTAAATGCAGTTATTGCTAAAGATAAAGAGCAAAGATTATATAATTATAATAATATTAATGATTTAACATCTGATAAAGATTTTGATTTTTCCGATGAAACTTCAAGAAATGCTTTGTATAAATTAGGTGCTGATAGTGAAGAATATGCGACGGCATTTTAGAAATATAATAAGGCTCTTAATGATAATAAGGGTAATACTGAAGCGTGTGCTGCCGCGGCCGAAGAGTTTTCTAAATAGATTAAAGAAATTGAAGTTAATAAAGCAGCATAGGCCATTGGAAAATTAACTGAATCTTTAGATGATTTAAAAGGTGACGAATATAATAATGCAATTCGCGATATACAATAGCAATTAGAAAATGCTTTTGGTGTTAAAGTTAGTGAAGAATATATAAAAAATCGTGACCATATTCTAAATGCTTGGAGTAAAGGTGAAATTAGTACTGAAGATTTATTTGAAGATATTTAGAATGAAATTCGATTAAAAGTAGGCTTTGAAGGTAACCTTGAAGAATTTTAGGAAATTATTAGTGAAGTTCAAAATACAGAAGCCGTAAATTTATATGTAAATGGTAAAGGCGATTTTAATGAATTATTAAATGGCTTATTAACATCAAATATTGAGGCTGAAAAAGTTGCAACTTGGTTAGCAGCAATAGGTGAAACTAAATTGTCCCCTGAGGGATTTTAGCAATTAATTAGTGCTTTAAGTTTAATGCAACAAGGATTGGCTTTATCAAGTTCAAGACCTCTTTAGGCAGAAAAACTATTAATATAGGCTGAAAATCAATTAGCAGATTTAGGCTTTAGTGGACTTATTCCTGGTGATGCTAAATCTAATATGGAAATACTTACTGGTCCAGGAAATAGTACTCCAGTAACCAACCCATATCAAGGTTCAGGTGGCGGTGGAGGAGGTTCCTCAGGTTCTGCTTATGATGAACTTCAAGATAAGCGCATGTCAACAAGCGAAAGTAAACGCAAACGCTTGGAGGCTCAACGTGAAGGCCTAAATCCAGAAGACGCAAGTAAATACATCAAAGAAGAAATTGAACTTCTTGAAGAAGAGCAAAAAATCCTCGAAGACCAAATTAAAACTTGGAAGAAACTTCTAAAGGAAAAAGTTAAAGAATTTAATGCTAAACATCCAGAATTTGAAATTAAGTTAACTGATGATGGTGAAATTGCTAACTTAAGTGATTTATATGCACAAATGGAAGATAAATACCAAGAAATTCTGCAGGAAACCGGCAGTGAAGATAAAGCAGAGGCTTGGTTAAGAGATATAAGTTTTGATTTAGATTAGGCTACTGAATTACAATCTAAAATTGATGATAATGTTGCTTCAATTGCTGATAAGGAACGTGAATAGGCTGAAAAAGCGTTAGAAGATATTACCAATAGAATTGATTGGCGTGTAAAACAGATTGATTATCAGATTGAAAGATTAAATTATTATCAAGAAAAATTATTATTACAGGCTCACGGAAATAAACAAACAATTGAAGCAATGCTTGAAGGTTTCCAGTATCAAGAGCAAGAAATGCTTTAGTTGTTTGAAAAGGGTGCTACATTGCGCCAAGGCATTGATGAATTAAATGCGGCGAAAGCGCAATACCCGGGATATGAGCAAATGTTTGATGAATAGATATTAGAATATCAAAGTGATTTAATTGATGTTAATAAAGATATTCTAGAACTTCGTAAAGAGATGGAAGAATTAGTTTAGAATGTTCTTGAATTAGCACTTGAAGAAATTGATATTCAAACTGATAGGCTAGATAAATATGTATCTATGTTAGACCATTTTAATAACATAATCGACTTGTCAGGTAGAACAATGCTTGATTAGACTTTAAAAGTCCGCATTGGTACTATGAGAGTCGAAACTATGGTTAATAAAATGGGTATCTTAAAGCAGCAAATGGATGGGCTTGCGGCCGCCACTAAACAAGCGCAAGAGGCCTTGGCTAACCGAGCGGCGGACAACGACGAGACATCTGTTAAATTCTGGGAAAACCAAGTTGAAGAATTAAAGCACGAATTAGAAAGTGCTTCTGAAGAATTTCTTGGCTCTTGGGAAGAAACTTTAAATGCTGCGGCTGAATTATTTGAAATGCGAATGGAATTAGCAGTCAATACAATGAGTGACGCTTTAAGTCCATTCTCTACATTAGAATTATTCCAGCAAAATTATGAATAGGCTAAAACTATTCAAGATGAATATTTAGACGATGCTACAAAACTTTATGAATTAAATAAATTAAATCGTCAATTAAATTCTGCTATCCAAGATGAAAATGATTTATTAGCAAAGTCTAAATTAAGAGATATTCAGCAATAGATTTACGAACTGCAAAAAGCAGGCGTAGATATGAGTCAATTTGATTTAGATATTCTCCAAAAGAGATATGATTTACAATTGGCTGAAATTGCTTTAATGGAAGCGCAAAATAGTAAGACCTCTATGCGCTTGGTGCGCGACGCCGCAGGTAATTGGACTTATGCATATGACGCTGATGAAGAATCTATTGAAGATGCTACATAGAAATATGAAGATGCTTTATTTGAATTAGACCAATTGGCTAAAGATTATATCGATGATGTATCTCAACAATTGATTGAAAATCAAATTGAGTATAAAGATGCTTTAATGGATTTAGATAAAAATGCGGCTGACTATCAAGACCAATTAATCGCATTACAAGAATATTACACTGAACGTCAACGCTATTTATTAGATGAATTGAACAAAGGTGTAGAAGAAAGTGGTATTCTTTTCCACGATACTCTTTATGGTCAAATGACTGATATTTATGATTATGAAGATGCTTATAATCATTTCTTGGAAAATTCTAATTTAACTATTTCTGAATTAATGGTTAATTATAAAGATTGGCAAGGTGTCGTTGAATAGGCAATGAATGTTGCAGGAACTAGTTGGGAAACCTTTGGCGCAGATACTGAAGGCACATTAGGTTCTTTAGAAACTTATGTACAACAATTATGTGATGAAATATCTGAATTGGTCGATGTATTAATGTCTTATGTCTCCTAGGCTATTGGAATGGTTGAAGAATGGCAGGCTAAATACAGTAAACGTACTGATGAAGAACTTGCTAAAAATGAGGCTTATATTAATAATACTATTACTTCTGGCAGCGGTGGCGCTAAAAAAAGCAGTGGAGATATTAGCCGTGATGTTACTGAAGCATTGTATAATGATATTAATTATTTATAGTCTGATGATTATAAATAGTTAATGGCAGATAGAGCAGAAAGAGATCCTGAAAAGAGTGGATATATTAGCAATAAAGATTTAGAAAATGTTTTAATTCAGGCGTCTCAAGGAAATCCTACTGCAAATGAAGTTGTTAAACATATTGCTGATGGTGGCTCTTATAATGATGAAGTTATTGCAGACAAACTTGATAAACTTAAAAAATTTGATACAGGTGGATACACTGGTTCTTGGGGTTCTGAAGGTCGTTTGGCTTTATTAGACGAAAAAGAACTTGTATTAAATAAACAAGATACTGCTAATATATTAGACGCAGTAAAAGTATCTCGTTCTATTGATAATCAAATTTCTATGATGACTGCTAATACCGACTATCAATTAAGAAGTATGTTAGGTAGCACTAAATTACCAATATTCGATGAAAAAGCAATTGAACAAAATGTTCATATTAATGCTGAATTCCCGAATGTTGTTGACCAATATGAAATTCAAGAAGCATTGTCTAATCTTTCTAATAACGCTTCTCAATATCTTAATTTAAGTAAAATCTAAAATAGGGGATAATATTATCCCCTATTTTAGGGAGAGAAAGGAGTAAATATGGATAATTATTTGGCTAAAGTAAAGAAGCCTAAATATATTAGTGATGAGTTAATAAAAACAATAGACTTAATTGCATAGGCTCGTGATAGTGAATTAAATTTTGATAAAACAATTATCGCAGAAGTAGTTAGTTTAAATAATGCCGAAACTGGTGAATATTATGTTTCATATCAGCAAGGTAAATTTAAGGCTTATGCTCCTACCAATTTAAATTATGTATATAATGAGGGTGTTAATGTATATGTAAAAATTCCAGGTGGGGATTTTAGTGCGAAGAAATTAATAGAAGGTAAAGCAAGTGCGGCGACCATTACAGAAGAAGAATATGATTTTATGGCTTCTAATGTAATTGAAATGGGATATGGTTTTTAGGATACAGATAAAACATATTCAGTACTTGCGGGCGCAGGTGAAGAAGATAAATATTATGAATCAGTTATTTATGAAAATTTAACTAATAAAGAAGATGCTACTTTTGTTAGTACTTTTTTAGCATATCCAACTATTAAAATTTCAGCAGATTTTAAAACCGATTTTAAGGGCGACCCCACAAGCGGCAACTATGGTTTAAAAGTAGAATTTTATACCGATAAAGAAAATGAAAATATTACATATACGCGCAAATTAGAAATCGCTAATTTTGTTGGTAGTTTACATTAGTATTTAGTTTTTTCTCCACAATATGCAATTTATAAAGTGGAGAATATAAAATTAACTGCGGTAAAAAAGATTACCTTATTCCAAGAAAGATATACCGAATATGACAACTTAAAAGATAATGAAGGAAATATTATTTATGAAAATAAAACTGAACCTAATATTTTTGTAAAGAATATTAAAATATCTTTTGTTGATAATATAGATAATACTGATTCTTTATATTATTGCGGCATTCAAGCGGTTCAGGGTTTGTCGCTCGCGCAAGATACTGATACAATTACTTTAGAAGGCAAATTTTATTACGCTCTTAAAGATGTTTTAAGTCCTTCTAATTGTCAATGCTATTGGTTTAAACAAAATCCAGTAGTTGTCCCAGGTCACGAATTATATAATCAATACGCCGGTGGTGGATGGGAAGAAATTATTGATAGTAAAGTAAATTATAATATATTAACTTTGCGTGGCTCCGATGTATATTAGCAAATGCGAGTTAAGTTAGTAATAATTTATAATAATACAATGACTTTTTCAAATGAAGTTAGAGTAGTTAAATATTTTAATTCTCGTTTTGCTATTAATAAAGTATCTGATGCTACTGGAACTTTTTTAGAATTAATTGATGCATAGGATAAAATAGAAACTGCAGATTGGTATGTGCGCTTGCCCGATGGTAGTTATTATCAATATGCGAGTGGCGCAAACTAGATTAATGTATCTGAATTTTTATATTATCCTGAAGTGTCTTTTTAGGCTGCTATAAAATTAGATGATAATACTGTTATTCCATATGATTATGAATTAAAGAATACTTTAATTGATACTGATATTCGAGTATTTTATAATGGTATTGATACTTTTTTATATGATGTAAATGGAGATATTACATATACAGATTATGATAAAGAAATGGTTATTACTCCTATTATAAATACTAACGCTTCAACAGTAGTTACCGGTGTTACTTGGTTTGGGCCAAGCGGCGCCCGCATTTTTGAGGCTAAACAGTCTCCAGAAGATTCAATGATGCGTAATATACGAGTTAATGCGGCGACCAATGCAGTTCATTTTACTATAAGTCCTAAATTTTATAGCAATAGAAATTTAAATACTTTATAGTTAAAAATTGAAACTTCAACAGGTAGCACTTACTATTTTAATAAAACAATTAATTTTATTAAAGAGGGCAGTCAAGGCGCGAATGGTTTAACATATACTATGATTGTTAATTATAGTGATGATAAAGGATAGGAATATGGAAAATCAATTCCTTTGACTTATAAGAAAAAAACTTGGGGTAAAGTTTATTTACATCCAAAGATTTTTGTTGATGGTAAAACTATTTATAATAATACTAAAATAGATGATAATAGATATTATAAAATTTCTTATGTTGTTTAGTCCATTAATGTAAAAACTACTTCTATTGGATCAAGTAATAAAAATGATTCATTGTTTGAGGTAACTGGTAATGATGAATTGAATGACCAAGGACAATATTTTGTTCGTTTTGTTACCACTATTAAAGTTATGAATGGTGATAAAGAAGAATCAAGTCATATCATTAATTACTATCAACCTATATTAATTGCATATGGTGATATAAATATTGATGATTTAACCGCAATTAAAATTCCTAATTTAGTCACTTATACTGCAAATGGAGATACTCCTTCTTATAGTTCTGAATATATTTCAGTAATTTATAAAGGAGTAGAATAGGTAAGTTTAGCAAAACCGCAATCATTAAATGATAATATTTTTATTTCTTATTTAAATCATTCAAATGGTTCAATAGATTATTATATCTATCCAGCACAAATTTATAAAGGTGCTAATTTCCCCATAGATGAAAGTGGAGAAACTATGATTCCAATGGGCGCGATAAAGATAAAAATATCAAGTGTTTCTGAATCATATCTTATTCAACCAGTTACTATGCTATTGGCTACTGATATGAATAAAAATATTGATGGATATAATGGCGGAGTAATTACTATTATCGATGATAAAAATATTGAAAAAACTAAATTAATAAATTCAGTTATTGGCGCTGGCTCTATTAATGGAGCCAATGAAGTATTTTCAAATGGTATGCTATTTGGTACTGAAATTATGAGTGCTATTAGTGGTTTATTTGGATTTGATGTAGACGGAACTCCTACTAATACAATTAAATCAGATGGTAGTTTTTCATTAGGCAATGGCGCAATAAATATGAGTTATGACGAAAATGGTAAATAGCAATTTAGCGCAAGCGATGCTTTTACTGAATTTTTAAAAAGTATTTTAACGTAAGGATAAGGGTATAAATATACCCTTATCCTTTTTCTTTTTGGGCAAATATCGCACATTATAGAAAGTTATTTTTTAAATTTAAATAGATAATATGAGATAAAGGAGGTAAAATATGGCTACTGTAAATATAAATACGATTTATCCCCCAATAGTAGAAAGTTCTATTCCTGCGTTTTTATCAATGGCGGCAGGGTTAAGAATTTCTTTTACATTGCCTTTAACGGTTAATTTTGATAATGTTAAACATATGGCAGTGCGCATTGTACAGCAAAGTAATAATAAGTCAGTAGTTGATACAGATAGATATTATGATGGAATTATTTACATTGCTAATACTAACAGCAATATAACGGTCGATAATTATGGTGTTTATTCTTTAACAGTTAATAGAAGTGATATTAAAATAGCCGATAAAGTAGGTTGGGCTGATAATATGTTCTATAAGATTCAAATTCGTTTTGGATATAATGAACTTGATTATACAGATAGAGTATCCTTCTTTAAATGGAAAAAGTCCCAAACTTCAGTAAGTGGATATTCTGAATGGTCTAATGTTATAATCACTAAATCCATATCAGAGCCTCGAGTTGATATTTTAAATAATTTATCAACAAATATCGCATCTTCAAGTATAATATTAAATCATAGCGAAAATGTTGAATCAACTCGTTTTCCTGAATTTTAGGGTGGCTATTCCAATGTAGCCGAAGAACCTTTAGATAAATATCGTTTTAGATTATATGAAGGAAAAGAAGTCGGTGAAGAATATAATAGTTATTTATCTACTGAATGGATGTAGTTTAATGGAAGCGGTAATGAAACTTATACTGCTTTAGTTAAACAAGTATTCAATTAGCCTTTATAGTATATGGGTGATGAATATTATACTTTAGTTTTTGATATAATAACTAAAAATGGTTATCAGTGTTCTTCTAAACCTTATATTTTTACTATTACAGAGGTTTATTTAAAAAGTTTAGAATATTTAAGTTTTATTGTAAAAGATAATACTAATTCTGGTTTCTACGCTGATAAGTTTTATGCTCCTACTAGGTCGGTGTTTAGAACTTATTAGAGATTGGCTGGATTATCCATAGATGCTACTTTTATCAGTTTTGGAGATGATGGAGATTTTGAAAGTAAAGAAGTCTTTGAAGAAGAAACTGGATTAAAAGTTAAAGATACTGATATTGTATATAAAGAAAAAGAAAAATATATAATTTTATCTTTAGAAGAACGCCAAAATTGGGCAAAATCATTAGATAATGATACTTTTGTTGACGATAATGGATGTCTTCGTTTATATATTAAAAATAATCCTACTCAAAGAGAATATCAAAAATTTGATGATTTAACAGGATATTATGATTGGGAATTGACTACAGTTTTGCAAAATCTCGATGGCGTATATTTTATTAGCCGTGCAAGCGAAAAAACAAATTATACAATTTGGGAAGATATTGCGCGCTTTGAATGGTTTAATGAAGATGCTTATAATGAAAAGTTGACTTTATTATATGAAGATTATACTGTTGAAAGTGGCGTTAAATATAAATATGCTATTCAAAGACAAGGTGTGTCTGGATTGCGCTCGGCGCCCAAATATGAATTAAGTGATTTAGGTTTATCTCCAGCGCATCAATCTAATTTCTAGCATTGTTATGTTTATTGCAATGGTGTACAAGTAAAATTAGATTTAGATGTAAAAATATAGCAATTTAAACATACTCGTTTATTCCAAAAGCAAGATAGTTTAAATTCTAAATATCCTATTATCTTGAGAAATGGGTTAGCAAATTATGGAGAATTTTCATTAGGAGCAAAAATTACTTTACATAGTGATGAAAATACTTTCTTTAGAAAATCAGTCGGATATGATTTTGACCCTGAATCAAAGGAATAGGTTTATTTGGGCGGATATATTTATGGTAATAATATAGTAATTCCCGCAGAAAAGTTTTGTTTATCTTACGATAGACATTTAAGACTTGAAGATATTATTCAAATATCTTCTAGTGGATATGATAATTCTATTTTTGATTTTAACCATACAAATAATAATGTTTTTATGGAACGTATTTATCGAGAATATGTTGAAGCATTCTTAAATGATGGTGGATATAAACTATATAAATCTCCTACTGAAGGCAATATGATAGTTACTTTTGTTAATGTATCATTGGTACCTAATCAATAGTTAGGACGTCTAATTGCTGATTTTAATTCAACTGTTTATGAAGTGGCAGAAAATACTGTTGCTAATATGAAATTGTATAATATTAATCCATTAGACGCAATTTCTCATAATGTAGTTAATGAAATAGGTCAATTTGAGTCTGCATATCGTATAGTGCCCGGATAGGTGCGCGGCGCATTCGATGGTAAATATATAAATTCTATGTCTATTCCAGAAGATTTATATATGGAAATGTTGGATAAAGGGCTTGCGCCTTGGAGATTTTTTGATAAGGTAAAAAATGAATATATCACTTATGAAAAATTACCTTCTGAAATAGTTAATTTTATTTATTTAAAATCAAAAGATTTACATTTTTCTCAAAAATTAAATCCCTATTGGGACTCTGAATAGGATAATATTATTGAATGGATACGCCAATAGGAAGAGATTGAAATAAGTGATGAAAAGAAATATCAATTAAATAAAGTATCATAGATTTGGGTTGAGTTATATCCTAAATATAATATTGAATAGGAAATACAAAATTTAAAATCTATTACTTATGATACTAAAATTAATAAACTAAAGAAATAGTTATAGATTGCTAAATATGAACTAATGTTAAAATAGTATGAGTTAAGTCAATCAAATATTATAACTATGATATTAAATGGCAAAGAAATTACTATGTTCCCAGGAAGAGTTTATTAGTTAGATAATGTTGATATTGATAGTTTATATTTAAAATATACTCGTCCTGTATTAATTAATTATGTAGCAGAAATAGAGGAAGTTGATTTCTTACCAAAAGTTACTATTGAAAAATAGGAATTGGCTAATTGGGGTTAGGTTGGTGGATTATTTACTACTAATTAGAAAATTTTAGATAACCACGAAGTAGAAAGAAATCCTGAAATTTTAACTGTTTCTGAAAAATATAATTATCGTTTATATTAGTCATTAGATATTATGGATATTATAAAAGAAAAAACTCGTTAGAGAATTTTTGATATGTATGGCATAACATTGAAAATGACTCGTAATAAATTAGAGGAAACAATTGATAATTTCTTAAAAGAAGAAAATTTATTATTAATGTCTTATGAAGAATAGGTTGAAGAGGCTAATAAAATTTTAAAGACCTATTATCCATTATCTACAATAGAACAAGATAGTTCAACTGATGTATGGATGGATAATGAAGGACATTATGTTATTTATCATTTTGATGGTTTAGAAGCCATTGAAATTGAAGCAGATGAAAATGTTGAAGTTATTTTTAATGCGCGTGATAAATATGTTGATGGTGAAGTTATAATGACCGGAGATTGTACAAGAACTCGAATTGGACCAACTAATAAATTTGTATTAAAAACAATTAATAGAAATATTGATTAGTTGCGTTTTGCTAAGCCATCTTACGGTATAGTAAATTATAGAGCCATTGCATCCTTGGAAATTAAAGGAATATGGCAAGGTTAATGGAGGTAAAATTCAATGTCAAGAGAATATTTAAATGATATAGAATTTTTAAGAACATTAGACGAAATGCGCATTAAAGAACATTTTATTAGATTATAGGTTTTAAATTTTAAAGAAGAACCTATTAGATAGATACAAGGAATAGCGACCGCAGGCACTGTAACTGTAAATGGTGCATCTGCGGTCCGCCGCACTCTTGCACTCACTTTAGTTGCTCCTGAAAATGAAAATGATATTAGTAATATTGATAATATCATTTCTGCTAATAAAAAAATTAAAGTTGAAATTGGTATAAAAAATCCTTTTAAGACATATGCTTACTACGGAGATATAATTTGGTTTCCTATTGGAGTATATGTTATTACAGAGGCAACAAGTTCAACAACTGCAACTTCTGCTACTATTAGCATAAAAGGCAAAGATAAAATGTGTATGCTTGATGGTACTTGCGGCGGCACCTTACCCGCTACAGTAACTTTCCACGAAGCGCAAATAGAAGATGAATTTGGCGATATAAAAATTGAAAAAATTCCAATTTTTACTATTATAAAAGAATTAGTACGTCATTATGGTAAAGAGATTGAACAAAATATTATCATTAATGATGTAGAATTAGTTGCTAAACAAAGTATGAAATATATGGGTACTTATCCTATTTGGTTTACTGATGATTATAGCAGTTTTATGATTAGTGAAAAAGCACCAGATAATGAAAATTTTTTAGCGCATAAATTTATCTATGGACAAGATATTGGTTATATGGAAACTGATTTTACTTATCCAGGAGAGTTAGTATTTTCTGCAGGTGAGCCAGTCACCGCAGTTTTAGATAAAATCATTTAGACTATTGGAAATTATGAATATTTTTATGATTTAGATGGGCATTTTGTTTTTCAAGAAAAGAAAAATTATTTAAATAGTTATTATACTCCTGTTATGGAATTAAATGATAATTTTTATATTAAAGCCTTTTCTGATACTAAATATTATAAAACATTAGACAATGCTAAAGATAGTTTATCTTATTACAATAGTCCTCGATATGATAATATTAAAAATGATTTTGTTGTTTGGGGAAGTCGCACAGATGCAAATGGTGTTACAAAAAATTTAAAGTATCACGTTGCAATAGATGAAAAACCTTATATTGATTTGGCTAATCAATATATGTGGGAAGTATTAAATTATAAAAATGGTAAAAAAGAACATTTATATTATTTATTTGAGCCAACTTATAAAGATTATATAAATGTGCCTAAACCAGAACCTATTGAGTTATATTTTGATTCAACAAATACAAAAGAAGAATAGATAATAGACAATATCACAGATTATTTAATAAAAAATTATGTAAATTATTCTTCATATGAAAGTTCTTTTATTCTATATTTAAGAGTCTATTGGGGCAATGAGATTAGATATTATAAGGCTTCAATAAAAGAATAGGCTATTGAATATATCGAGTATTTAGATATGTATACAGATACTATATCAAAGCAATCTTTTTTAATAGGAATATATAATGCTCCAAAAGAAGATACTGATTCTGAAGGAGATAATATTCTTGATTGGACTGAAGAGGTTGATTCTAGTATAGAAACTTTAGCAGAGGAAGAAGAGGAAGAAGTAATTGAAAAATATTATATTTTATTACAATTAAAAGAAAAAGAGTTAGGATATTATGATGAAAAAGAAGAATGGATAAGTGTCTATACTTTAAAAGATTCTAAAATGAGTATTGAAGATTTAGAAAGTATTTCTTCACTTTTTAAAACAACTCATAATATCAGAATTTTTGTATCTAATGATTTTGTAGATGAATATAATAATTTATCAGTAATTACAAAAATAAATAATTCATCAGGTTTATATATGAATGACGCAAATCCTCAAGATATTCGTCAAGGCAACGGAGATAAGATTGATATTAAATTTATTTATAATTTTGAAGATGTTACTGATTCAGAAGGAAAAATATTGTTCTCTAAAGAAAATAGAGAAAAAATGATAAAAAATTTAACATCTTATTATTCTCAAAATTCTACTGCTTTAGTTAATGATATAGGAGTTATAGTTGATTTAGCCAATAATGAAGATTATAATAATTTATTGCCTTGGACTGAAACTATAGATCCAGACCGGGATACTGATAATAAGTACGATGATGAACAACCAAAAGAAGAAGAAAAAGAAGAGGAAGAAAAAACATAGTTTTCTATTGTTAGTGTCGAAGATGGTAAATTAATTTATGATTATTATTTAGTTGCAGGATTAGATGATTTTGTAAATTAGTTACTATTAGAAGTGGCTGATTATTATTATAATTATAAAGTTGATTTATCAAGTGCGCCGGCCGCGAACTATTTACAAGAAGTTATTACTTATAGCCCTGAATTAAAAAATGATTTTGATTATGAAAATAATTTTTATTATGATTTAATTGGTAATCCTTGCGAAGAGTGGCGAGAAGAATTATATCGTCAAGCCTTATTGAATCAATCGAGTGCAGGTGAAACGGGCTATTATGATGAAGAACTGTTAGCGTTTTGGCGTTAGAATTTTGATACTTTAAATGAAGAATGGAAAAAAGAATGGGTAGATTATATCGATGATAATTGGGAAGGTTGGAATCCTGCGATATATAGGGACCCAGGTTTATTAACATTTTGGTTAGATTTTATTGATAGTATTTAGTTAATAAATACTTATTCAGTAAATTAGATAGGTCGCCGCACTAAAGCGATTACTAAAGAAAATATTAAAATGTTGTATAAATTAGAAGTACCTGATATTGTCTTTATTGAAAATACAGGTACTGCTGAAGTTTTACAGTAGATAGAAGAGTATCAAATTTTAGGACAATAGTATTGTGCTATTAAGCCTTCTCAAATGAAATACTTTGCTTCAAGTTCTACTGGAACTACGGCTTTTGATTTAATTCGAGAAATGTTATATAGTAATTTATATTATAATATTTCTGTTAATATAAATTGTGTACCAAAATATTATTTAGAACCAAATAATATTATTTATGTTAGTGATAGTAAGAGTAATATATATGGAGATTACATTATTACTCAATATACATTACCATTGGGATATAATGGTAATATGTCTATTACTACTAATCAAGCAATGGTAAGAGTATAAGGAGGTTAATATATATATGATAGGCCAAATTATATATAATTTAGAAGATTATGGCGGAACCGGTGGATTAATTTCCAGTACTAAAGACATTAAACCCTCTAATGAAGCCTCAAATCCTAATAATAATAACTATATAATTTCATCTTTATCTAAAGATTATGAAGAAAAAAAAATTAATATTTATACTGAAAATGTATTTAAAAATTTTAGTTAGAGTATTTATAAATTAGGTATTCAAGCCCCTCCTGGAACAAAATTTTATATAGATGGATAGATTGATGTTGATGAAGAGGGTAAAGTTGTTAAATATTCTGGGCAAGAGATTATTGTTGGTCGTACTGGTATTTATGAATTGGATGATGATATAAAAGTGGAAAGATTGGTTTTTGCACGTCCTAAAATGTATACTATTGATGTTTATCAAACTAATAACTATGTTAGTGATGGAGTTCGTCAAATGGAAAAAGCAAAAACTGATTTTGATAAGGCTTATAGATAGTTAAAATTAGAACAAGAGGCACCAAATTCTACAATAACAAATGAAAAATTTTGGGAACAATATGAAGTAATCCATAACAAATATTTAACAGAGTATAATGCCGCAAGAGCAAGATATATAAAAGGTTTAGCGGGTGTTTATGTTGAAAATGATTATTTACAGGATTTGAAAAATGTTATTATAGATTTTATGTTTACAACATTTGAGGGGGGAAGTATCTAATGTATAGTTTTTATGGTGGATAGAAAGGTCAAGATTTTAGAATTTCTCAAATCTTCTCGAATCGCTCTGAAGATTTATTAAAAGACTTATAGGCTCGTTGGTATTCTCCTATTAATGTTGGCGATTATGTTTTTATTAGTTATGGCGATATTGCTGAATTAAATAAAATATATAAAAATGAAAATGGTGAAACAATTGTTGAGCCTTCTACTTATGAATAGAATTTAAATATTGACTTAATGAATTGTGGTAAATCTTATACTAACTCTATTTGGTAGAAGATTTATGTAGAAGATAGTAAAGAAGTATCTCCTGACTTTCCCAATTCGGAAGAAAATGTTTATGTTTTTATTAATTTTGAAGATGTTGGAGAAGTAAATCCTAATGGAGATGGAACATACTCTATTTATTCTCCAAGTTTAAATCAAAATGTTCCTTGTGATAAAGATGGTAACTGGATTAATCCTGATGGTACTATTATTAGATTTAGATAGATACCTGGTGAAAGTTTAAAAGAAACTTCTGATATTTATTCTGAAGAGAATTTTGGCTTTGGTTATCGTTTAATTGCTTGTGTTACAGGTCAAACTCCAAGAATTCAAGTTTTCCATTAGACTATTGATATTGAAGATGGAGATCCTTATGTGACCTATGATTTAACTAACCCTGATAAACCACAGATTAAATTTTATTAGCAAAGAGCATAGAGAATTGAAAATATTTATAATACAGTTCTAGGGCCTACTAGAGACCCAGATGTTGATTTGTTAGTAAGTGGTGAAGTTAGAGAAATTGATGGTAAATTAGTTGAAGCAACTTTAACTAAACCTATTTTAGATTTTTAGTTACCAAGAGAAGTAAAGTATTTCTCTGGTCCTTTATTTGGGCAAGGCGATTTAAATGAATTTCCATTTAGTTATACTGCAGAACATCCTTGGTCTTTTGATGATATTATTTATAGTTGTAGTAGTGAAGATATTAATAAAATAGTTGATTTAACTAGTTTACTGCGCGGCGCATTAAGCGCGGCGGATATAAGTAATAATAGTGAGAATTAGGAAATTACCATTCCGGCCGGTCGTATGCGTGGTGATGTTAACGGTGATGGAAAGATTGATTCTGAAGATGGAAGAATTATAACAGAATCTTTAGTTGGCATAGAAGATGAAGTCGAATTAATGTATGCTGATTTAAATCAAGATGAAACAGTTAATACTCGTGATGGAATGATTGCAGTATAGATTGGCGAAGGGATAGAACCAGCGGGAAAATATAGTATTGATACTCTTGGAAATTGGGAAGTTAATCCTAATTATGCTACTGAAAGTTATTAGTTCTATGTTGACATTCCAGTAGAAGGAATAACAACTTCTCACTCTGCAATTCTTACAATGAGCAATCCTTATGAAGAAGATTTCTTTAGAGTCGAAATATTAGATAATTTTATTAGAGTATATGCAAAATTATGTCCTATTAACGAAGTTAAAGGAACTATTTTATATTTTGATGGTGGTAATGGTTCTGTTGAAATTATGACAGTAGATGATACTGATAAAATATTTAGTGTAAGATTATTTACTGATTATATAAATAATAATATTGATAATTATCCTTCTATCAAAAATTATTATTACAAAGATAAAAGTTTGCTTAATATTTTAAGTAATACTTCTGAAGTAGATGATTTAGAAAATAAAATTCCTTGGGGCTTATATGGTTTTAATAAAAATACTTTAAAATATGAATATAAAGATAAATTAGAAGACTATTGTGATGCAATTTATTCAGAATTATATCAAATGAAAGAACCATTAGAAAATTTTATCTCTAATTATAGACCTAATACAATTAATGATTTAAATCTCTTAAATGATTGTTGGAATAAAAATAATTTTTATAGTAAAGAATATTTTAATACTTTAAATACTGATAAATAGTATGAATATTGTTATTAGTATTATAAAGGTTATATGTGGAATTCAAATTTATCTACTTTATTAAATTTATATAATTCTTATGATTCAGTTATTGATTTAAGATGGATTTATATTAAATTGCATAATGAAGATAATTTATTAGAAGAAAGTGTTGAAAGAGAATATCTTATTTATTCTTATGATATAATAAAATATATTCAAAAATATACTTATTTATTATCTAATTTAAGATATCATTTTGCTTTATTAGAATAGGACGTATTACCTGGAGATATGTATATTAATAAGCCTTCAGGTAGATTATATCAATTTAAGAGTAAAAAAGAAAATTTATTAAGTGTAAGATATATAGGAATTATAACAGCACCTTCTCCAGAAGTTGAAATTCAAGAAAAATCTGCTTTTGAACTTTATAAAGATTCAGTAGATAATATTTAGAAATATACACGTTCAAAAGTTGAATTATCAACTAATTTATTAATAGGAGAAAAAGATAATGGATATCGAGAAAAATTTATTTTTCATATTCCAAATATTCCTTACTTTAGAAGTGAAAAAATAGAAATAAATAATAGAGAAGAGATTCAAATAGAGGAATCAATTAGAAATCAAGATGTTCAATTATTTAGTTTCTATTTACCAAAAGCAATTCATATTTTTACTGCTTCAGACCTTAAAGATAAAGATTTATCTTGGAACGCAGACACAAACTCTTATTAGCCTAATATTTTAGAAGATAGAGATTTAAGTGAAAATGATATTTATATTCATACTGTAACTCGAGTAGATGACCCTTGCCGTGGCTGGGTATTTATGTATATAAATGGAAAATGGATAAAGCAAGGTTCTATTTTAGGTCCTGTTGGCACCCCTCAAAGTGTAAAGACTTTACAATTTATTCGTAAAGACAATGTTGAAGTAGGCTCATTAGAGAAAGATGAAAATAATTCGTCTGTTTATTATATTAGTAAGATAGATGAATTAAATGATATTATTTCTCAATATGATATTGCGAATGGAGTACCTAATAGCCAAAATGGTGAAGTATATACTATGAATATATATCACATCGATAAGGAAGATGCTACTAAACTAGTTGCTGAAGAAACCTGGTGGGGTCAATATGTTAATAACAATTGGTCATTAATGTTATTAACTGGTGAAGCCGTATTAAGTGACTCTATTGTTGAAGATGATATATATGCTAAAGAAATTACTTATACTGCAAGTTATTTAAATAAAATAATCCCTGTATGGGATACTGAAAGTTATTATTAATAAGGAGGAATAATATATGGAAATTGGATTAATTGCTCAAATTTTTGAAGTATGTATTATACCTCTGTTAGGAGTTTTAACTACTTATTTTATTAAATGGTTAAATACTCATATGAAAGAAGTAAAAGAAAAAACTAATAATGCTCAATATGATAAGTATATGACATTATTAGAAAAGACAATTACTGATTGCGTTATTGCTACAAATCAAACTTATGTTGAAAGTTTAAAAAGTAAAGGCGAATTTACTATTGAAGCGCAAAAAGAGGCTTTTAAAAAGTCAGCCGACGCGGTTATGTTAATTCTAACAGATGATGCTAAAGAATATTTAGCAACAGTAGTTGGAGATTTAGATACTTATATAAGTAAAAAAATTGAAGCAAGTGTAAATCTTAATAAAAAATAAAAAATAAGGCTCGTATCTTAATTGATACGAGCCTTATTTTTTTTATATTTGGTTATATAAAAACCATTTGTTTTTTATGATATCATATGCTTTCTTTGGCAAATATATAACATCATCATTGTCAAAAGTTGCACTTTCTTTGTTTAATATTTTAATATTTGTCATATTAACTAATAAACTTGGTGGAATAAATGCTAATTTAGGATGTTCTTGTAATGGATATATTTCTTTTTCAAATGCGCCGCGCAGTGTCTATCCATCAAATACTGCACCGTCTACTAAATGATAACACGTACACCTTTTTACAATATTAACATAATTTAAATCATTGGTGTATACTCTTCTATCTCCTTCTGGAGTTTTTATTATAACAGTATCTTTTTTAATTCTTTTCTTGATACTATTCATAATACCTTCCAAGTCTCCAGGTTCTATGGGTTTTAATAAGAAGTAATTTGCACGAATTTTTGTTACATCATATGCAGATGCTTTATCACTGCTCCAATATACAAAATAACTTTGTTGGTCAATATCTATCATTTGGCTTCCAATGCTTAATACATCATCTTTTGAGTCCATATCCATAAAATAAATATCGAAAGTATCAGGTACTGTAATAAATTTTTCCATTGTATCAAATACTTTAGTTTTTGCTAAAATTTTATTCTCTACAAGAAAATCCTAAATTTTTGATTGAAGAAGTCGTGCGTCATTTAAATTGTCACTGTAAATAGCAATCGATAACATTGATTTCTCCTTTTTATTTATTTATTATTTTATTATATTATAACATATTTTTGTGAAAAAATCAACTAAAATTGTGAGAAAAATTTTTTCAATTAAAATTGTGAGTTTGAAAAATTTAATTAAAAACGCAGCAACGAAAAATTTATCAAAAAATGTGTGAGTTTCTTTTATTTATTTATTTGACTTAAAAATTATATAGTAATGAAGAGGTAAGGAAAATGAAAATGTAAAGGAGGCGCCTATTTATGAATTACCCCTATCAGCAATAGCAATTTATTCCTAATTATAGATAGTAGCCATATACAAACTGGAACATAAATCCTCAAGTAATATCATAGGTTAGGCCTGTTTCTTCTATTGAAGAAGTGAAAGCCTCTCCTATTGATTTTGATGGTTCAGTGTTTTATTTTCCAGATGTAGCAAATAAAAAAATTTATACTAAATCTATAAATATGGATGGCACGGTTTGTATAAATTTATACGAATTAAGCCAAATTAAACCTGCTGACCAGTCTAATGACTCTTCTTATGTTACCCGTGAAGAATTTGAAGAAGTAATTAATCAATTAATAAAAACATATGAGGGTAAATTATTAGAAATGTCATAGCCTGCGGCACAGCAATCGCAACCAGTTTTTAAATTTTAATTTTAAAGGAGGTATCTTCCAATGTTCTACGTAGACCCCAATTAGTTGATTGGGATGATTAAGCAAGGATATAATCCACAACAGTTAGTAATGAGTGTATTAGAAAATCAAATGAAAGGAACCCCAATGGGAGAAAATCTCCTAAATCTCGCACGGACTGGACAAACGAGTGAGATTGAAAAAATTGCTCGAAATTTAGTTGCTCAAAGAGGATTAGATTTCGATACAGAATTTGCAAAATTTAAAGCCCAATATGGTTTTAAATAATTTTTAAATTAATTGGAGGAAATGAAAATGTTTGGAAATAGTATGTATAGTTTAGCCGACATTGCCGCTGTCACCAGTGGCTCCAGTAGAAATGGTGATGGATTATTTGGCGACAATGGTTGGTGGATAATTTTATTATTCTTATTTGCCGGCGGATGGGGCTTCGGCGGTAGTGGTTTTGGTGGTGGTGGTGGAATGCGTTATGGACTCCCTGCCACTCAAGAAGATGTGCGTGCTGCTGTTGACCAGCAGACTTTAATTTCTAAATTAGACCAGCAGACTTATGGTTTAGCAGATAGTACTTATGCATTAAATAATGCTTTAATGAGTGGTTTCCACGGAATTGATAATGCTATTTGTACTTTAGGCTACCAAGAAGCGCAGGCAATGAATAGTTTATCTCATCAAATAAGCGACTGTTGCTGTGGAACTCAAAGAGCCATTGAACGTGGCTTCTCTGATACCAATTATAATTTAGCAACTCAGTCTTGTGATACTCGCCACGTTATTAGCGATTCTACTCGTGATATTATTGATAATCAGAATGCAGGTGTTCGTTCTATTTTAGATTTCTTAACACAAGATAGAATTTCTGCTTTACAGGCCGAGAATCAGTCACTAAAATTTGCTGCTTCCCAGCAAGCCCAGAACGCCTATTTGGTAAGTAAATTAAGTGATCCTTGCCCAATTCCTGCGTACTTTGTACCAAATCCTAACTGCTGCTATAGTCCTTATGGTTATGGTTTTAGAAGTAGCGGATGCTGCGAAGGAAGTAACTATTTTGGTTAATAAGTAATAAAACACTATATTGGAGGGAAAATAAATGGAAATAACTGCTAATGTATTACAGGTTGTCCCTGTGAATCAGAATGTTCAATTTACTGATACTGTAACTTGCGGGAATTGCTCCATAGTCCATCGTGATGGTAGTGGTCTTATTACTTTAAGAGGAATTACTAATTGCCAAAGTCGGGCTCGCTTTAAAGTGAGTTTCGGCGGCAATATTTCAATTCCTACTGGTGGTACCGTTGAAGCAATCTCTTTAGCAATTGCTATTGAAGGAGAGGCAATTGGAACAACTACTATGATAGTTACTCCTGCAGCCGTTGAAGAATTTTTTAATGTATTTAGCGCTATATTTATTGATGTTCCGCGCAATTGCTGTATGAGCGTTAGTGTAAGAAATGTAAGTACTCAACCAATCAATGTTCAGAATGCCAATTTGATTGTTGAACGTGTGGCATAAAAAGGAGGATTAATATGTGTATGAGTCAATATGAAATGATGAAATAGTCCTTAATGGCTTGCGTTCAAAGTCAAATGGGTAATTTAAAAGATGTTGATGCTAAAGAACTTGGAGAAGCAATTGATATGTTGAAAGATTTAGAAGAAGCAATGTATTATTGCACTATTACTGAAGCGATGAAAGAAAAAGGAAAAGAGAAAGAAAAGGAGTATCATTACTATACTCAACCAATGTATAATGAAAGAGATATGGACAGAGAAAAGGGTAGAATGTATTATACTCCTTCCTCTTCATCCTCTTCTTCTTCTGGACAAAGTGGTCGTAGTAGTTCTTCAAATGGCGGCAGTAATCGTTCTTATACTGAATATGATATGATGATGCGTGACCCACGCGAAGGCCGCAGTCATTAGACAAGAAAAACTTATATGGAATCAAAAGAGATGCATCGAGATAAAGCATCTCAAATTAAAGAATTAGAAAAATATATGCAAGAATTAACACAGGATATGGTAGAAATGATTGAAGATGCTTCACCAGAAGAAAGACAATATCTTGAAAAACGAGTTTCGGCTTTAGCATCTAAAATCGGTTAGGTTAAATAATGTTTGTTATTAATGGTGAATATTGGCAAATTATCCTGGTTTCTACCAATCATCCAACGTTAATTCGAAGTGATGGTTCTGTTACTATTGGATGTTGTGATGATATTGATAAAACTATTTATATTTATGAATCATTAGATAGAGAAATGTTTAAAAAAGTTTTATGTCACGAATTAGTACACGCGGCAATGTTTAGTTATGGTATTCTTATGGATATATATTTCGAAGAAATAGTAGCAGATTTAATTGCAACTTACGGTCAAGAAATTATTGATATTACTAATCAAACTTTTTGTGATATAAAAGGTTGTTAAAATAAAAAATAGGGAAAGTGAATTAATTCACTTTCCCTATTTTTTTTATTCGTGATATACTTCCACTGTAGCGTCTCCGTGACAAGGAAGACTTAACGCTTTATCGTAGAATTCTTTTGCTTGACCATTACCACCTAAATCGTGATAAACTTTATAAAATTCAGTTAATTGGTCATATTGTTCTGGAGTAATATAGCCCTGTTTTATATACTGCTTACATAAAGACATTAAGCGGTAACGATAAGAAGAAAGAATTATCCTTAAATGAGATTCTTCTAAATCCTTATTCTTTTGAAGGGCCATGCGTAATTCATCTAACTCTTCAACTATTGGTTCGAGTTTTTTATCAATTGCTTTGTCAATTGCTTTTTTCTCTTCTCCATCATAAAGTTTCTAAATTTCTTTTGCTTTATTATAGAAATATTTGCAAATGCCAGTAGCAATTAAAATTACAACCGCAAGAATAACTTCAGTTCCATAGGTTGCGAAAAATGTTAGCATTGGTTTTCCCTCCCTCCAATTTCTAAATACTTTAAAATTTAGAGGTATGAGAATTATTTATTCTGACCAATCATAGTCTTCAGGTATATTGCTTACATAAGCACCAATGCAAATAGCATCACATTCATCTTGCGTGGCTTTTACTCCATATGTTTGCGCGACGTAGGCTGCGGCCGCACGCTTCTAGTCAGCACGCTTCGCACCTTTAATTCCTAATTTACTTTTCCAAGTAACAGATGGAACTATATGATAATCTATTCCAATTTCTTTTAAAGTCTCATAAAATATACCAAAAACTTCTGCTAAAACTTTAAAAGTTTCTACATTATTAATAATATTATTTTGTAACTAAATATCTTCAAAAGCGACTGCATCTGGGTCATAAATAGCAATTAAACCCAAAAGCATTTTTCTAATTTGAACGAGTCGCTCACCAATATCATCACTAACGCAAGTGAATTTATCATAAGCGATTAATCTGTCATTATCAAAAACAGCATATCCAGTTACACGTGAGGACTAATCAAATGCAAGTATTCTCATTTTCCATCATCTTGACGCCGAGTAAAGAAGGCATCAAAAATATCAGTAGACCCAAAACCGCCTTTACGGATTTTATCAGTAAAATCATTATCGGTTAAATCATACTGTTTAATAATACCTTGGCCAATACAGTCTCCTGCTTTAAGATTAATATACCAAGGACTTAAATTAATTAATTGGAAAAAGATTTCGCCCTCATTATCTTCATTATTATAATAATCACTATCAATAATTCCTACACTATTGGCAAGAATTAACCAATACTTTAAAGGAGTAGAACTGCGGGTAGAAAGTTCAAGATACAAACCTTCATCTAACTAACATTTTACTCCAGAAGAAACAAGAGTAGGTCTTGCTTTTAATTCTTTTGTTTTATTAGCAACTTCTTCTAAATTCATAGTAATGAGGCCACCATATTCTTCCATTTTATCTAATTGAACGAAGTAAGGAGGAATAATAATATCTTCTGCAACATAAAAATCATAACCTGCACTACCATTAGTTTTACGAGTAGGAATTAAATTAATTTTACTATCTTTAAATCTACTTACTACTTCAAATTTATTCATTAAAAGTCCATCCCATAAGTAATCTTAATATCGCTATCAGGTTCTTTTTCATTATTAAAAAGTTTTTTTACAGTAACAAGTTCATACTCATCAATAACTTCACCCTTCTGCTTTATTTCCTTATGCTTATAACCAAAAGATGCAAGTGTAAAATGAGCATCATTTTTTAATTCTTCGTGAAATTGTTCAACTTCTTCAACAGTATTTACTCTATATGTATCAACAGAACTTACTAAATATTTCATCCGATAGTTACCTTTACCTTTAAATTTTTATTAGAATAATTCAATTTTTGTTTATCTACTTCGCGCACTATACTTTTTGCTATTGGTCTTAAATACAAACCATTGCCATAAATTTGAACAAATTCAATATCATTATTTAAACAATGATAAGCAATTTGCTCTGCGGCGTCATTTAAATTACATTCGCCAATTTCTTCACTTTCGCCATTATCATTATAAATATAAATTTTATTATGATAATTAAACATTGATAAATTACTTACAATATATCTATTAGCCACGGAATTCAACAACTCCTTCATCATATGGGAATAAATACATACAATATATACCTTCTGTGTTTTCTAGCCAAATCTCAATTGCGGAATTATCAGGAACTAAATCAATAGATTTAATATCACCGACACTTTTTAAACAATCAACAACAGTTAAACCAAGAGTTTCACACATAGTAGGCATAATAGCCCAAGCAGAAGATACTTTAAGAATAGTATAATACTTCATATCATTACATAGAAGCATATAATATTGATTCCCATGAATATTATGTAATTGATTAATTAAGTTAAGTTCTTTTTCTGTAATATCTAATACAGGAAGTTGCTTAACCATATTTTGATTCATTTCATATAAATTCATATCATTATCTACCTTTATATTATCACACAATGGCATCCACTAACCTTCAACATATATCCATATTGATTCAGTCTCTTGTACATAAACAATTTCACCAACCTATGGAATAAAATCTTCATAGCAACTTGGATGCGTAGATGTTATTCTAAAATTTGTTGTATCCAGATTTAATCACCTTCTACATAAATTATATCATAATTTATTTCGTAAGTCAATTAAATTGATTATTCTTTGATTTTTACTGCCGCGCATATGGAGAGTAATATCTCGCTCTTCTTCTATATAAGGACCATCAATAATAGTATCAGTCAAATCTAAGATTCTTTTAATTCTATCATCATTACTTTTAACTAAGTTTTCTAAAACATAGCCAGTCCAAATATAAACTTTCACATCTGGATATACCTTTTTAACATTTTCAATTATCATATAAGTTAAAAACTTGTTTTCATCACAAAGAGGTTCGCCACCCATAATACAAAGATTGCGCTAAATACCATTGGCTGAAATACCTTGAATAATATCATTTATTACAATACCATCAACATCCTTGCCTCCTCCGAAATCTTGGAGTTCTGGATTATGGCAACCTTTACATCTAATTGGTGTCAAGGACACCCTTGAACAAAAAAAGTTAAACTTACTCCTGGTGCAGCAGTAAAATCATTATATATTATTCGAGAGTATCGCATTTAATCACCTTCTTTAATTGAATATATTTTTTTATAAATTTTTTTATTTATTTCTATATTATGTCGTAATGGAGTTATAAAATCTTTAGTTAGTTCTTTTCTTCTTTTCCCATTGGCTATGTATGTTAAAGTATTTCCTTGCAGATTATATTTTGCTCCAATTTTAGACATAGATTCTTTTGTAAAAATAATATCATATAATATATTTTGAATATTATTAGTTATATCAATTTTTTTATTTGTACTTCTAATTGGAAAAGGCCCTTCGTAAATAGGAGTATAATATGGATGTTTTCCATTATAACATTCGTATCCATTATTTATTGCACATATCTAATTTTCTGTTAAGTTATATTTTTTAGAAATACTATTTAAAGATAAATTTGTATTCTTTATATCATTAATAATTTTATTATATGTCTATTTATTAATGCTTAATCCTGTTACATTATATTTTCTTAATGGATAATTTAATGTTTCATTATACCAGGCTTTCCCTTGATTTATAGAAGATATAATTGTAGTACTAATATTAAACTATTTTGCAATTTGTTCTAATGAATTTAAATTATTTTCATCTAATAATATTTGAATAATTAATTGGACTGTACTTTCATTTAATTTTGAACAAGTTCTTCCACCATCTCCACCTAGAGTAGCATTATAACCATTATTATAAGTATCAAAATATTTTATATAATACTATTCTTTTTCATTAATTAACTTATTAGGGATATTATCTTCAATAATTTCTATTGTGAAATTATCCCAGCCATAAATATTAACTGCATTATATAATGGAATAGAAGTTTTTTGATTTTTTAAATATTTAGCACAGTCTTGATGATGTTCTTGATATCTTACCTTTAAAGGTTGAATCGTTTTTCCAATATATGATTGATTATTAATTTTATTTGTAATTTTATATATTAAAGCCATTTTACACACCTCTTCTATTATATATAAATATTTTTTAAAGAGGCTTTATAAAGGTTGTCCAAATTTGGACAACCTTATTTATGTTTAACTCTTTCTTCAACTTCTGCTTGCTTACCTTTATTAAATGCTGTTTTATAATTACCCGTTAAATAGCCAGTAACACGACGTAATTGTTGAATTTCCTGACTGCCGCATTCAGGGCAGGCATCATTAAATTCATCAGTATATCCACAAGACAAACAAGTGTCATTGGGAACGTTTATCGCAAAATATGGGATATCTTTATCCATAGCATAATTAACTAAGGTTTCAAGCGCTTCTAAATTATTTTTAACACCGCTATCAAGTTCAACGTAAGTGATACAACCAGCACTAGAATAGCCAGTAAGTTGGGATTCAATATCAATTTTTTCAAAAGGACTCATTTCTTTCCATACAGGAACGTGCATAGAATTAGTAAAAAATTCTCTATCACTTACATTTGGAATAATTCCATGTTTTTCACGGAATTTCTTTAAAGCAGTATAGCAAAGATTCTCGGCAGGAGTATAATAAACACCGAAATTTAATTTATATTTCTCTTTAAATTCAGCACAATGAATTTTAAAAAAGTTTTCAATCTTTTTTGCTAATTCCATTCCTTCAAGTGAAGTGTGGTCAGTACCAATTAATAATTGTAAGCATTCTGCAAGACCTAATTGACCTATTACCAAAGTTCCGTGTTTGAGAGCGCTGCGAATATCTTTACCATCGTAACCTGCCATTAAACCATTTTCGTACATAAATTTAGCAGAAGCAGGATTTTGAGAACAAATCCATTCAAAGCGTTCAATTAACATATCTTTTGCTTCGTGAATTTTTTTATTTAATAAGTAGAAAAATGCATCTTCTAATGAAGCGCTTCCACTTGTTCCTGATTCATATATCTTTCGAGATTCCATTGCAATCGTAGGAAGGATGATAGTGACAGGGCAGATATTACCGCGCCCATCTTTTTGCTGACCTAGTCCATTGACATCCCAACCGTTCGCAGTGCGGCAACCCATTGTGCTAAAGTATGTAGTGGGGTCATTGATATCATATCCTGCGTTTCCTGACCAATCTACGTTTGCGTAATTAGGGTAAAGTCGTTGGGCAGTTGAACGCAATGCTAATTTGAATAAGTCATAATTTGGGTCTCCTGGCTTTCTATTAACGCCCTTCATACATTGGAAAATGCCGCAAGGGAAAATAGAAGTTTTATGTAATTTGCCCACACCCTTAATAGAACCTTCTAACAAGGCTTTAATTACCATTCTTCCTTCTAGACTAGTACAAGTACCATAATTAATAGAAGTAAAAGGTAATTGATTACCGCTTCTGGATTGAAGAGTATTTAAATTATGATACATACCTTCAACTGCTTGAACAGTTTCTTTTTCGGTCATTTTCATTGCTTGATTATATAAAGAACTATATTCTTTAACATTACCATTTTCAATTGGAGAATTTTGATTTTTTTGAGTTATAATCCATTCTTCAACTTTTTTTAAATAATCATTATAAGCAAGTCCACCTGTATATTGATGTGGAACATCAAAATGATATTTAAAAGCATCATAAAAATGTTTCCAAAAACTTTTTCTTACATATGGAACCATAGTCCAATCTAAATGAGTAGCAGATACACCACCAAATTGCTGTAAAGATTGTAATTGGAAAATAACTGCTACTAATTGGAAAGCAGTATTTACAGAATTTGCGGGACGCACATCAGTTTGACGAGTATTAAATCCTTCTGCCAATAATTTATCAAAAGGAATACTTAAACAGTTATGCATACCAACAGCATAAGCAGATAAGTCGTGAATATAAACTTCATTGTTATTATGATTATCTCTTGCCATTTTACTTACGCAAAAATCGAGAGCATATTTCTTCATTAATAAATCAGCCGCTTCACCATATCTTCCACCAAAAGAGTGTTCATCAACATTTGCGTTTTGGTTTTCAATTTTTTCACCTTTAATTTTTTCACCAATCGCTGTAATAAAATCATCGGTGTAATCTCTTGCAACTTCTTTTTTATATCTATATCGTATATAAGATTTGGCTACGTCTTTTCGTTCACTACGCATTAAGTAATCTTCTACTAAATCTTGAATTTCTTCAACCGTATAGTTAATGTCACTTAAAGCGGCTTTCTCATAAATTTCATCAGCAATATCGTGTGCGGTATCAGTTTCATATAGTGTGCCGTCTACATCAATAAATGCCTTATTAATTGCAATAACTATTCTATCTTTGTCAAATGGAACAACTGCTCCATTGCGTTTAATTATATAAACCATATATTTAGTATCCTCCATCACAAATATAGTATGGCAATAAGTAGTGCCACACTATATTTTGTGTTTTGAATATTATTCATTAATCTTTGTTGACCTCAATTAACCAGTCGGCGCAATGTTTAGTAACTCTACTAGCCACAAGCCAAGGCGCATTACTATTATCATTACCAATATGCTACGGGTCAAATTCATCATCAACAGTTAAAAAGTCCTATTCATCTGTCTAATAACGCCTAATAATTTCTTTTACATTTGGAAAATCTTCTCGATTTAACTATCTTAATAATCGAGTTTTATCACTAGCAGTAATATAAAATACTCGCATATCTATATCCGGATTTTTCATAATAGAACGAATTCCGGCAGGATTAAATACACCGATATTAATATCATTTTCACTTAAAGCATCAAGACTAGTGCCATAAAACCAACCATTGAATTCAGTTGATTCAAGCATTTCACCATTAATAACCTTTTTAGTAAAATCTTCAAGTGTAAAAAAATGATAATTAACTCCTTCAACTTCATAGTCTCGTGGAGCACGAGTAGTACAACTCACAATCTCGTGAAAATAAGGGTCAAACTATTTTAAAATTTCTTTCATAATAGTATCCTTGCCAGAGCCTGCTTTGCCAATTAAGGCAACTAATTTATACTTCATCATTAACCTCCAAGCGCTAAATAATTTTTAACCATAAGTTAGCGCCACATTCACAGATATATTCATCCCAATACCTTATTGGGCCGACCCACGAAAAGGACCGGCCGCAGAAAGGACAGGTTAATGTTTTAGCCATCTTCTTCTTCCTCTCCTTGATATCTTGTAGAGCGCAAAATTAAATCGCCATTTTCTTCTACTTTATCAATTTTATATAATTGATGACCAGAATCTTTCGCATATTTCTTTGTAATAAAATTATCACCAGAACGGAATCCCATAACAACAATCATACTACCTCGGTCAAACCAAGATTTTTCAACAATATGTTTTGCGCCATCTTCTCCACGTTCACTAATTCTTTTATCAAACAAACTAAAATATTCTTTTCTAAACTTTACTTCGACAACGCCAGTAGGAGTTAGTAAAGTAACTGTCGATTTATTTTTATTCTTCGCAATACAAGTTCCATAAATTTTATCTAATTTAAGAATATTAATATCTTTACCTCCGCGCTCAAACGTAGAAGCAATTACTGGTTCTACTGGAAGTTTAAAGAAATCAGCGAATCCATACTTCCATCTATTTACATTAGATAATTCGTGTTCGTGATAATAGAAACATAATGCTTCCATTTCCCAAGAAGAGATATTGCCGGACGCATATTTATCCCAATCTTCTTTAAAGATTTTACTATTTAAATCATTAAGAATTTGGTTTTTATTTTCATTAATCCACGCACGGAAGATATCCATATAAGATTGATAAATTTTATCCCATTGTTTAACTCCTAATAACATATCTCCGTGAATCATATCATCACAAGAAATTTTTATCAAAAAGTTATAAGCACGTTCATCTACTTTATAATCAGTAGGAGTGAATTTACAAGTTGCTTTCAAATAACGATTAAATTCATATACTCGATAAGCAGTAATTCTATCTTCTGTGTCTTTTGGAATTAAATCATATTTGATTAATCCTGGCATATTTTGAAGAGTAATTCTTTTCTTTTTATCACAATTATCCCAGATATACCAAGCCATTGTAAATTTTCTATCAGGTTCTAATTCATCAAAAGCCCCTCCCTTAATAAGGGAAATCATTGCTTGTTTACCTGGTTTAACTTTATTTACATAGTCTTTTACAGAAAAATAAGGTCTATTTTCAATTGTCTTTTGGACAATTTCATCGCCAACATTTAGCAATCCTTTGAGACCGAAAAGTATTTGATTCTTATCTACGTCAGGAGCGAAACCAAATTTAGATCGGTTAATATTAGCAAGACTGACTTTAATACCCGCACTTCTAATATCTCCAATTGCTTTTGCTATTTTACCATAATCAGTTTGACCGCCTGCTTCTTCATCAGTAGCGCCACTATTAACAATTAAGCAAGCAGTATTCCAATAAATAGGATTAAATTTATATGCTAAATAAATAGTTTGAATACCAACAAATGAATAAGGAAGAGAATGATTCAAACTAAATGCATCAGTTATTCTCATATTTCTATGAGGACTGGACTATCTTTTACTATAATATACAAATTATAGCACACCATTTCGAACTACGTATCAATAGTAATCCTACTTCCGGTCTCACCCAGAATAGTCTCTACAATATTTATCTTAATGGATATTTTAAATTTTCATCTTTATCAATTGCACCTATATTAACTCTGCGCACTGTTTCATCAGACGTTCCAGTTAATTTTACAATATCTTTATATAGGAGATTAGTGTTTAATAAATATTCTTTTATCAATTGTCTTTTATATTTTTGTGGAGTTATTTTTCTAATAGGATATTCACCTTTATAATATCCTTTTTGTAATGTGCCATAATTAAATTTTTTAATAGTTGATTCTCCTAAATTATATCGTTGTGCTAGTTCTTTAAAAGTCAGTTCAGGTTTTATTAAATCTTCAATTAAAGCATCATAGATATCATTAGAAATTCGATATCTGCATAAAGGATATATTTCTTTTTCATTATAAAAATATTTTCCAGAATTGATGCCTGAAATAAAAGTTTTAGATATGGGATAATATTCTTGTATTTTTGAATAAGGTATTTCATCTTTAATCATCATTTTTATCTTTTCAACATCTTCTTGTGTTAAAAAAGACCTCCAACTATTATTTCCACCTTCTAAAACATTATATCCCCATTGAGTCAATAAACTTTGCTCTTCTTTAATCCAATAACTTTCACGTTCATTCACTAAATCATATGTTTTAGCCTCTGTTATAATTTCAAGAATTTCAATTTTAAAGTTGCTATATCCATATTTACGAATTGCTTGATGAATTTTATCATCATAATTTACACTATTGGGATTAAAAGAACAACTTTTATGTTCGTTGACTCTTCTTTGAAAATTATTAGTCTAACCAACATATTTTTTATTATTAATTAAATTAGTATATTTATAAATATAAAATACCATTTCATTTCTCCTTTAAGATGTATTAAAGGACCATTAAGACATTTATCACGGGATTGGTATATATTAATGATTCTTTCATTAATACTTAACTTTCCCCGTTAGCAAATTAATAAGTTTAGCCCCAAAAAGGGTTATTAATTTACCCCTGCGATAACAGGTTAGGTGTGTAAGGGCAAGCCATTTACCCTAATTGCGGTGCTACTGCTAATTTCCAAAAATAATCAGCAATATTATGATTATCAAATCTACTAAATACCTGTTCTTTTAATTGTGGAATTTTATCCATTTGCTTTTTAGCAACAATCTTTCGAGCAGAGTTTGCTTCTCCAAGAGTAAATCCAGCAACATCCATAAGTATTTCCATCATCTGCTCTTGGATAGGACAACAACCAAAATACTTATCACAATGTTTATGTAATTTAGCAATCATATTTTCTGGTAAACCTTTTTGTTTCATTTCCCAATCAAAAATATGAATACCTTCTCGTTGAATTCTAGCATATCTATCTTGCTGTGATTCAACGCCTTTTTCACTCATCAGTCTCATCATAGCATTCGCCGCAGTCATTTCTAGAGGGTCTTGCGGTTTTAGTTTTTTAGCAATTGCTAAACCGACACCACCACTAAACTGGAATACATCAAGAACATCACCTGCGGCAAGATGTTCCCAAATCTTTTTATCAGTTGTATCTAATACTTCTGGATGAAGAATACTATTATAAGTATTTCTTAAACTGTCTTGTTTAATAACTCCATCTTCAATAAGTAATTCAATACATTTAATAATTTTATCTGAAACTTCTGTTACTAGGAAATCATATTTAGTATCTCCTGCGGCTTCTGCTTTATGTAGGTCATAGCAAGTAATTAAATCACCACTAGGAGTTCTCATAAAAGCCGCTGTATCATATGGGTCTTCGCCATATAAAATAACACCAGAAGCGTGAGAAGAGCGCTTATTTACAAGACCTGCAATAGACATAATAATATCTAATAAACCTGGAAATCTATTTACTTCTCTAATAAAAGTCGTAACAGGTTTGCGGTCTTTCTCTGGATTACCATATACAACATCTTTAATATCCCATAAGAAACCACGTTCTTGCGGAATTAAAGAGGACATATATTGCGCTTGGTCTACGTCGATACCATCTGGATAATCTTCACTTCTATAACCACGGCAAGCAGTTAAGACTGCTGATTTTGTTCCTTCTGTTCCGAAGGTGGCTACTTGAATGAGACCAAACTCACCACGCTCTTCGCGAATGGCGTTGAATATAGAAGGGCGCTTGGATGGTGCAAGGTCTATATCGATATCCGGTAGTTCTAATCTCTCCCGATTCAGAAAACGCCACCAAGGGAGATTCCAACGGATGGGGTCAAGTTGCGTAATACCAAGTAAATAATTTGATAAAAAACCGGTAGCACTTCCTCGCCCTGGTCCTACAATACTACCGCACTCCCAAAATAAATCAATATAATGTTTAAAGGTATTAAAATAAGCAAAAAGGCAATCATTTAGACCAGAACCAATATATTTTATAATGTCTGCTTCTGTTTCTATTCTTGAAATATACTCATATTTCCACAAATCCTTATCAATTAATCCATTTAAACATTCATTAATCCAATACCGTTCTTGGATATCATCGGATAATAAAAGACTTTTAATAGTAGGCCAACTATTATCTAATTCATCTCGCAAATTATTATTAATACCAAAATGAGATAAGGTTTTTTGATAATCTAAAACTTCTACTTTTGGAATAATTTGTTTGCGTTCAAGAGAGTAAAAAGTAATTTTCTTTTGAAGTTCTAATGAATTAGATATGATTTCATTAATAACAGACTGTTCATATGATAATTTTAATAAATTATATAATTCATTAGAATCCATCAAATGAGAAAATTCATAAAAATCATCAACTTCTCTTTCACCATTTTTTGAATTAAGATATGCTTTATGAATTGGTCTTTCTTTTGCAGTTAAATAATGAGAGTCAGTTCCAGGAACTAATTTAACATCAAAAACAGAGGCAATTTTTAATAGCATTTTATTAACTGCGATTTGGTCTGCCGTGCTTGAAGGAGCGCATTCAATATAGAAATCATCATCAAATAGATTTTTACAATATTGAATAAATTCAATAATATTATTATGATAAGTCATTCTATTAATAGTATCACCAACTCTATCACAATCAAGCATATAAAGAATATTGGTGCCTAATTCACCGCCAATACAAGCAGTTGTCGCAATTAAATGTCCTTTATATTTAAGAACAACTTCGGCAAGTTCTTCTTTTGTTGTTGGAACTCTTTCCATACGTCTATCAACATAAGAATTATACCAAGCAATAGAACTTAATTCTCTTAATGCTTTATGCCCTAAAGCGTCTTTTGCGATTAAAATAAAGTGATAATACTTTTGTCCTGATTCTCTATCATCAGTTAAATAAATTTCATTACCTAATGCAATAGTAAAATCAGGATTAGTTACTAAAAGTTTTTTAGCATATTGATTTACTTCCATATGCGCTGACAAACATTCGTGGTCAGTAATAGCAATTCCAGAAAGACCTAATTCAATTGCTTTATCAATTAAATCTTTTGGTTGATTAATACAGTCAAGTAATCGAAGATTCGAATACATTGTATGATTATGACAATTAAAATACATTCAATTACTTCCTCAATAATTATTTTATATAAATATTATAACATATTTTTTAATTAGAATCAACTTCATACTTATCCAACTCGTTTAATAAAGTAGATAATACCCAAGCGGCTACTGAAAAATCAGTAGTATTATTTAAAAGAAATTGAGAAAATTTAGAATCTTCTACAAACTTTCTACAATCTTTTACATTAACAGTCATTTCCATAATTATTTCCTCACAATAACAAGTTTTTCTTTTGCTCTTGTAGCAGCAGTATATAGCCAACGAGCGTGTTCATTACCTTTTAAAAATTCTTCAATAACTAAAACTTTATCATATTCGCTACCTTGCGCTTTATGACAAGTAATACAATATCCATAATCATATACTTGAGGTCTATGTTGCTTTGGAAAGAATTTAAAATTTTTATTATTAACTGTTTCTTCACCAGTAGTAAGAAGTTTATAATCCATATTTACATTTCTAAAAAATAAATCATAAGGACTTCTTTCTACATCTTCAATACTATAAGTATCAGGTAAAAAATCAGCAATTAATTGAGGATGAAGATAAGGATGATATTTATTATAATGAATACTAGTTAAATATCCAATAGTGCCATTAACAGCAATATCGCCTGCTTCACTAGGGTGTTCCCAGTCATTGCGCAAACAGATTACTTTATCTCCTACAATGGGCGCGCCATCTTCAATACCAAAAAGCATTTTTCGCATACACGCGTTAATATTTCTACGAGTATCATTTTTACCTACAATAATCTAGTCAGCCCAAGTATACATTCCATCAACTAAATCAATTTTATTAACTACTTGAACCTCGTTACCTCTAAATAATTGTAAAGGTTTACCTTCACGAATATCCATAGTTAAACGAATAATTTCACTTTCTTGCGCCTGCCGCATAATTTCATCAAGGAAGATGTGAGCATCATAAAGAACTCCATTATCTTCTCCTATTGGAGGCAACTGAAATGGGTCGCCAAGGCAAATAACATAGATATTATGAGATAAAAGTAAATCCCACATTTCTTTTGGAAGCATAGAAATTTCGTCGACTACAATTAATTTATAAGGATAATCTAATGGTCTTTTAATCTTATGATAAAAAGTTCCATCGTCTCTTGGAATAGATTTATATAATAATCTATGCGCCGTCATCGCATTAGGGCAACCTTTTTCTGCGAGAACTTTCGCTGCTTTACCGGTATATGCTACATAACATACATCTTCTGGATAAACGTTCAAGGCGGAAATAATAAATTTAACTAATGTCGACTTACCTGTTCCTGCATAACCTGCTATACAAGTATATGGCTCATTATTACGATAACGTTCTACTGCTATCTTTAATCCTTCTTCTTGCTTTTTAGTTAAGACCAAGGTCTACTTCCTCCTCTCACCATTCTTCTCTATAAAAATAATTATTTGCATTATTGAGCCATTCTAAAAATTCAGCATCATTTTTATTTGGTTCAATTTGGTCAAAAATTTCTAAATCACTTTCAGGTTCGGGAACACGATTTTCTTGACTGCCCCCGGCCGGAGCCATCTCTTTGAGTTTTTCACTAACTTCTTTGAGTGCTTTACTCATTGTTTCAGCATCTATACCAATTTTAACTATTGATTCTTTTAATGAATCAATAGAAGTTTCTAATGAATCAATTTTACTCATATTATAATTTGCTAATTGATATAACTCATTAATTTTATTTTTATTTTCTACAATATCTGTTAACTAATTTGATAAAAAATATGAATCATAAATTTGTTGAGAAAGAATTGGATCTAAATTACTTCGTAATTCATTAAGAATTGTTTCGTGCCCTTCTATTTTCTAATTTAATTTCCAATTATCAGTATAATTTTTATTACGAAAACAATTTATCTCCTATTCTAATTCAAGATTTTTTGTCTATAACTTTTTTATTTCATTTTCAATTTGTTGTGATGTTAAAGGCATTTAAAATTCTCCTTTAAAATTTTTTCATAGTATCAACTCCATAAATGAAAATAAGGGTTATAATAGGAAAATATTTTCCTATTATAACCATATATAATTACTTAACAAAATAATTGTAAGCATTTTGTGCAAAATATGCTCGCACAGGAATATGGGCTTCGTTAGGTCTTTCATATGCTCTAGCGAAACATAAAGCGGCTTCATCAGCGTCTTCTAATTTTAAGAAGTCTTCATAATCAAAACCATTGCCTCCATAAGCAAAGCCATATTTATCAATTTGCTCTTTAATGGTATCGCGCAAATAATTCATCTGCGATTCTAAACTTACTCCATATACATCGGAATGATAAGTTTTACTCCATTGACAAACACCATAGAATGTTTTAGTATCATTATAAATATCCCATTTTAATTTAAGGGTGCCGCCACCGCATTCAAGCATCATATTACCCAAGATACCTGCGGCGACCGCGTCACTATATCCTAAACCTTTCATATAGCGCCATACATAAGTTGCTACTGGATATTCTTCTATTTCTTTAGTCCAATCAGAGTCATTTCCAAAAAATTTATTATACCAATTTTCATAATAAATTTGTTCTTTATCATTTGCGTTTTTCCATTGTTCTTTTAACAGACTAATTGAGGGTGAATTTTCATCATATCCTCTTTCTCTTAATAATTCTGCTTCTAAATGGATTTTTTCTTTTAATTCTTTTTGTTCTTCTGCTAATCTTTTTAATTCATCAGTAGATAAATCTTTCAGATAAATGACATTGGTTTTTAACATTTGAACTGTAGTAGCGGATGCAAAAACTGTACAATTCAATAAGATAATAATACTAAACAATACTAAAAATAATTTTTTCATAATAATTATATTTTCCTCCTAATATTACTATTAGGTCTCATTGTGTAATTATTAGAAATAGTATTTTGTTTGACTTATAATTTCGTAATCCTCAATAATAATTTGCGGACTGATAATACCATTCCAAACGTTCTGTTCTGGTTTTCCAATAATGTTAATACTTACACAACCCGTTTCAGAATATAATTTTTTATATTCTTCTTCGGACGACCTGAATTTGATTAAACTCATACCATTTGGTAAGGTTATCTTCAAAGTAGGGTTCTTATCTCGCGACATTAATTGAACATTTCCGCCGTGAATATTTAAATGTTCTATCGCAATCAAAGGTTCCTCTACTCCTTGGCCCCATATAGATTTTAGATTTGCTAAATCAAGAATATCTTTATTATTTAAATCATTCCCTGTAAATAACAAATCTACATTATAACAAGGGGAGAAGTCCAAATTTGCTAAATAAGAGTTTGAATATTTGATAAAATCATCAACTTTATCTTTTTTAATTCCTGCGCCGAATGCATTGGCGTGCGGTAATCCTTTATGTTTCCATAAGGCCTGACTATCTTTTACTGCGCTTGCATCATTCAACTAACTAGATGAACGAGTGCGCGCAGAACCCCATTTCGAACTACGTGTCAATAGTAGCCCTACTCCCAATCTCACTTGGGATAGTCGATACAGGTTATTTTCGTAATGGATAATTTAAAGTTGGATTATAGCCATTTTGACCTCTATTAATTGCGGTAATAGTAGTTCTTCCAACTCCATATTTTTCTCCAATTTCTTTTTGGGTTAAAGTAGTATTTAATAAATCATATTGTATCTTTTTAATTCTTTCTTGCTTTTCTAATAATGTTCCTTTTTTTCTTATAGGATATTCTAAATTATCTTGATGCCACATTTCTCCTTTATTAATTCTATTAATAGAAGAAGTATTATAATTAGTTAATTTAGCAATATCTTTTATAGAAATATTGGTTTCTTTTAATAAATAAACAATATAATCATTATCTATTTGAGTATGAGTTGCTAAATGATGATTTTCTCCATGGAAAACAGGAGGTTCTTCTCCGCCTTCTGTCATATTATAACCATTTTCAAAACTATCATAATATTTTATCCAATATTTCTCACGTTCATTGTAATTTTTAACAAATTCAATAATAGAAAAATCAAAATTTTCAATTCCATATTTATCAAAAGCATAATATAAAACTTTGGTATCTTTTTTATACCCTCTATTTTTATGTTCTATAAAACGTCTTTTATAATTATTAGTTTGTCCAATATAAATTTTATGATTTATTAAATTTTCTATTTTATAAATATATTTTTCCATTATAATTAATCTCCTTTATTTTTTCATTTAGGAGATATAACGAAAATCTTCCCACGGGATTTTCATGTATAATATCTCTATTATATTTAGAATTCCCCGTTAGCCATTTTAATAAAAATGACCTCCGCGACACACGGAAAAAAGGTTTTAGGGCCATTCCACTAACCCTCAGTATATTCAAAATAGCCACTATTGGTTAAGAACTGTTTAAAATCTTTTAATTCTGATTTATCGTATCCTCTTGCTGAACCTTCCCAAGTATCTTCTTTTTCATTTAAGATAAGGGTGGGTCTTTGTAGTTTATTTGCTAATTCATTAGCAATTAAACCAGTTAGGTTTTTATCAGTCGCATATTGTTCTTTTAATAGTATGACTAATATCTTATTATCTAGCAATTTTTGTTCTTCAATTATCCGTTTAATTACATCCAGACTTTTGTCTCTTGTATCGGTTTGCCTGTTTTTAATGTTTATACAATTACGACAAGCCTGTTCTACCCGAGTCTCTGTTTGACCCTTACATCCACGTTTAGTTGATGGGATTCGTTCATATCCCCGATAATCAAGCATAGACTCGAATAATATGACCTTTTCATCTTGCGTTCCACTTCGCACAGTAGCATTAACGAAAGGAGCAATATAAAATGCTATTCCAAAAGGAGTGATACCATTCCGCAAAGGAAATGCTTGACGTTGTACCATTTCTTTGAAATAAGGATTGCGGATATTTTTTAAGCCGCGGTCAACTAAATGCCGTGTCTCATAATCGCGCAAGTCCATCATATCTGCCACCATACCGAGTGCGACTAAATCTAAAAAGAGGTTTGCGTAATCACAACCCATCCACTAATCAATTCTTTGACAGAACTTATATACCATACCAACGCCACTTAATGACTTGGTAGGATAATCGCATAATTGATTGTTGATAACGCAAGCATAATCAGATATTTTCTCGGCTTCGTGATGGTCTATTACTAACACGTCAATACCAGACTTATTTAGGATTTTATGTTGTTCATAATCATTGCTACTTGAATCAGGAGCAATTACTAATTTTACTCCATCTGGAATTGTGTCTGGTAAAATGCCGTGTTCCTTCCCCATATGGATACGATATGATATATTATTCTACACAAAGCCGGGGAAGAGACAATTTAAGTAGTTAATAAGTGTAGCCGCAGAAGTATAGCCATCACAATCGCTATCTACCTAAATAAGAACTTTGTCACCTTGTGAGATATGTGATATCAACATTTTAACACCACTATCTATTCTTGCGATAGTCTATGGGTCAAGAATGTCGTTATCTGTTGTATTTAAATAATGGTCTAAATTTTCTGGTTTAATTCCACGATTGTAAAAGACCTTTTCAACCGCAGACAATCCAGGTGGAAATACTTTATTGATTAATTGATATTTCATCGACTAGACCACATCTTTTTATTTGAATATTCTTTTATATACAATTAATTCACTCTCCCCAAAAGAATTGAAATGCCTGAAAAGGCTGACAACAAGTTGAGTGTTTAATAATTGTTTGAATAGTTTCAATATCTATTCCTTTATCTATGTAAGATATATTACACTTATTTCCACGAGCAGATTCAACGGCACTAACCGCTTTCCAAACATCACCATTCTCAAATTCTACTGAATTAGATGTATATTTAGAATCTCTAATTTTTGTTGGTTTAATGCCTTTCCAATGATAATTTTCTATAATCTATGATAACTAATTATCTGCTCTTGCTTTTGTTTTACCCCAAACTATACCAATCATAAACTAATTCGTTCCTTAAATAATTTTAAAAATACTTCTTTTCCACAATCAATTGGAGAATCTTTATATCCTGTAATTTTCCCTTTATCAAACATAAATGATATATTTACATAGTTTTTATATTTACTATGAATATTAGTTAATTTTTTTGTAAGTTTCTTAAAATCATCATCGCCAAGTTCTTCAAACTGTCTATCAAAAGCAATAACAATTTCTTTTGCACCACAATCTCGAAGTAATTGAATTTGATAATTTGTAACACTACTGCCGCAACAAGCAACAGAAATGTCATTCTCTATTCCAAAATAAGAACGATATTTAAGGACACTTTTTTCGCCTTCAAATATAATAGCCTTATCTAATTTAGGAATATTTACTTTTGAATTATTAAGATTGTATAAATTCATTCCAAGAGGATGATTGTAAATGATATTATTTACTTTAATAGGTCTATATTTTCCATAAAGTTTGCCTTCCTCTTCACAAAGAGTGCGGCCGCGCAATCCTATAAACCTATTATGTATATCGAAATGCGGAATAGTAATTTGGTCTCCTCCTGGATAAAAACCAATAAAAGCCTTATTTAAAACTTCTTGCGTAATATCTTCATTAAGCCACGGAGTAATTTTTATTTTATAATTAAATCGAGTTAATATATCAATATCAAAAGGTTTAAGAATTACTTCTTGCGTTTCGATACTAATATCTTGAATGCGGTCATAGTTTTCCAAATATTTCCAGTCGTCTAGTTCATCTTCCATTTCAGTTTCATAACGACCAGCCAAACCGAATCTTTGAGCGATAAACCGCACCGCATCGTTTAAATCATACTCTAATCCTTTTTGAATATTAGCAACTTTGATTGTTAATTCAAAAATATCAAAGGATTCATCACAAGCGGTATAGCATTTAAATAAATCACTATTTTCATAGTAATATAATTTACGACTTCCCTCTCCTGGATAGTTATGACAAATGGTGGTAGAGATAATCCCGAAAGATGTATATTCAGGATCTCCACCCCATTCATTGATTAACTCATATATATTTTCTATTGATAAGGCTTCTCGTATTTCCGCTTTATCAAATACAACCATTAATACTGAATAACCTTAACACATTCGCCTTTAATACCAAATTCTTCATTAACAACTTTTGCCAAGTAAACTGAAGGATGAAGTTTCTTTTCACTTTCTTTACGCATATTCAAATATGCTTTGGCAAGAGCGTAAGGCATTTTATATTCAATATAACCTGCCTTTTCGTGAAGTGTGCCAAGTTTAGCAACATTCATAACAAAAATATCTCCTTTATAATCATCAACTGGATTAATTAAAATTCTTTTTCCTTTATACATCTTCAAACGCTGACTCTTCTTCAAATCTTACTCTTATATCATCGATACTTTGTAATTCATATCGATAATCTGTACAAAACATAGGTTTAATGCGGCAGGTTCCTAAATCTGCCTTACACCATAAATAAACTCCTTTATATCTGCCTCGACGGTTTTTATAAATAGACATTTTAATATTTGGTGTAGTAAATTGACCAGTAGCAAGAATACTCTCTAATTTTACTAAATCATCATCAACTACTGATAATAAAATTGCACCATAATCGATTTTATCAGCAATAGACTTCGCACCACGCAATAAGTTTTGGTCAGGAGTTTCACTATCTTTATAATCACCATTTAACTGCGTTGCTGACATAATAAATACGCCATATTGATTACAGATATCTTTTAAACGAGTAGATAACATAAATAGAATATTATCTTCACGCAATTTAACTCCACCACTCTTGCGAGTAATTTCTTCTAGAATTTTTATACTAGTATGTATATAGTCGTGGCTACGTTCTCCTATGTTTCCATAGGCGCTGACTATCTCTTACTATGATAATTTATCATAGGACACCTTTTCGGCATTTAACGCACTTCGTTTCCTAAAATGCGACTACGTATCAATAGTAGCCCTACTTCCCCGCCCATAAGACCTAGGGAATAGTCGATACAGGTTTTTAGACATCTTTCCAAGTTCTATAATTAATTATATCAGCAATTGTTGATTTAGAAATACCATATTTATCTGCTAATTTTTGATAAGAAAGATTTAAAGTTTCTTTATCTTTTCTTATTTTTTTTACTATATCAGCAGTTAATTTAGTATGACGTCCTTTTTCAAAAACTTCTGGCATAATTAATCCATATCTACGTCCAGACCAAATATTTAAAAAAGAATTATAATGTAATCTATTTTTATATTTCTTATTATAAATTTCAGTTGGACTTTTCTTGGCTTTATATGCTTTTCGCAGTTCAATAACTTCTTCTTCTGTTAATTTAGCCTAACCCCAAATTTCTTTTTTCTTATGTTCTAATGTTTTAGGTTTAGGAGCATTTTTTCCTCCACTCTCAACATTATAACCATTTGGGGCTTTTGTATTAAATTTAGTGATATAAAATATTTCTAATTTATTTAATAAATCTATATCATCTATATCTTTGGATAAGATTTCATAATCAAAATTTTCAAAGCCATATTTTCTAAATGCTCTATGAAGCAAAGAATTATATTCCTAATTATTACTATTTTGATAATTGCTTTTATGAGCATTATATCGCTATTTAGGATTAATAGTCTATCCAATATATTTTTTATTATTTATTTTATTAGTAAAACAATAAATAATACCCATTTTATCGCCTTCTTTCATTTTAGTATGAAAGAAGTCAAAAAGTTATTGACTATTTTCGTCCAAATTTCCCACGGGATTCCCTTGCGATTTCTCGTTTAGGGTTCCCCGTTAGCCTGCGAATTTCCAAAATTTTCCAGTTCGCAGACCCCACTGATTAGTGGAAAAGTGTTTCATTATCCCAACACCCTTTTCGGGTTGAATATATATTTAGTATCATTGTCACGAATATTCTTTTTAATAATATTTTCAACATCTTGAAGAGAAAAGTCTGGTAATTCTTCAAGATAAAGTTTAGAATTAGTTAATATTTTCGCTGCTTCTTTAACTCTATCGTATTCACCATCTTCATATTGTCCATTAACAATATGCTCTTCATTAACATTGGAAACAAATGCTAACATCATTGTTTGGATTTCTTCCAAATCTTGCTCGGTAGCAATATATAAAACAGGTTCACTTATACCAGTTTTAATCCATCCAAACATTTCATCATAAATTTTTTCGCAAGCAATATAACAAGCATCGGCTATCATTGAACGAGTATTGTGTGTAACAATAAAATCATTCATTAAAAACAGATGATTATCATTATCTACTGTAAAACAAGTCATATCTGATAATTCAGTAGTTTTTTCAATATCTATAATTGCTAAATGGTCTTTATGTTCTTCTCGCTTATTATTTGCTAAATAATTTTTAATAATATTATGTTTTCTTTGTAATCTAAAGAAATGTTTCTTCATTTCTTTAGGGGCTTGAATATGAATTGTATAACATTCACCTGTTGAATATTTATCTCGTAAGTCTGTCGAATAAGTAGCGATAAAACCAAGACTTCTACAAAGTTCAATAAAATCATCTCTTAATTGAGGACTAATAGTTGTAAAAGAAGTTCTACCTTTTTCATCAACTGAACCATCTGTGTCCATAAGTCCTTGCAATAAACACTGTCTTTGAAATATGGAACCTTGTAGATAATCTTTAGGAATAAACTTATCTTCAGATTTAACATTCCAAAGTTTAGGATAATCTTTTAGCATTTCTTCTACCCAAAAAGGATGAGTAGGATTTTCTTTATCTCTAAAAGTCCAACTATAATTATTTTCTGAACTTTTTTTAGCATAAATGGTATGGACTTTTCCTTTTTGCCAGTTGCTTCCAAGAGCAATAGCAATTAAAGAAGGAATTTGTTCATCTGCCGAAGAAAATTCAAGAGATTTATTGGTATTATTATATCTAAAACTGCCATCACCAAGTAGAGCACCCATTACATAAGGAGGAAGATAATATTGCTTTTCTTCATATTCAACAGGATTATTTAGTTTAATATGAAATCTATATCCTTTTCCATCACTGTTTTTTAAACCATTTTTTAATGTAAGTGTTCTATTATAAATAGTTTGAATATCTTCAACTCTATAACTATATCCCCTATGAGATTTATAACAATATTCCCATAAATGCTCTCCACAGCATTCCGCAATTCTTCCATCTGCAAAAGTTACTTTCCAAATTTCTTTCTCCTGCGGCTGAGGATGAATTTGAAGAACAATAGTTTCTTTTCCATCTTGCCCAAACAATTTATCTCCGGGTCTAATATCTCCAACTTTTCTCCATCCAGCAGGAGTAGGAATTAAAGTGTTATTAGGGATTGCTTTCCCCACTCCGGTTGCCGCCGACCGCAAATAAAATTTCTTTAGTCTAGCACCTCGAGTAACTGTATTAATCAATGGACCATAAAGAGGAATACCTACTTCTGGATTCTGCTTATATTGCTCAATTAAATCAAAAATGCCGCTACCAACTTGTTGGGCTTTACCAAAAACATTATCTACATATTGAAGTCTAATAGAATCAATTTTCATATCGACTTTATTAGCAATTTCATCTAATGTAGAATTATCAAGATTATCTTCTTGCAATTGTTTCTTTTTAGTATCAAGAATGTTATCAGGGTCATAAATATCGCTCACATCAACACCATAATTATCATATGCACGAAGTAAAGACATTTTTTTCATTCGTCCATAATAATAATCAAAAGTTAATTGATTTGCATTTTCACTTACTTTTAATAACCATTCTTCGCCTTTTTGTTGTTTATATATTGCTTGACTTTTAGGACGAGTATCCAAAAAGTCGGATATATTTTCCAAAGTAATTTTCTTTGAACCCAATTCATAAAGTTTATATATACATCCAAACACTGTTTTATGAAATGTATCAGGAAAATCATCATCTGTTATTGTATATTTATCTGTATAATCTAACAATCGTGGATTATTATAAACGCACCCAATAACTTGCATAATAGCAGTGGGGTCAACATATTTACTACTCATTATTCACTTCCTATTCTTCGTCAAGAAAAGTAAATAATTCTTTTCGTTTTGGTTTTAATTGAGGTCTTTTTATAACAACCTCTTTAATTTGTGGAATATAAGAATTGATTACTTCAATTTTTGTTTCATTCTTTTGCTTGGCTTCCCATAGTGCATAATAATAATCGAGTGCTTGTTTATATACATATGGAACTATACCAATGCCACCATTTGCTTTAGAAACATCATTCCCTTTTATTTCATAGAAATAAGTCAAAGATTTATGAATGCCAGAATAAGAATAATTATAATCATTTTTATATGTTAATATTTGCTTATTTATTTTTGGAGTTAAAGCAGATATATTTAATAATTTTTTAATATATTCTTCCATTGCTTCTTTATCTTTTTGCTCTTGAATAGCCTTTTTAGCCTCTTCACCATCGGCGCATTCTGCGTGAGCATACCGACGAGCATTTATCTAAACAAAAGGATATTTATCTCTATCAAATTGAATACCACAATAAAAACATTTTACTGGATGTGGGATGTCGGAACACTCCTTTCAAAATGTACTTTATATAAATATTATATCATAATTTTAAAAAAAAATCAACCCAAGGCACTTTAGGTCTTGGGTTGATAAAATTTAACTTAACAAATCTTCTTTGATTTCAGTATTAATTAAATGAATAAATTCTGCTTGTTCGGGGGTTGTATCGCCAACCTTTTTACCCTTACCAAGATACTTCTCGACAACTGAAGTAATCTTAATAGCATTAGATTGATTAGCAGTCATTAACCGCTCAACCAATGTCTGGAATTCACTCATTAAAGAATCATAATCATAAGTTTTTTCTTCAATTACAGCCATACGTTCAGATGTAACAAATTTATTACCGTGCTCTGCGGCTTCCTTATCAATAGCATTAAGAATTGCTTCAGTTAAGGCTTCATAATTACAAGGAATAATTTCAGGTACATACTTAAAACGGCAACCGCAATCAATAAAACCTGTGGGGTCGCGCAAAACTAAAACAGAATTTTCAGCCTTATTATATTGTTTTGCATAAGCATAGATATCAGCCATACCTGCAATAACTTCTCTTGTACTATTGGAAAGCAAAGGACGAATATTGGTAATATTACCATTATCATCTTTACCTTCCTTATCGTGACCAATGAAGAATACAGCATAACCCATTTGAGTTAATCCACGGAATACTTCATTAAATTCAGTCTTAAATTTAGCCCAACCTTTACCATATGCTAAATCACCAAGAGATTCAATGCTATTTTGGTTACAAATATATTTTGTACACTGGTCAGCAGCAATATCAACACCATCAACAACAACAACATTATATGCTGCTTTTACTTCGGGCTTTTTTAATTCACGATAAACTTGCTTCATTTCAGCCCAACTTGCAATTGGTTGTGCATAAACTCCGGGTAATGTATTATAGCCCTGCTCAAAAGCAAGCAACAGAGATTTACCCATTTGAGTTGCTAGAGTGGTCTTACCAGTCTTATAAGCGCCATATACAAAAGTAATATAGCCGCTTAAATCACGAGAAACCTTATGAGGCTGAATAGCCAATAAATCAATAGCCATAATTCTTTACTCCTTTCTATTAGGTGGATTAGAAATTAAATCCACCCTTGTTAGGAGCAGCGGTTGCGGCAGCGGCTTTAGATACTTCATATTCATCCTGACGCTGCTTAATAGATGCCAGATAAGTTTCACGAGCCGCAATCAAAGTCTGCAGTTCAGTTGCAGTCATAAACTCTTCATCATCCCACACATAAGTTTCCTTATTAGCACCAGTAATAACGAAATCCTTGCGCTGACTAGTAACAGTTCTTACAGAAGGTTCACCAAAAGCAGACTCTTCAGTAATAGTGCGAGAAATGGTCTGAGAAATCTGACGGCCCCAAACGCAAGTAAAGGTAGGATTACTATTGGATGCTTCCAAGCCTTCGAAATAATCCATAGCCAGAGGATTCAAAACAGTAAACTCAACAGGCATTAAGGACTTGCGGAAATCAAAAATAGCACCCTTAACAATCATCTTTTCAGGTTCGTTACGCTCTTCATTAGCCTCTACACGTCTAGTGTTAGTAATCAACATATCACACTTAAAAGTATTTCTCTGCTTTTCATCTTCAACCAGAGCATCAGCAACGTGGATAAAGCCGCCCTCATTGCGCTTAACGGAAACCAGTTCTTCGGGACCATTGCGCTTGGTGAAGAATTCATTCAGTCCAATAGCACTATCAATGCGAATTTTAGAAGCATTTTCCTTACCATCCTTCATTGCAGACTTCAAAGTACCATCAATAATATTCTGAAGTGTAGTAAAAGAAGGATTATTCTTACCAGTAGAAGTAACAGCAGTTACATAGGTATAATGAACCTAAACAATATTAGTCATTTCATTGTCAGTAGCAATACTAACGGTGCCAGAAATAAAGGGAGTGCCGGGATTTTTAGAGGTATCACCAGTTACTTTATTTTCCAATGCGTGTTCATATAAATAGCCTTCGATATGACATTCGTTAATTAACTTCTTTTTCATTTTAAATCTTATTCTCCTAATTAATCTTCAATTACAATTTCTTTACCTTTTTTAGTCAAAGTGTAAACAACTGGGTCTTGCCCCACTTTTTCAACATAACCATCAGAGCACAACTTGCGCATCGCGCCACCAACAGTTCGAGAGGAGACAAACAATCCTTCAGCGATATCTCTTGCCTTCCACAATTCAGTGGTAAGATTGTCCTGCAGATAACGTAAAATTAATTTACCATTATCGGTAAACATAGGTTTTTCGATATCTTCTTTACCCTTAAATGCTTCCCAATAAATTCGTGCTTCTTCATTCATTTCTTGAGGATAAGCATTAATTGCCATTTCGACAAATTTAATAAATTCTTGCTTCTTACTCATAATAATTTTTATTAACTCACTTTCATATCTTTGTAAATATATTATATCATATTTTTTTATAAAAATCAATTAATAATAAATTCATCTGCGTAAGGCAAAGATTTAATAAAATTAATAAAATCTGTATTCCATTCAACTAATTTATGATTTTTACGTTGATGATACATAGTTCTTAAATTTTCATAATTCATAGTAACTGTTCTTGTTTGCAGCCAAGATTCAGGAAGCCAACGAATCAGTTCCTTCCAATAAATCTTTTGAGTTTCTTCATCGCCAGCATCTTTGCAATTAATTGCGGTCTGGCGCAAATATTCCAAATAAGGAATCAAGCACATCTGAACAAAATCGGTATCACAAGGACTCTTAATTTCTTCTCTCTGCATTTCAACAGGATAAGGTAAATTGGTAAAATCACCAATCTCAAAACAATCCAAAGTAATAGGCTTTGCTAACATTTTATGCATTGTAGATGTGCTATTAGCAGTAGTGCCGATTTTGTAGGTGTCAAATTCCTTCCACCAGTAGAGTGGGGCAGTGATGTCAACAGTTACCATAATCTGACGCATAAACTTGCGGTGCTCGGGGCCGAGATGAATCAATCCGGTAGCAGTCTTCATATCTTTTGGACCGATTAAAGCCCATTCAATATGGTCATTAGGGTTAGTAAAACGAAGAATACCATTATCCCAAAAATGGTCAATAATAGCCTAATCAAGATTTTCTTCTTCGGGATACCATTTAGAAATACAAGTTCCAACAGCATCAGCATATTCTTCGTGCGCGCCGACGCCAAATAAAGAATCAATACGATCCCAAGAATTTAGAGGATTACGCATACCTCTTAAAGCATTTTCAAAATTAAATACTTCAATATGTTCAAATTTCATTTTTTATTACTCCAAACTGATTGTATAACCACTTAAATTATTTCCATTACTTGCTTCATAAATAAATAGTTCTAGTTCATCAATAAAACATTTAGAATTTGTATAATCATTAATATCATTCATATACTCACGATAAGAAATAATATCAAAACCAGTAAGTCCATATGCTTTTGCTTTTTCAATCATTCGATAAGGATTAAAACAAACAAATACACCATTTACTTTAGCACACTCTTCCATTAATCTACGAGTCTTACCTGTATCTCTATTCTCAATAATTCTAATCATTTTATACTATACCCAAACTCTTTCGCTTTAAAATATTCTTGCCAGTAATCTTCTCTATCATTTAATAAGGAACGGTCACATTCCTCGATTAATTCAAAAGTAAAGTTTTCAACTCCATCCTTTAACATAGCAGGATAAAGTTTATTTTTTGTAGGAGTTTCTGCACCCATACCTCTTTTTATATGTTGTTTCCATCTATCGGATATATTAGCCGCCTAACCAACATAACACATTTGATTAATAGTATTAGTAATTTTATAAATACCGGTTTTAACGCCAGTACCAATTACTCTACCAATTAAATCAGTATATGGCTTCTCATAATAAACTTTCCAAATGACTTTATTTAAAGCCTCTGGGTCACGCAAATAAGGAATAATATCTTTTAACTTTTTAATCTCATTTAAATCATTTTCAGTGAGATTGAGTTTGTAAAAATCATTCTACTATTGGATTTCATAGGCTCGTTTGTTTGCGGCAATTGCGGCATCTGCAACACTTCGTGAATCAGCAATAGAGGCCTCAAGTCGAATTTTTTCATACTATAAATTTGCGATAGCGGTATTGTACTCTTCTACTCCAAGAGCAAGCATTGATTGATATTCATTTAAATATTCTTCTTTCGCTTTTTCAAATTTTTCTCTTTCGCGTTCAGCAGACTATTCTAATTGTAACTACATTGTTTCCATAGCCTAATCATAAATAATCTTGCTTGCCGTTTCAGCCTATAATTTTAAATCATCAATAGAATGTTGTGTATTATCCTTTTGCTAATTTAACAGCATTATTTCATTTGTTAAATTGCGTGAGTAAAACTCCTATTCTTGAATATCATTTAATAATTTTAATAAACGCTATTCATTTTCTTCATTCTCTTGGCGGGTTTTTTCATTTATCTATTCAATCGCATTTAATTTTGGGCGAACCCGCAATCCAAGTACTAGTACACCTAAACCAAAACCTAAAATTAAACAAGCGATATATAAACCTATCATTTAAAAAAATGGGGTAAGTTATTTAACCTACCCCATATAAAATCTATTAATTAATTATTCTGCGTCTTCTGCATCGGGGTCAAATTCCATACCTGCGGGAGTCAGAGACAGGAACTTAACGGGCTTATGAGTGCCATCATCCAGTTCGATTTCAGCAGGAGTGCGGATACCCAGACCCTTGCGCTGAATAGCAGAGGTAAAAATACCATCAACAGAACGCTTTTCCAGACCCAGAGCCTCTGCAACATCAGCAGAAGTAACATTTTCACCCTGGACTTCCTTTAAATAATTAAGAACCTTCTTAGAATTCTCTTTCATAGCCATTTTAAACAATCTCCTTTAAATTTAAAAAACATATTTTTTTTCTTGTTTGTGTAAATATTATATCAAAAAATTTTTTTTAAGTCAAGATTTTTCAAGAATTTCCTAAACTATTTCATCGATAATTATCATATCTTCAAAACTATCAACGTGGCTTGATAAACGCATAATCTCTTGTTCTGCTTTAGATTTTTCTGCTAAAGTTGTTTCAGAAGACTGAATTATCTATTCCATTTTAGCAATTTTTTGAGCCAAGTTTTTAATTTCTTTCTTTTTCATTAAAAATTTTTTTCCTTAATCTTTACAAATATTATTTTACATTATTTTTTTTTAAAAGTCAAAAAATTGTGTCAAGTGTACAATCTTTTGCGTTTTTATCATCCCGAAATCCTTTAAAGAAGGGATGACGTAGCGTGTGTTCTTGCTTATCCTTTTCCATACACTGCACCGAGCACACGCGCAGATAATAATCATCGAAGTTTTTTAAATTTTCGCGGAGTTCGTCAGTAAGGCCAGATGCTACTGTACCAATTTCAACTAATTCACCTTTATCATTATATGCTCCAATACGGATTGCGGTTTTCCAACCATAAAAATAACCTTTGGTTACGGGGACATAATATCCTGGGAATTTACAAGACCATAAAAAATATTCGCCTTGTTTTAATCCCTCTGGAGTTTCCCAATAAGTCCAAGTAGAAGTGTCTTTGCCTGTATACTCTTTTGTAGCATCGCAAACACCCATACAAACAACATCAGCATAGTCCATCTTCTTAATTTTCACGGAAGACCAAGCAGGCCGTTTATCAGGAGAATAAACAGCATCCTTCTTTTTAAGAACCATACCTTCCTCGCCATTATTTAACGCTTCGGCTGTTGCTTCTTGAATATTATCAAGAATAGGCTCTGCGAGTTCCAAACACATATGTCTACGAGAAAGTTGATGCTTTTCCCACACTTTTTGGAGAACTTGAAAACGGGTCCAAGCACCTTCATTCTTTAAATCTACTCCATTGTACTTAACTATGTCGTGTACATAGTAATGAATAGGTCCGCATAACTCTTGACGCTGTATTGCTTTCGGAGCCAGACAACCCATAATGGTGGTTACATCTTTTGATGTTTTACCAGGATAATAAATTTCGCCAATTAAAATACTTCCATTAGGGAGACAATTAAGAGCCTTTTCCAAATGAGGAACGTTTGCAATTTTTTCAGATAGAATACCAGATTCTTTTGATACTGTTCTACTAAACATATAGCAGACACCATCATCGGTTTTTTCAAATTCATACCAATATCCATCTTTTTTGATAGTAGCAAAATAATCTCCACTATTTGCCACTTCCGCAAACATATGCTCTTTGCCGTCGGGCAGTTTCCAGATTTTCATCGCAGGAACGCATTCGGCGCCAGGCGCGTATTTATTTATTTTCTCTTCTGGAAAATAACTCATAATTTTCTCCTTCTTTTATTATCTATATATATTATATAAAAAATTTTTTTATAAGTCAAACTTTTGAAACAGATAAAATATTATCATTTTTAATAGTTTGATTACCTAATGAGGCTCGACCTAATACAGGAATATCTTTTGCAGAAATGCAAATAGAATTATGATTACCAATAATTAATAATTGATCTTCATCATTAACCATTGCGCCTCCCGCAATATTTCCTTTATAACAAATTAATCCTTTACCTGCTCGCTTTTGGATAGGTAATTCACTTAATTTAATTCTTTTACTTAAACCATTTCTAGCAAATATTGCAATATCATCAGTATTATCTTTAATAGTTAAAGACGATACAATATAATCATTTTCTGATAAATTAATTCCTTTAATTCCAGAAGTCGTTCTTGAAGTAGGAGCAACTTCCATAGAATTAAATCTAATTCCCATACCATTATTAGTTAATAGTATGATATCTTCATTATTTACTAAACTAACAGTTGCTAATGCGTCGCCTTCTTTTAAAGTAATTGCCGCAATACCAGATTTCTTTTTAGTTTTAGTATATTCATCAAGCGCAGTTTTTTTAATAAGACCATTTTTTGTAGTGAACAACACATATTTAGCCGTAGTATCACGATAAATAGAATAGATGATTTGTGCTTCTTCGTTGACATCCATAGCAACAAGGGATTTTATAGATTGTCCCTTCGTTGCATTGGTGCCTTCTGGTATATCATTTACCAAGAGCCTGTACATTTTTCCTAAATTAGTAAACACCATAAGGGAATCGACAGTATTAGTACGAATAGTAGCACTGATGATATCATCTTGTGTTTTCACCCCTTTTCCATTACGCTTTTGGACACGGAAACTTGAAGCAGGGATACGTTTGATTAAACCGCCTTCACTCATAATAACTACACATTTTTCAGGCTCAACAAATTCAATTTCTTTTTCTTCTTTTGTTGTAGCAACTTGTGTAATTGTAGTGCGTCTTTCATCACCATATTTAGTCTTGATTTCTTTAAAAATCTTATTCATTTCAGGAATAGGATTAGTAATGATATCAAGAAGTCTATTTAATTCGATTTGAAGTTTTTTAAGTTCTTCTTCAATTTCTAATTTTTCTAGTTTTGCTAACTTACTTAATTTCATATCCAAAATTGCTTTGGCTTGAATTTCAGTAAGTTTATATTTTTCCATTAATTTAACTTTTGCGGTCGCCGCACTCTCACTCTCTTTGATAAGTTTAATAACATTATCAATATCAGCAAGCGCAATTAAAAGTCCTTCCAAAATATGGATACGCGCACGAATTTTATTTGCTTCATATTCACATTTACGAACTAATACATCTTGCTGGTGAGCGATATATGCTTCTACCATCTGGCCTAAATTTAATAATTTAGGGGTTTTATTAATAAGGGCGACCTGATTAAATGAGTAAGTGTCTTCCAGTCGTGAGTACTTAAAAAGGGCCGCAATGATTGGTTCAGCGCTAAAACCCTTAGACAATTCGACCACGAAGCGTACGCCCTGACGATTACTTTCATCTCGAATGGACGCAATTCCTTGGATTTTGCCTTCTTCGCATAACTTATCAATATCTGTGATAAGAGTGCTTTTCGACACTTTATAGGGAATACTTGTAAATACTATACTATCTTTTCCACTTTTATCTGATTCAATAACATATTCGCCTCTGATTCTTGCTCTTCCCTTACCTGTGAGATAAGCCGTTGCTAACTCATCTTTATTTACAATTAGTCCGCCGGTGGGAAAGTCAGGTCCTTTTACAAAACTTAATAAATCTTTTGTTTCGTAGTTAGGATTGTTAAGAGCATAAATGACCGCATCCATAATCTCATTTAGATTATGCGGAGCAAAAGAGCAAGCCATAGCGACAGCAATACCGGTAGTACCATTAACAAGTAAATTAGGAATACGACCGGGTAAATAGACGGGTTCATTTTCTTCATCTGTGTATGCCAACTGCCAATCTACTGTATCCTTTTTAATATCAGCAAGCATCTCTTCTCCAAGAGGAGATAACTTACATTCTGTATATCTATAAGCCGCAGGACTATCGCCATCACGACTACCATTATTGCCGTGGAATGAAATCAGCGGATAACGCATATTCCAAGGCTGAGAAAGCCAAACGAGCGCACCATAGATAGAACTATCACCGTGCGGATGGAATCGACCCATTGTATCGCCAACCGGCTGCGCGCATTTGACGAACTTTTTATTATTCATATATCCTTTGTCAAACATATCCCAAAGGATTCTTCGAGCAACTGGCTTTAAGCCATCCTCCGCAGAAGGGATGGCTCGGTCAGTAATAACGCTCAAACTATAATCAAGGAAACTTTGTTCTACCTCTCCCACAATAGGAGTTTGAATAATATTATCCATTTTGAGGTTTCACCTTTCCAGTAGCAAGGCCATCAGCAAGTTCATTATATTTATTACCTGCGTGGCCTTTTACTTTCTTTAAGTTAATCTTATATCCAGCATTTAAAGCATCATAATAGGCTTGAATTAAATCTAAATTTTCGGGAATTTTTTTATCAGATTTAATCCATCCATTACGTGCCCAACTAAACATCCAATTAGTAAAAGTTTGAACGCAATAATTAGAATCACTATAAACTATTACTTCTTCATCATACTTACCATAATTAAGTAAAGCCCAAAGAATTGCTTTAATTTCTTCTCTATTATTAGTAGTATTATTAGTTTGTTTAGCATAAGTAGTAATAATATTATTATTATTATCACAAACTACTACTCCAAATCCTCCTGGACCAGGATTAGGATGAGCACTTCCATCAGTATATATAATCATATAATAATATAATATAAATATAATAAATATTATACTTATACTTAACTCCTTATATAATTGTAGTAAAAAATTTTTAGTTTGTCAAATTTTATTTAAAATGGTAATTCTGGATTATATCCAATATTATCATTATTATGGAAGAATCGAATAGATTTTATTAAATCAGGAGATAATAGATTTACTTTTGCTTTTGGATAAATTTTACAAAAAGAATCATAAATATCTCCTGCAGTTTCTATATTACAATTTTCTGTTATCTCAATGAAAATAATATCATCATTTCGAATTCCATCTTTTGGAGTTTCAAATATAATTCTATCAGACATCAACATTCGCCCTCCAAGCATTTGCTTCAATAAACTTCTTACGTGGGTCAACAGATTCGCCCATAAGGTTCATAAATACCTTTGCGGCAGCCGCACCATCTTCAACAGTAATCTGCTTTAAGGTTCGAGCAGACTTATCCATAACAGTTTCGGCAAGTTCATCAGTATCCATTTCACCTAGACCTTTCATACGGCCAAGGTCAAACTTTTTACCAGACTTACGGAATGTTTCAAGCGCAGCATCATCTTTAATATATTGAATTTTAGTTCCCATAGTTGCTTTATAAAGTGGAGGAACTGCGGCGTAGATATAACCCTTTTGAAGTAGTTCAGGACAGAACTTCCAAATGAAAGTTAAGAACAAAATACGAATATGGCTACCATCAACATCAGCATCAGCAGTAATAATCATTTTACCATAACGAAGTTTAGTTTCATCTACAATAACTTTACCATCTTTAATTTCCAATCCAAAAGCAGAAATAAGACCATTGATTTCTTTATTCTGTAAAGCCTTATGTAAATCAACTTTAAGAACATTTAACATTTTACCACGAAGTTGGAATACTGCTTGCGTGTTTCGGTCTCTTGCTTCCTTGGCAGTGCCAGCCGCAGATTCTCCTTCTACGATAAATACTTCACATTCATGTCTATTTTTACTATTGGCATCAGCAAGAGTTTCAGGTAAAAGAACTCTCTTTTTAGTATCTGCCTTACGGACAGTTTCTTTTGCCTTTTTAGCCTTTTCTCTTGCGGCTCGAGCAAGCATAGCCTTTTCAACAATTGCTTTTGCATCTTTTGGATTAGCGTTTAACCAAGTTTCAATTTCTTTTGAAACTAGTCTTTGAACAATAGTTCTTGCTTCACTACTAGAAAGAACATCTTTCGTCTGTCCAGAGAAAACAGGGTCAGGCATAATGAAAGAAAGAACAAGCACAAGCCCTTCTTTTAATTCTTCACCAGTAAGATTAGCATCTTTATCCTTTAATAACTTCTGTTCCTTAGCATATTTATTAACAGATTGCGTCAGCGCAGTTCTAAAACCAGTTAAATGAGTTCCTGCGCTATTAGGAATGGAATTAGTATATAATTTGTAAGTATCAGTATAAGTATCATTATACTGCATTGCTAATTTAACACCAATTCTATCTTCCATACTTTCTGTATAGAATACAGAAGTAAGAGTATTTCTTTTATTATTTAAATCTTTGATATAATCTTTAATACCATTTTGAGAAGTAATAGTTTCTTCTTCTTTATTTTTATATCTAAGATTAAATACCATTCCAGGAGATAAATAAGCAAGTTCTTGAATCTGCTTTTTTAAAGCATCATAATCTAATTCAATTCCTTCTTTAAAAATTGTACTATCGGGTTTAAATTGAACTTGTGTGCCTGTTGGCGCTCGTAAAAAAGGAGTTTCTTTATAAGACTTTAATTTTCCACGTTCAAACTTAGCACAAGCACTTTTATTATCTCTTATTGATTCAACAATAAAAAATTCAGATAAAGCATTAGTTGCTTTCGCGCCTACACCATTCATACCACCAGACGTATTATATCCAGTTTTACCATCACTATCAAATTTAGCACCAGTATGAAGTTTAGTATAAACATTTACTAAAGTTTCACTGCCGTCTTCTGCTTTACCAAAAGGAACACCACGACCATTATCGCAAATAGTAATTACATTATCATTATCAACACAGATAGAACAATTATTACAATGTCCATTTAGATATTCATCAACAGCATTTGAAATAATTTCAAGAGTAATATGTCTAACACCATCAGGTCCAACTGAGCCGATATACATACCCGCGCGAAGTCTAATTGCCTCAATGCCTTCAAGTGTTTTTATATCTTTTACACCATAGTCTGACATATTAATCTCCTTTCTATATTTTTATATAAATATTATAACATATTTTTTTATAAAAATCAAAAAAATGGACTTAACTATTGTTAGTTAAGTCCATTTTTTTTTATATTGGCCCGAAGGGGTCTATCATTTCACAATTATTTTCTTCTATTTTTTCTTCAGTATTCTAATTATTATAATATTTATCTGCGGCTTCATCTAGTTCTTTTAAAACTGTTTCATATTTTATGCCGCCTACTTGATTTTCAATAGTAGATTTTTTATAGTACCAGACTTGACTTACTCCATAAGCCGACCAAGGAAATCCAATCATCGCGGCAATCCAAGGTAAATCACCTACATAACCAAGAGAAACGCAATAAAAAGCCAATAAGATTAATAATATAGTAGTAATCCATATTAAAGCAGATTCTTGATTTAGTAAGGTTTTTGAAAATTCTTTTTTCTTTTTCATCTTGCATTAAATAAACGATATAAAATAGCGGCTAATTCTTCTCTAGTAACAAATTTTTTCCACATTTTATTGCCACTACTATCACCATTGATAAGTTTTTTACTATCTACCCAAGCACGCTCTTTAACAGACCAAGAACTTGGCTATTGTAATGCAATGGTTTTTAAATATTCGTTCATCATTTCATTAAATTTTTCTTGTGTCATTTCTTCTTCATCCTCGCCATTATCATTGACTAATGAATAATCAGGTCTACCATAACCTACAATATAATTAGAATTTAAAGAATACTTTTTGCGGCATACGCCTCCACCATTAGAAATTACTCCAGAAGCGCCTGAAGTATTTCCTTCAATTGTGTAGACATAATTTGAATCAACTTTATAAACTAACCCAGTATGAGAAGATTCATTTGCTCCACGACTTTTGCCAAAGAATATCTAATCTCCCTCTTTCGGATTTTGAAGATGGAATTGTCCTTTATTTTTATAAAAGCGCATTGAATAAGTACATCCTGCGCCAGTGCTTCTATTAGGTTGGACTAATAGTTTTTGTCCTAATTCTCTTCCATATGCTTTTATAAAGCACCAATCAACAAAAGTATCGCACCAGTCATAACCATTTTTTCTTCCATTATAAAAATCTCCAAGAGCATCTAAATCTCTAGCATATTTAGTCCAATTATTTCTGCCTGCGTTGGCAGTTTTATCATCTAATTGACTATTGGATTTTTTTTCCAAATAACCTTCTTCGCCCAAGGCTACTAAAGTGGATTTATACATTTTAATAACCTCCTTTTTTATAATTTTTCAGCAATTTCTGCAATTTGAGAACGATGTATTTTTCTTAAATCTATTTCGCCATATATATCGTGTCCTCTGAACACTTTTGATACACGGCGCATACCATTTCTGCTTCCTGCAAATGCGATATCATCAACTTGCGCTTTGCAGTCTCCATCGATTATACAAATACTATCATTGCCAATTCGCTATAATGCTAATTTCATTAATTCAATATCTAAATTTTGCGCTTCACTAATATAAATGCCGGCGCGCATTCCAGAGGTATCATATCCTCTAATATCAGACATAGGTAAAAGAATTAATTTTTCTTCTTTAATCATTTGTTCAACTATAATGCGGCCACCCATTTTACTACTTAAAAGATTGCCAATTTGTGAATCTAATAGTTTTTCATCTTTAGTTCCTGGATAGAATCCAAGTTTTGCTGAATTTTTAGTTGCAACAGTATTACAAAATACAATAATTTTATCTATTTTATTCTTTTGCAATTGATGTAATAAGAAAGCCATAGATAAAAATGTTTTGCCTGACCCGGCCGGTCCTTTTACCATTGTAATTTTATTATTTAAAAAACTATCTGCTGTTAAAGATTGATATATGTCATTTTTTAAAGGCTTAACTTTACCAAAATAATCACTGTCAAAATTACCAAATGTTAATTTACGATAATTTTCACCAGTCCAGCATAGAGAGTCTACAACTTCGTGGTCTTCATTATATATTATTAAATATTCATTTATTTTTAAATCGTAATTATTTTGATTAAAGTCTTGATAAAAATTAGTTAATTCTTCATCACTCATATAAATTTCTTTATAACCGCAATAAGGGTCTAATTCATTAGACACAGAACTTACATTATTACCAAAATAAATATGCGCTAAATGTTTTAAACATAAATCATTAGTTATAAAGATTATATCGTTTATTGGATGATTTTTTCTATATTCACAACAACAAGCCAAAATTTTTAAATCATTATTAATATTATATGTATTTATATAATTATTATATGATTCTTTGTAAATAACTATATCATAAGAACCATAATGAGATTCTAAAGTGTTAATTAATTGTCTTGCTGTGTATTTGATATCTGGGTCTTTATTAGAAGCATTTTTAATATATTCTAATTCATTTAATGTAATTGATGATATAGCAAATTTTTCATTTTTATCAAATAAATTATCTGCTTTTAATAAAAGACTACTAGTATCATAAAATTTAATCTTCATCATTTTCATCCTCATTTTCATAAGAGTCAGGTAATCTAAAACCAATCACAGATTTAGGAGATTCATCATCTAGTGATAAAACTTTTTTATTATATTCTGCGATTTTGATTGAACTATTACCTTTTAAAGATTCTATCCAAGTTAATATTAAACTTCCAAAAGAATCTAGAATTGGTAGAGCAAATTGAGCAAACAAGATGCCGGAGATAAATTGTATCAATTTTACCCCTCCCTAATATTTTCTTATAAAATAAGAAAAAAATAAATAATTAATTAATCTAATATACCCAATAAAAAGAAATAACCCCTACTTTAAAAGTAGGGGTTATAAATTAAGGATAAGTAATTAATACTTTATTATCTCCAAAAGTTGCGTCCCAAGCAATAGCATCGGGATGTAGCATTTTTACATAATCAAATTCAAAATCAATTTTAGCCTTATCATATTCTAACAAGGCTTCTTTATAATGTTTTCTAAATTCATCATACATAGGGTATAATTCAGTATTAGTATTAGTTCTGATTAATTCAGTCATAATACTTTTAAAAGATTCAACATTATAAAAACAATCGCGCAGATTATCCATTTTTTCTGCGGGGACATCATACATTTTCTGTGCCATTTTTCTCCGTATTCTCCTTGATTTTATTTTTCACTCTATACATTCTTGCCATTTTATCTTTTGTGTCAATATAATCTTTTAATCTCGCGCGAATTAGTTCAATAGAACAATTTGCTTGATTAATTTCTTTTTGTAAATTTTTAATTTCTTTTCTTATACGCTTTGCCTCATAAGAATGTTCATTAAATTGTTTACTATGACTCATTGTAGCATATAGGTGATTTAAAGCGGCGAGCGCAGGTTTTAATTTTGCTTCTTTTTTATTTTGAAGAAAATGTATTTTTGCTCTATCTTCAGCAATACATAAACCAGTGCGCTCGCTTGCTATATCTTCGTCTGTTGGATGACAAGCCGCGTTACCAACACCAATTATATTTTTGTCTTCAATGATACAACTTGCTTTTCTTGTATCTTTATCATATTCATAAATTACATTCATATAATATTATCCTTTTTTATTTTAATAATATCATATTTTTTTAGAAAAGTCAATTATCTTGCATCATAATGAGGAATTATTTCATTATATAAAGCCATTGCTTTATCTACCCATTCTTGTGCAGAGAATCTATCAGTATAGTATTTAAATCCTTCAGAATTGTCAATACCGGGTTCTTCTTCTACTGGAGGTTCTTCTGGTGGTTCTTCTTCTTCTACTTTTTCAATTACTGCACTTGAATCATTAGGGTAATAAGGATTATCTGTGCCACTTGGATGATGCTTATTTAAGTTTTCAAGATATTCTTCACCAGTACCAAATAAAGCGCCTAATAACCAACTCCCTAGTGGTGGTAAATAAAAATCACTGCCGAAACCAGGTCTAGTGTCTAAATTGCCACCAGGACCTCTATACCATTGCAGCCAAGTATCATTATAACTTGGATTGTTACTTCGGGTCATTCTAAATGTTTGTATTTCATCTATTTCAGGGAAATAGGGAGCAAAATTATCATTAGGATTTAAAGAGCCAGATTGTATATTGCTTAAAGGTTGTTCAAGAATATTTTTAAAAGTTCTTTCAAATATACGAGGTATATTATAATATAATAACATAAGACTATCTTCTTGGTCTTGTGTCCAACCTTTTAAATTGTTAATTGTAGTTTTATAAGAAGTAGGAATTTTTTTATTTCTGCGTTTTTCTGCTTCGTATATAATAAATTTGAAGATATTTTGAATATTAGGGGCTCGAACAATTCTATCTAATTCAGTTATATTATCTAATTGTTCTTGAGAAGAACATCCTACATCGCAAGATGTTTTACAACTGCCTTGACAGCCACCACTACAACTGCTATCACAACTACCAGAACAACTACCGGTGCAGTTACCAGAACATCCACCAGTACATCCACTATTACTGCAGCCACAAGTATTTCCACTATTTACTTGACAACTATTTCCACATTGATCGGTACAAGCAGCACATCCATTTTGACATCCATCTCCACAACTATAATTTCCAACTAAATAATAGTCTCTATTTTCTGCTCTTAAATTATGTCTTGTTTCTGCATCTGCTTTTTCTGTCCAATATCCATTTTCATCAACGAATTCAGTGCCTAGTAAATGTTTTATTTCTTCTTTATGTTGAGGTCCAGTATAACCATTATTTTTTATTTCAGCCTCTGTATATTTTTCTCCTTCACTTTTATTCTATTTATTAATACTTTCAAAACAACTTAAAGAACAATTATCTCCGCAACTATTGTTAGAAGAACTAGCGCCAGGAGTCCATTGTGAAGTATTATCTACAATTTTACCCATTATTCCTCCTCCTTCCATATATTAATCTTATTAAAATCATTTTCATCAATTAAATGATTATACATATTATATTCTAATTTAATATTATCAAAACTTTCTTTATCATTACAAATTTTACATAAATATTTAGATGCTAATGCTTGCATTTTATGAGTATCACAAGTAGTAGTTTTTCGTTGAGCAAATCCTTCACTTAATTGATATTCACATCCAGCACACCAACCGCATCCATTAGCAATAGAACATTCTAAACATTTACTAGGATTTGCATTTTTAATAATATATGATTTCTTTATATTATCATAATTTTCAATATGTTCAGGTTTAGATAAAAAACCATTATTTATATCTCCGATAGCCAAAGGTTTTAAATTTTCACCCAAAGAAGATTTCATAAAGCGAATACAAGGATATAAGTCACCTTTATAGTCAAGAGAACTCATTCCTGAACTAGCGCCACACCAACCTCTATCTAATTGATGTTCTTCTAAAGGAGTAAAATTATCGGGATATAAAATACTTAAATATATTTTATTATATAGTTTATTTTCATAAATCCAATCACTAATTCTTTTTAATTCATCAAATAAACGTTTAGCACTTTCAACTGTCCAAACATCTTCGAAAACGCAATTAGCATTAATCTGTTTAAAACCCAATTTTAATAAATTTGTAATGCCATCAAAGATATAATCAATATTATTAGGAGATATTGTAATTTTAGTGCCTTCATTGCCTCTCGCCTTTTCATTTAGTGCGGCGCGCACTGCAATATCATAACTACCACTTCCATCTGGAAATAATCTGCAAGAATCGTGTAATTCTTTATTTCCATCAATAGTTACACCAACATTAACTATACCATTATATTTCTATAAAAATTTCTATACTTTTGGAGTAAAATATAAAGTTCCATTAGTAGAAAAATTATAAGCGTGATTTAGCATCCATTCTTCTTCATTAGTTTCAATGAGTTTCTTTTCAAAATATTCAATAATCTAGTCTACTAAATCAATTTCTAAAAAAGGTTCTCCACCAATAAAATTAATAATAAATCCTTGAGTGGTTTTCTTACTATAAAAAAAATCTGGATTATCTTTATTTTCAAAAAGATAATCAATATACTATTTTGCTATATCAAAGGTCATTCTATTAGGAGTTTTATTAATCTAATAACAGTAAGTACAACATAGATTGCAATCTTCAGTTACTTGAAAAGTAAAATCTTTTACAGAACGTCCATTATTTTCTTGATTATAAATTAATCCTAAAAAATCGTGATATGACATAGAAGGTTTAATCATTTATTTCAACTCCTTTTTATAAAATACAGACTATTCTTTTATTATTTAAATCAATATAAAAATCAGCATATGGTTTATCTTGTATATATTTCATAATAACATAATTTCTATATTTTAAAAACTCTTTATTCGCCTATTGATATTTAGATAAAAAAGAATAGTCTTTAAAGAAATCCCAATAAAATTTAAACCTATTTTTTTCGTGTTGATGTTTTAATAAAATTAAAGCATCATCTTCTTCTATATGAATATAGTATTCATTAAAATTCATATAAAAAACTCCTTTTTCTCCAAAATAAATTAAGCCATATATTTACTATCTGCGGCGGGCGCAAAAGTGCCACCATAGATAAAAGATTCTTTATTTTCACTATAAACAGACATATTACCGCCATTATTGGCAATAAAAGTACCATCATTAATTACCATACTAACTAAAGCGACAGATGCTTCATCATTCTTTTGAGGATTACTCTGATGTAAAGCGTGGAATCCTTTAACAATACCACCATTAACAACAACATTAATAGGCTTCTTTGTAGTATGTTGAGCAATTGCAATAGCAGAACCAAGAGTAGTAGTACCACTGCCGTTTGCACTGACAGACACAGGAGCAGTAACAGACTCAATGATGCCGCCATTAATAATTAAATCACCAGCGCGCATTTCAATACCAGTGCCGCCACGGATTTCGCCACGATTAATAGTAACCTTACTATTGGGTTGAGGATTAAAGATACCTGCGCCAACACCTAATAAGTTAATTAATTCGCCACCATTAATTTCAATTTCAGTATTTTCACGTAGGCCATTGCCGCAAATAGCATAAATATCACCGCAAATTTTACCATTATTGATAACTAATTTAGCAGTTGAATTAGCATCATAGGTTTCTTTAGTGGTCATTAAGAAAGCAGCCATAACATCATTAGGAGTTTTAGAAGCACCATAGACCATACCATTGCCGTCAACAATTAAAGTAGAACCATTTACAACAGCAATAATACCGCCAGACCATTTCATATCGGGTGCAGCGAAAATAGAGTGATTATTTAAATTTAAAGTAATTTCAGTTCCTTTTGGAGTTGTAACTACAGTATCAATAAATAAATCATCAATTAACTTAACCTCATCTTTCCCCAGTACAGCATTGAAAGCATCTTGCAAAGATTCGTAAACTACTCCATTAACTTCTGCTACACCTTTAACAGGGTTAACTACGACTAATCCAGAACCATCTTCATTAATAGCCAGAATCTTTCCAGCGTTTGCTGCTTCATATAAAGAAGATAGATTAAAGTCTTTTATTTCATATAATTCATTATTTTTTTCAATAGCGTTAATAAACATTATTTTTTCCCTCCATTAGTTTAATACTAAAGTATTATTTATAATTTCGCTATCTTCATCAGTTAATACAAAAGTATTATTTGATTCATCGATTACTCCTTCAACACTATCCATTGCCATAGTATTGTTTCGAACAGGATTTTTCAATTCCTCAATTTCTATTCTTAATTTTTCAATTTCATTTTCTAAAGCACTAACACTTTGATTTAATTGATTATTTGTGTTAGTTAATTCTTCGTTTTTAGAAACTAAATTATCTATTTGTTTTTGTAAATTTTCTAATTCAGTACTATCACTGGGAATATCGCCACCTGCTATATTTGAGCCGCTAATATCAACCCATTTATGCTGATTATTCATCATATAAACTTTACTATTTTCTATGATGAAAGCGGTAGAACCAGGAACATCATCCAAAGACAAGTTATTTACATCACTTTCATAGTCACATACATATTCTTTTAAACCATATGCAATGTGGCCACTCTAATTGATAATTCTAAACATTGAATTGCTCCTTTCTTTTTTTCTTATCTATGAAATACGAAAAAACTATGGATGAAATATATAGAAAATGCCCAAGGAGGGTTTTGTCCAAAAATTTTCTATGGGGTCGCGTGGTGGAAATTACGACCGTTGACATAAACAAAAAAATCCCTAGGTTTTTATACCTAGGGATTTTAATTAGTTCGTTTTATTCATAGCATTTGCCAGAAGAGCAGGAATATCAATTCCATTTTCCTTCATAGCATTAATTACCTGATTAGCAGATTTCATAACGTCTCCAACCAATTTAGAATTGTTTCCCTCGCCGTACATAACGATAGAATCAACATTAGTCAGAGGAGCCGCGGCATTAGCGACAATCTGGGGCATTGCGTTGAAATACATTTCAATAACAGATGCTTCACCCATCTTCTTCTGTGCTTCTGCCTTCTTTTCAATGGCTTCTGCTTCTGCTCGACCAATAGCAGCAATACCTTCTGCTTCAGCGAGTGCGGCGTACTTCTTGGCGTCGGCTTCTGCCTTCATAGCCTCAGCGCGCTTAACTGCGGCCTGGGCTTCTGCTTCTGCTTCGCGCATTTCAGTAAAAGCCTTTGCTTCTGCGTTACGTTCTTGTTCATAACGCTGTGCATCAGCCTTATTCTGTCGAGTAATTCTTTCTGCTTCTGCTTTCTGCTCGGCGGCATACTTTTCAGCATCAGCCTGCTTACGAACAATAGCATCCAATTCATACTCTTTCAGTTCGATTTCTTTTTGACGAAGTTCTGCTTCACGTTCAGCCTTTGCGATATTAGCATTGGTTGCGGCGACATCTTTTAACTTTCTCTGGTTTTCTGCCTCAATTGCCTTTGCTGCTTCAGCCTGTGCCTTCTGTGTATCAGCCTGCTTGCGCAGTTCAGCCTGCTTAATTTCCAAAGCGTTATTCTGAATAGCAATTTCTTCGGCTGCCTTTACCTTTGCTTCATTTGCGGCCTTTGCGTTTTCTGCTTCGGCAATAGCAACTTCACGCTGGGCATTAGATTTAGCGATAGAAGCGTTCTTGCTAATCTGTGCGATATTATCAATACCAAGGTCATTGATAACACCATTATCATCGATAAAGTTCTGGACGTTGAAACTAATCAGTTCCAAACCAAATCGAGCCAAGTCAGGGACTGCGTTCTCCTGAACCTTTTCACTGAACTGCTTGCGGTCGCTAACCATATCAGTCAGTTTCATCTGACCAATGATTTCACGCACATTACCTTCTAGCAAGTCTCTAACCTTTCGACCAATGTCTTCGCGAGACACGTTAAGGAAGTTCTGCGCGGCTAGTTTCATCATTTCGTCAGTTCGACCGACGCGCACGTTAACATTGCTATCAACCTTAACATTAATATACTCTGCTGTTGGAACTGCGGTAGATGTCTTTACGTCAATCTGAATAGCACCAAGATAAAGATTGTCCTTACGTTCTAGGAATGGAATCTTGATACCAGCCTTACCAATTAGGAAACGAGGTTCCTTATGCGGACCGGAAATGATAAACGCTACATCAGGCGGCGCTTTGACATAACCACTTGCAAGCAATACAATCAGCAAAACAATTCCAATAATCGGCAAACCAATAGAAAGAATAGTTCCAATAGTAATAGTCATTATTTAATTTTCTCCTTATTAGTGGTAAAAACCACCGTCTTTAATTTCTCTTGAATATTTATTACAAATTACTTTTTCATTTTTTACTTGCGCCAAGCGTCCGCGCAAACATCCTTGAAAATATTCGCATCGAGCGCAATCTCTTTCCTCTTCTCTTTCAGCCTTTTCTTTATATTCTTTGACTTCTGGAGTCATAATTTCTTCAGGCCAACACTGTTTCCAAACTTCTTCAATGGAAATAGGAGTAAGATTATTAGTATCACAACCAATATGGAATGTTCCATCGTGATAACCATAAGGAGCATTAGAGTGAACGTGTCCATACAACCAAACAACTTCACTATTATCCTGCGTAATCATACGAATAAATTCTTCATTATTATTAGGAAAATGGCAAAGAATAAAAAATCTACCTTTATATTTAATATAATCTAAATCTTTTACATCAATACCATTTTCTTCATAAATCTTAATTCTATTCTTCTGGTCGTGATTACCACGAATTAAATGAATTTTACCGGGCAATCTATCAAGAATAGGCTGAATTTTATCCAACTGTCCCATAAAGAAGTCACCAAGAACATAAACTTCATCTTCATCAGTAATTCTTTCTTGCCAGCGTTCAACGATATATTCATTCATTTCATCAATATTTTTGAAAGGACGAGTGATAGGTTCATAAGCAAGAATATTTTTATGGGAAAAATGAGTATCACTAGTAAAATAAATCATTTAATTTCATCCTTTCTTTAAAAGAAATTAAGGAAGAGTAATATTTACACTAGCATTAGCAAAGTCCATAGACCAGTTAATAGCATCAGGGTACTGCGCCTTAACAACCTCGTTAGTCAGTACATCCTTCGCGGCCATATACTTCTTATTAACTTCAGCAAATTCATTCTGATAATTCTTAAAAACAGGTGCAGAAATATCCATATCTTGCGTCAGAACATAACCAATAATGGCTCGATAAGATTCAAATTCATAATGCAGTCTTTCGAGTTCAGTAACAATAGGATGGTCAACCTTAACAGAAATATTAGTCATTTTTTATTCTCCTTTAATATAAATAATATCTTTATATTGAAATTTATCATTTTTTGGGTCGGTCATTGAATTTTTCATATTACGAATTACCTTTTCAGGTACTTGCCGGCGCCCCACGCGCATCAAATTGCGTTCAATGCAAACATCAAGAGGCGTATCAAATACAATACAATATACATCAACATTTTTAGGATTAATTCTATTGATTATCTTTTTTCTTGATGCTTCTGTAATATGCGTTGCATCTACATAAGTTGTATCATATTCATTTAAAGATTTTCTAATTTCATTGATAAAGCAATCAAATACTTCATCTTCCCGAGAAAAATATGGTTCATCTTCTGCTACAAGAGCAAAGCGAATATCATCACGAGAAATTGCTCGGGCATTTTCACTCAAAGGCATAGTGCGCTTCAAGAAAGTGCTTTTACCAGATGCAGGACATCCCACTAACAGGTACAGGCTCTTCTGCTTCATCTTTAAAATATCCTCCTTCAAAAGCCTCTTTAAATAGTTCAATATCTTCCAAACTCTTACATTCAACGTGATTCATTTCGGTTCGGCAAGTTGTGCAATAAAGTTTCTTGCGGTGAAATCTTCCGTGCTGATGACCCTGGTTACGCATAAGAGGCAAACCGCGGTTCCCGCACTTAATACACCAGAAACTATGTTCTTCAAAATGCTTACCCATAAATACCAATCCTTTCAATCTTTATATAAATATTATATCATATTTTTTATAAAAAATCAATTTTATATTTTTACATTAGACTGAAAGATATGTTCATCAAAAGTGTTTAAATCCAAAAGACAAGCAGTTTTAGTTTTATAAGTAGCATTATCAATACAACACTTATGCTCTAACATTACTTCATCATCTGGACAATACCAATACGCGCCAAACTCCCATTTAAAAGGAAAAATATTTTCCAATTCATCTTTAATATAAGGAATAGGAGTATGTCCGTGAACTACTATATCATATCCATATACTTTATTCCATTTAAAAAGATAATGATTTCTATCCCAAAGCATATTTCTTTTAACATCAATACTTTCTATTTTACCGGGGTTAATGGGAAGATAGCCCGAATGGCATAGATGAATATGATGGTGATTTTCATTAATTACGTCAGTGTAAAAAGGTAAAGAGTTAATAATTTCCATCCATTTTTCTACTTCTGGGTCAGCAAGCGCATCTTCCCAAGTAACGTCTCCACCATTATGGATAAGAAGCATATATTCATAATCAAGATATCCACAATCTTTATATGTTCGATATGTATTATAAAGCATATCTTCGTGATTACCTTTGAGATAAACCCAATTAGGATGTTCATAAATGGCTTTCATTAACTTCCATCCATCTGGACCTCTATCAGTAGCATCACCTAAAAAATAAACGATATCATCAGATTTAATAAAATTATTTACTTGTTCAAAAATATCATACATTCCGTGTAAATCACTTATTGCATACATAATAATATCACTCCTTATATATTATTATTATAACATATTTTTTAATAAAAATCAATAAAACTCCGAACTAATTAAAGTTCGGAGTTTTTTATTTCATTTCTTACTTTCATTACCACGGGTCGATCTCCGGCACCCATACCTTATCCTCCTCGTGTTCGGTAAGAAGTCTCGGACAGTTAAGACGAATGCACTGTTTATGCTGCCCTCGCTTATACATACTTTTTATTCTTGTTAATTTATCAACATCGGGAGTAATACCGTTAATCATATAATCATCTAGTTCATCATAAGAAAAACCAAACTTTTCTTCATCGCTATAACCGCACATTCCATCATCTGGGATTTTATCTACCCAATGTTCAAGAATGACTCCTCGCTTAGCCAGTTCATAGCCAATCATTTTCACATATCGAACAGGATAATCGTGGAACAGGGCAAAATCACCAGCACCATCGCCCCATTTAGTAGACCAACCAACATAAATCTCACTCGCATTACAAGTATCAACTACTCGTCCGTGGCAAGAAGAAGCAACTGCATAGAGCATAGCCATACGAATGCGCGCAGGTGTATTAGTTAGAACCATACTAATATCTGCGTCGGGGTCATTATCATACAGTTCTCTACAATAAGCATCATAAAATCGTTCAGTAATTTCTCCGATGTTAATAATAGAAGTCTTGATTTTTAGATGGTCGCAAATAACCTTTGCCAAATCCTTATCCTTCATAATATTTTCGGGCATAATTACACCGACCACTCTATCGGGACCAAGCGCTTCTTTAAGGAGTGCGGCCGCAATTGTAGAATCCTTACCACCAGACATTCCAATTACTGCTTTTGTATTTTCACCATACATAGCAAATTGTTCTTTAATCCAGTTAATAATATAGTCTACTTCCTTATCAGGGTCGATAGTATATTTCTTGCCTTTAAAACGGCTTAATGCAGATGTATAATACATAATTAATCCTCCAAGAAATAAATATATACTTCAAAATCTTCTACCAAAACTTCTTTAATCATTTCAAGAATTACATTCCAGTTTGCGCCGCCACGATAGCAACCAATATTTCCGGGGAATCCAACTTTACTACCTTTTGGAATAGTATTTTTAATCTCATTTAAACAGTTCCAAAAAGCATCATAAGAAGTATATCTTTTACCATCATATCCATAATCATATTGTGAAGCCATATGAATAACGCTTGTTTTATTAGATATAGGAGTGACACAAATATGATTAAATATTTTATTACTACCATTTTGTTCATACCATAACATATAATCGATATATGTTTTTGGATATTTCTCTCTAATACTTTTAGCAATACCAGAGTTCATTTTACCTTGACAATTTACTTGATGACAGATATAATCTACATCTGTCATCAGTAAATCTCCTTGCTTAACATAAAGAGCCATTAAAAATTCTCTCCCCACATATTTCTACGAATTTCAGCCAGGCTCATATCTCTAATAATATGACCATTTTTCATAACCAATTGTAACTGATTATCAACATAATCATTGTGTGCTTCATAGAAAGTCCAACCATCAGTATATTCGCCATTCTTATCAACAATAATACAGCCTCTGGGAGACTTCTTCCAAGACAATGCTTTGGGTTCTTTCTGAATAAAAACAGGCTTAAATTCTTTATTTTCACCATAAGTAGCCTTAATAGCATAACTGAAAGTATCACGAGTATAAGGGCTATAACTCACTTCATTGGTATAAAAATCCTTATTTTCAAGACACATAAAAGAGAAAGAGCCAACGCCAAGAGAAACATTATTAATAGCAAAACCCTTAACCTGCAATCTGCGGCCAATCTCATTCAGTCGGTCAGGAGTAATAGAATCACCATAAACAGCCTTAATATAAGCAGGCAACTGAATATAACCAAGGCTATTCATAGTGCCACCGAAGTGGTGATACAGCCACCAAACAGTACCCATTTCTTCAACTTTCATATCTTCAAAATTGAAGGGGCCAGTCATATTTACATCATAGTGGTCAATGAAATCATAATCACTATCAGTCCAAGCGCCACGCTCTTCGCTCCAATAAGGAGAGCATACAACTCTATAATAGGCATCCTTGTAAGAGATAATGGCTTTTACATTTTCCTTTGGGTAATCAAAATATTCGCTAAGATAACCGTCTTTATCATCGAGAAAATCTCCCCATTCATCTTCGTCGGCAATCTTAATATATTCCCAACCAGCAACAATCTCAACAGGGTCGCCGGAATCGCCACGGATACCAAGCCAACCATTGTGATTCATAATTTCAGTCTTACACTGGGGCAGAATATTCTTGACCAGATTTTCATAGTCATAAGAATCACTTACCATAGAGAAACTATGATTAGGATAAATTTCAGTCAGCAGTCTCTTAATATGAGTAATTTCATCACCATCAACTGCGTAATTGGAACACATAACAGAGTGTTCGGTGGAAATTGCGCCGTAGCCAACTTCTTCGGTTTCAATATCGCAATTATAATTTTCTTCCAGCCACATAATTGCGGGGACAGTTGCCGTGCCAAGGAAGGACAGCAGCCAAGCAGCGGAAGAAGTGATTGCGGATTCAGGACAATGCTGACCGCGCATAGAGAAATCATTCAGCAGACGTGCTACACGATAATCTTCATCACAGGTCTTTTCAACCCAATATTCAGCATACTTACGATATCTACGACCAACTTCTGCGGAAACTTGAATATGCCAAATATAAGCAGAATACATAGTTTCCAAAGTATTAGTCAGCCAAGCGAAATCGGGATGGGTGTTTACAAACACAGACTGCGGTGTACCAATCTTGGTACTCGTGCCCTCGGGGATAGCGTAAAACGCAATCGGCAGATAACCAAGTCTATGAAGATTAACAACCTTATCAACGCTATAAGCACCTACGCCGAGAGTATGGTCGAGCACACGTTTATATTCGCGCACTACTTCACTTTCATATCGATTGAAGAAATGTTCGTCAAATGCCTGAATCAACATCTTACAGAAAGCCTGACCGCCAAAATAAACAACTTCATTAACATCTTTCAGTCGAGACATTCTAGGAGTGCCAGGGGAATAAATCATTGTCATTCCTTCTGGATATTGTTCTGCGTGAGTAGCCTTATAAAAATCAATCATCAACAGAGGATTATACATAGTATCAATTTCCTTTCTCATTTTGTATAAATATTATATCATATTTTTTATTAAAAATCAATAAAAAAATGTGTGTATTAATACCAATACACACATTCTTCTTCATCATTTTCTTTTTGTTCTTTTAATTCTTTTTTATAAAGATGCTCTTGAATCATTGGATAAATTATGTCACCAAAAAGAATTTTACCTATACAACAAAAAATTGTAATTAAAATAATAGCACCAATAATTTTAGGCCAACAGACGAAACAAATAATAATAAAAATAAACCCAATAGCACTTAAAATCGTAAGATTTTTAGCCTTTTTATTAAGTTCTTTTTCATCTATGTTTTTCATTTTTTAATTCCTCATATTGTCTTTCAAGATTTTCATATCGATTCAACAGGCTCCAATAAGCCTGTTGAATCTTATATACTGCGTCTTGATAAGAGCATTGATAATGGCAATCTTCATCTTCTGGAAGGCATTCTTCGTAAGGGATTGGACAATTACCACAAAGACTCATTATTCAACCTCCTCAATAAACATAATAATTTGTAGGTTTAGTAAGAATAATAATTAAATCAATTAACCAACCGATGCCACAAAGACCGCCAGTACAAAGCCACAAGATACCGGTTCCAATTTTATGTTCATAAAATCTATGAGCGCCAATATAACCAAGAAACAAACACAAGAAAAATGCTATCCATTTATTTTTAGCCGTTCCAACTGGAATATTATTGTTTGTATTTGTATTTGTATTATTAATAATAATAGTAGGATTATCCATTATTTTTTATCTCCTAAATTTCTTCTGCTTCTTCCATATCAGGTGCATCAGCAGATTCTTTGATAATACCTTCGATAATTTTAAAATTATAAGACTTTTCTTTCGCTACTCGGAATCCAGGAGCGTTAAGCGCACGCACAACTACACCTTCAATAATATGAGAACCGTCAATAGTAGAAGGAATATCCAACCACTTATTAATTCTATTCATAAAATCTTCTTCGGTAGTATAAATGAATCTATCCAATTCAGGTACTACTTCAAACCCCATCTGCTCGGCGCGCAGTTTTACCAAATCCCAAGGATATTCAATAGTATAACCATCGGGAGAAGTATAAGTCATACGATAAATAAAGAATCGAGATTTATTTCCAGAACATCCATAAGAGAAAGTAGTAGTAGGACCAAACTTTTTAATAAAAGCCTTATCTTTGGTTTTTTCATTGTTGCCAATTCCCATAATAGGAGTGCCAGTTTCAGTAAAACCTGCGATTTCACCAAATACTTCTTCACCTGCGTGAAGTTTCCCCTCAAATTCCTTACCCCAGTTAATACGGAATTCGTTGCTTCCATAATAACCGCCAGTATTACTTTCAACAACTGTTCTACGAGTACCAATTACATACTTATAATTAGATACTTCCTTACCTGCTCGATGGAAAATTTTGTCAAAAATATTCTTCTTATGAGTAATAGAAATAGTATTTGCATTTCTAGAACTCGTTCCGTGAACTTTTTCAGTTAGACAAATTACATCGCCGGGCTTAAAAAGATTCTGACAAAATCTCAACTGCGGAGTATCAATATGTTTTACAAAATGAGGCAGAGTTTCTACTTTTGCCTTTTTACTCTTCTTGTTATTTCCAGTAGAGGAAGTTGTATGATTAGAACGAGGAATATATTTCTTACAAATTTCTTCTCCATTCCAAGTATCAATAGTAATACCAGGCTTTAGGTCACTAATATCACCAAGATAAGACAGAGAAGTTAGAGGCATAAAAATACCATCACTGCGTTCGCCACGCAATTTAATAGCCTTAATGTTGCGCTTATCAGGTTCTAGATATCCAGTATCAGGTGTTCCATCCGGTAATTTGCGCAAAAGATGATTTTCAATACAATATTTTTCACTCAACTGCAAATCAGAAGGGAAATAAATACCAATATCTCCCAACTTAACTTCCAAACTTACACAAGTGTCACATCCAAAAAAAGTTGCAATCTGCAATTTATCCGCATTAGTATGCGGTCTCAATTCTTTAACTTCAACAATATATCCACAATGCATTTATTTATCTCCTTTCATACATTTGAGACATTCTTTTCTCATTTTATCATAGTTAAATGTTTGATAACTGTCTTTGATACAGTAATAAACATAATCATCTTCGTGTCCTCCATTAGCATCAATACCAAAACATTTTGTGCTAATGGAGTGTAAATTAGGACAATTTCCCCAATCTTTTATAATATTTACCATAGGCTTTAATTTTATTATTAATTATTTTTGCTACGATTTTTTTAATAAAATAGTTATCCGCGTTTCCATATACGAAAAAGAAAGTTTCTTCTCTGTTGGACTCACTCCTGATAAACTCACGAAAAGCATAGTACCACTTTCCTTTCATTCCAATTTATGAATTAAAATTTGAAGAGTATCTGCTTTTAATCATTTATTTCATTCCAATCATATTCATCAATAGTAAGGACATCTACATCTTCAATTGCTACAACATAACGCTCAACGGCATTTTCGATATCGTCGGGAGTGGCATCATCTTCAACTGAAACATAAAAATGACCTGTGAAACTACAACGGATTTCTTTCATTTTTATTTTCCTTTCTTAACTTTGTATATATATTATACTATATTTTTTATAAAAAATCAATAAGGAGAATAATCTAATTAGATTATTCTCCTTATTTTACTAGATATTTATCTCCCATAAGCATTTCTAATGTGATTTTATCCCTTTCCCAATAAGGGATTCTTACTAATGGAATATTGTGAGATAAAGCATATTCGTTTTTTATTTTATCTCTTTTTTGAATTTGTAATAAAGAACTATTTTTTGTCCATTGTTTAGAAGTTTCTTTAAAATGCTGTTCTCCATCAAATTCAATAAAACGAATTATATGATTATTGTCGCTATCAAAAATAGCAAAATCAAAACGATAAGGATGTCCTTCATATTGACCGGGTATAGCATATTCTAACTGATAAAAAATATTATTATTTTCTAATATAGATAAAATATTTTGAATTCCAATTGAATATTTTATACATCCACAAGAATAAGTATGTAGCGTTGTTAAATTATTACTGTCTACTTCACAAAAGTTTCCACAATCGCATTTACAAATCCAAATAGCATTACCGTTTTTATTACTTTTATTAGCGTATTTTATAGCCGTTAATTTTCCAAATTTTTTATTAGTTAAATCTTTACGAAGTGCTTTGCCAATATTTTTATTTTTTTCACATCCACAACTTTTGTGTTTTTTTAAATTACTAGCATCTTTTACACAATAACTGCCACACGCTTTACATTGACAATTCCATCTAGTAATTCCATTTTTATTTGGGGCTCTACCAACGATTTTAAAATATTCATTTTCTGTATTTGTTAAATCTTTAAAATTATGTGGAGGTTTTTTTGTTGGGGTATAAAATTCTAAATCTTCATAATTCATATATATATTTCACCTCATAAAAATATGAAGTTTGACTGGGCAAATTTTATATTCTTTGCCCAGTCAAACTTCATAATTTTTACTTAATACAGGAATATCTATCCTGATTCAGAACTTCATACATCAAATCAATTGCGGTCTTTCCGCTCATAATCTGTTCAAATAGCGTAGGACTAAAGCCACTTACAAAAGTAATGCCATTCTGAACTTTCATAGGAATGTTATTGTGTCTTGCATCCACATTCCAAAAGATAAGATTAGGACAATGATAACCATTTGCTTCCCACTTATTAGAAATATTTTCCATTAAAGTATTCTGCTCAATATCATCATTGTTTTTATATCCATACCAAGAATGTCGTCCACGAGCGGCATCAAACTCCATATCACTCAAAATAATGATATTCTCGGGCAGGTCAGCCTGAGTCATATGACCGGCCAGTGCGGTGTTGAGAATCAAATCAAAGGTTGCTTCGATATTGGTATTCTCACACAAATTGGTCTCCCAGATACGAGCGACCTTATCGACAAAGTCCACACCTTCGGTAGCAATCAACTGAGGACGAGAACTGAAAGAGATATAATGACCCTTGAAGGGGCCGTTAGCCTTTTCAGCACAATACAGACCCAGAGAGATTGCGACGTTGATAGGAGCAGATGCCTGAGCGCCGCACATAGAGCCGGAAGTATCAACTACCGCCAGACCATTAAAGGAAGCGCCGTTGAAGTAATCAGCAAGGTTATCCCAATACTTATTTACCATCAAACGGTTAGTATTATCCATAGCAGGCATAGTAGTCTTATAGCCAGAGCCATAATTCCAACTACGATTAAGCATCTTTACAGCCTCGTGAACACACTCATAAGGATACAGAGCCTTGGCATTGACTGCCTTAGTTTCATCCTTTGCGAAGTCTGCGTAAGACTGAACGGTGGGGTCCTGACGCATACGCTCCAGATCGTGACGCGCAAATGCGTTCTTATAAATCATACCAGCGCGAGAAGGAATCTTGTCGAACTCGATTTCATCCCACTTGCCGGCGGACATAAGACGTTCCAGGACATTGATACGCTCGCGCAGAATAGACAGAGTCTTACGATACTGCTTATGAGTCATACCAAATGCCATACGAGTCTTATTGCCCAGGTCTCTGGAAACCTGAGAAGAAGTATTCTCAGACTTCAACCACTTTGCTAGCAGAGAAGGAGTCTTACACTCCATATCCAGAGCCAACTGTCTCTTCATCATCTGGAAAGCGTCCTTTTCCAGTTTAGTGCCTACGAATTCGTAGAGGTCATCATAGCGACCAAACATAGGCACATACTGAAGATTACGACGCATAGCATCAATATCGTTATTAGCCAACCACTTGATGCAAACGCGGAAGAATCTGCGCTCGCCCTGTCCACCTCGAATATCTCGTAGATAGAAAAGGCATTTCAAAGCATAAACAGGATTTTCTTCATAAGCCTTCTTAAATAGAAGAATTACGTCTTCATCACTTCTCTTACGGTAGGCTCCACCCATAGCAAACATATCGAGCAAATCACTTTTAGTAGTTTTATGAGTTAGTGCACCATTTTCAGTACGAGTGAAATTAGTATTATCCTTCAAAGCATTTAGCAATACAGACATATTTAATCTCCTTTTTCACCTTAGCCTTTTTCTAGGCCGTAATTTGATTATTTTATTAAAAATTTTTGATTTGTAATTAAATCAAAAGTTAAATTATTTTTTTCCCAATAAGGAATTCTATACAAATCAATATTATTTTTTAAACAATATTGATTTTTTATATTATCACGATTTTGACGCTTATTTAAATCATCAGCCCAGATATTATCAGTTTTATTTAAGAAATGCTATTCACCATCATATTCAATTAAATATTGTAATTTTTCCTAATCATCAAATATAGCAAAATCGAATCTTAAAGGAATATTATTTTCACTTAATAAATCAGGAAAAGAATATTCTCGTTTAAAAGAAATATTGTTTTCTTTTAAAATTTTTTCAATTTGTAATTCAGCAAAAGAACTTTTTAAGCATCCGCAACTTAAAGTATCTCCTCTTACTAGTTCCATTTGATTTACTATTACTTCTTTTCCACATTCACACTCACATTTCCAAGAACTTCTGTTTCTGTTGGAACCAGCATATTCAATAACAATTAATTTACCAAATTTTTGCCCTACTAAATTATTCAGTGTTTTTAAACCATTCTATCTAGCAGTATCAATTTTTAAGCATCCGCAAGATTTAGTTGAGCCACTTCTTAATGATTCTGTAAGAGTTATAATTTCATTACCACAATCACATTTACATTTCCACTAACTACGTTTTCCTTTATTTGGAGCCGATTCAATTACAGTTAAACGTCCAAAACGTTTATTTAATAAATCTAATTTTGCAGGCATATTATCTCTCCTTTCCATATAAATATGAAAAATTAAGTTTTATCCTTAATAACCATCGTCCAAAGTCTGGAATGGGCGTTCCGCCCATTATTGTTCCCTCTTGGACAAGAGGGGAATTAATTTATATATATATTATATCATATTTTTTAAAAAAAATCAATTAAAGATTTTTATTCTGATTTACAATGAGCAACACGTTTACTAGCCTTTTCAAAATATTCTTTATCAATTTCGCATCCAATAAAATTTCTACCAGTATTATAAGCCGCCAATCCAGTAGTACAACTGCCGGCAAAACAATCTAATACAGTATCTCCCTCATTAGAATGCTTTTTAATTAATTCTTCCATAAAAGCTAGTGGCTTTTGAGTAGGATGAAATCTTCCTTTATCTTGACAAATAGAATAAAAATATATTCCATTATCATATGAACTATGGAAAGTAGGCTTAGAAACTTTAATAGCAGAAACAGCTACTTCTCGTGCATTTGTCAGATAGTTAATTTTACTATTAATTGGAACAGGGTTGGTTTTTACCCATTCAATAAATCTCACTTGTTTAAATTTATTGTTATCATATAAATTTTTAAGTGATTCAATTTTCCAAAGGTCATAAAAACAAATCATAGTTCCACCAGGACGAAGAATTCGATATCCTTCTTTAACAACAATATCTAATCCTGAAAAATTCTTATCCCATTCACCAAAATCCATAGAAATTCTAAATCTATCTGTATCTCTTCCAGTTTCTTCTCCTGACTAAAAATTAGTAGGACGAGAAATTTCATAAGGAGGGTCAATTAGAATTAAATCTATTGAATTAGTTGGAATTTTAGGTAAAAAATCAAAACAAGATTCATTTTTAAAATCAAAAATCATATTTACTCTTCCTCACTTTTTAATAAAATTTGCTGAAATAGTGCGATTAAATAATTGAGGGTCATACCAATAACAGCCTTGGCAAGTAGGAGAGTTTTCATCACCTTCAATAAAATCTACACTATATCCTAAAATAGATGCCTTAAAACGGCATCCAGATGCATTACATTTTTTACAATGCTCTCTTTTTGCATCATTAACGCTTTTTGTTAATGGTTGAAAATCATTTTCTTGATAATAATCATTGTCATATTTACCATTTTTATGGTCAATTTCCATATCGCTAGTAACTACACCAAGTACAGCACAAGGTTTATTTTTTAAAGAATTTTTAACACTTATTGGAATATTATGATTTTCAATAGTTTCTCTAAAACCTTGGACTTGAATTGCTACTGTTTTATTGCCTTTACCGCCTAAATCATTAGCATGAAAACGAGTTAAGTTATATTTTTTATCCAGTTTAGAGCCTTTTCTAGCCCATTGACAGCCGTTATTAGATTTAAATTTTTCTCCATATTTTTCAATTAAATCATTAATAAAAATAATATCACTAAAACCATTTTCATCAACATAATTTTTAATAAAAATATCACAAGCATTCATTATTATCTTTTCCTTTCATTTTTATAAAAATATTATATCATATTTTTTTATAAAAATCAATTAAAGATTATTTAAAGAAAGAATAAAATTAATTAATTCTTCATTAATATTATGAATTTTTGTATAAGGAATTCTTAGTAAAGGAATATTATTCTTTTTTGCATATTCATTTTTCATTTTATCATGTTCTTGAAGTTTTTTAAAATCATCTTTCGTGTCATGAATACCGGGAATATATTTAAAATGTTGCTCTCCATCAAATTCAATTAAAGCCAAAAGAGTATCATTGTCATTAAAAAAAGCAAAATCATATCTTAAAGGATTTTGGTCATATAAATCAGAAAAAGTATATTCGCTTTTATATTTATATTGGTGATTATCAAAATAATGTTTAATTTTCATTTCACCGATACTATGAGATTTAAAGCACTCACAAGCAAGTTCTTCTTCAAGAAGTTTGTCAAAACGAGTCTCTAAAATGGCTCCACAAAGTTTACATTTTACTTCTGCTCTACACTGATGGTCTGCATAATTACTACTTGGATAAATATTTAAAACAGTAAAGAAACCATAACTTTCTCCAATTTTTACTTTTTGCTCTCTATCAGGAGTTTTATATAGAGGTTTAATTCTACATTTACCACTATAATAGCACTGTTCGGTAAAAATACCATTGCAACCTTTACATTTGCTTAAACAAATTTTATCAAGATTGCGTTGAATAGTACTACGTTCCATATAAGTTTCAATTCCACAAGTGTGATTTTTTACAAGATAATGGCTATTTTTAATTTGTTTAGTAGTATCACCAGTCATTTCCTGATAAATAGTCCTATATTCAGAGCAAGAATATTTTTCTAACACTTCCCAATTATTAGCAAATTTTTTTCCTACAAATGGCATATTTTAATCCTTCCTATATAAAAATAGGGCGGTCTTTAGACCGCCTTATTAAATTATTCTGCAGACTTCTTTACAAAGTCGGCAATCATACCCTCAAGAGGAGTGCCACGCAGAAGCAGATTAGTAGTTTCAGCAACAGACTCACCACGTGCCATAGCAACAGGAGACATAGCCTGAGCAACAGTTTCCATCAACTGTGCATTAGAAGTAGAAGTCATTGCGGCAATCAGTTCGGGAGCAATAGAAGCCATAATCTTTTCAACATTAGCAGTATAAGCATTCTGCTTTGTCACTGCAAGTTCAACTCTTGCCTTATCGGCAGAAAGTTCAAATTCAGCATTCTTAACATCACGAGCCAACTTTGCTTCGTGCAGAGCGTCAATAATTACCTGCATATCCTGTTCGGCTTTCTTTGCAGCAATCTTTTCGGCTTCCTGCTTACGATTAATTTCACTCTGGATTTCCTGCTTGCGAATTGCTTCCTCACGCTGCAGGGTCATCTTATTCAGCAACTGCTGGGAGCGCAGTTCCTGTTCCTTCTTCTCGGCTTCAGCCAGAGCAGTAGCAACCTTAACTCTCTTTTCAGCATCAGACAGTTCCAGAGACTTCTGAACCATTTCCTGCTGATGAGCAGTCAGCATCTTTGCGATTTCATTTTCAACAGAAATGCTCAATACTTCACAATCGTGAATGTACATACCATTTTCGGGGAAGTATCTGCCGATTCGAGTATCACCATCTGCCTTTTCACGGTCAGCACAAACAGCAACATTGTGAACAATAGTGGAGTAATTATTGTAGAACTCTTCAATGGTATAATTCTTAACAACACGCTTAACTTCACTTCTCACGCGGTCGCACAAGAACTTAACATAGTTATCAACATTGAACCACTTATTAATTGCCTTCTTATCAAAGTCAACGCAATAAGAAACCTTAACAGCACAACGCACAAAGTCCTTAGTTTCAACATTAATAATATCACTGACCTTATTGTTTTCGTGCCGCAGATATACAGACTGAATACAATTATCAGTGGTTTTAGGTTTACCGGTACTCATAGTCAAAACTTCCAGAGTCTGGTCATAATCCAGCAGGACAGTCTGCGGGCCGCACACAACCTTGCGCTCACCATTCTTGGAAATGACATTTACGGCATAGCCAGTCCAAATGTCAATCGCAACAACTCCCTCAAACTTTGTTTCAAGAGTAATTGTACGAGGCTTGGTGTAAGAAGTGCCACGAGAGATATTTGCCTTTGCTTCCAGATTTGCCAGAGTAGTAGCAGTATCAGCGGTAGAGAAAGCCCAATCAGTTGTGGCCATATAGTTAGCAGTGGTAGACTTAGCCACGGACTTTTCAACAGCCTTTTCAGTTAGTGCCAGATTGTAAGCCAGAGCATCAACATTACCAGGGAACCACAGATTACACTGCTTTTCACTCAACTTGCGCTTAACGACAACTTCAGTTCGAGGATCAGGCAGATACATAGCGGGGCCGCGCACCGTACGAATTTCGCCAGTCAGTCGATTCATAACATAGCGACCTTCGCCTTCTGGAATAGCAATAGCGTGATGCATCAACTTGCCATCGTAGTTAATAATTGCGTGTTCAGGACGAGGATAATAAATCATCTGGTCATTACCAGTAATAAACATTTCTTCGCCAACAGGATGAACTACCTTTTTATCATCAGTATATTCGGCAATAACTTTAATATACAGACCGGAAATGGGAGACAGTTCCATAGCACGGAAAACAAAACCACCCTTGGGGGAAGTTACAAAAGTTTCAGTAGGCTCGGGGAACACCACTTCGGGGCCGTGAACATAGCGCTTATTGCCATCTTCATCCTTCAGAATACAATATTCTAAACGTTCCAGAGTAACGGCTTCGCGCACATAACCCTTACGATAATCGTTGGAAACAGGAATGACTTCAATGCCAGTAGGAGGAATATAGAAAGAAACTTCAGTACCCTTAATGACCAGAATCTGACCATTAACATACTTATTTACAGTTTCAATTTTATTGCCTTCGGCATCCAACATTTCACCCTGAGACTGACTTGCGGCCTCTGCTTCATAGACACGAGCCAGCAGATACTGGTTAGTGCGCAGTGCGTGTCCTCTAATTACCTTTGCCATCTGGCCAGGATACAGAGGGAAAGAAACAGGGCCACGGATGTTAATCTTACGACCAATCTGAATATTATCAGGCAGATTGTTAGCAGTGCCGGGACGAGGATGAGAATTATTTTCAGTGGGGTTCTTCAAAATCACATACCAGTTTTCAGGTGCGGTAGTGAAAAGTTTAGTTGCTTCATAATAATTTCGTGCGGGTTCAAAAGCCTTGGTATTCTCATTAAACACAACCATTTCATCGGAAGTGGAAAGAGAAGTCTTTGCGGGGCCAACCCAGCAACTTACATTACCCTTAGTTCGGTCAAGAACATAGGCATATTCATTAATAGAAAGGACCAAGTCCTTCTGCATTTCAGGCATTTAAAAAACTCCTTTTTCTCTTAATTTCTATATATATTATATAATATTTTTTTAAAAAAATCAATATAAATAAAAAAAACGAGATAGATTATATAAATCTATCTCGTTTAATTATTATTCTAATGCAGGCATTATTTCTCCTATATGATAAGTTACATTAGTTGCTCCATTTGCTAAATACGTAGATACAAAAGCCTATTCTTCTTCAGTTCCAACATAAATATCTAAATTGGCTAAAGAGGTAGGAATAATATTCTAGGCTCGATTATTTTTTGTGCCAGAAGTATTAATTCCAGTTAAATCAATTTGTTCTAGTAAAGGACAATTAGCAAAGAAAGAATAATACGAAGAGCAAGAAGTTAAATCTAATCCGTGCCAAATAACTTCTCTTAAATTTTCATCATCTTCAAAGAAATAGGATAAATCTGTTACCCCTGTAGTGTTAATAGGAGTAGCATCAAAACTAACTATAGAATGACAACTACTCACAGGCGCTTGCCATACTGAAGGAGTTGTTTCACCAGTTCTTTTTAATTTTAACTCTGGTAATTTATAACAACAATAAAATGACATACCAAAATTAGTTGCAGTTCCCCAATCAACATTTTCTAAATCTATGTCTATTAACTCAAAACAATCATAACATAAACTGTTAGCATTTAAACAACTAACAGGATTCCAGTTTTTAGTATCTAATTTAGTAATTTTAGTGCAATCGGCAAACATAGCATACATATTAGTAACTTTAGAAACATCCCATTTACTAACATCAATTTCTTTTAATAATTCACAATTATTAAACATACATTCCATAGTTGTACATCTTTTAGTTATAAAATGTCCGACATCAATATCTTCTAATAAAAATAATCCATCAAACATTCTTTCCATAGAAACTACTTTATTAGTTAAAAGTTTATTTAAACCAGTAAAACTTGTAACTTTACTCCATCTTGTAGAACTATTATTACCTCCAAAAGCGAAAGAAGAATCTGGATTTGCGTAAAAATAATGATAATCATTAATTGACATTATTAAATCAGTTCCAATTAAATAAGCAGTAATATCTCCATTATTATTTTCATCAGCATTCCAATTTTCATCTTCTTCTCCTGTTGGAAGATAATCTTCAACAATAGAAATTGAAGTTATTGTATTTTTTGCTAAACTGCCTTTATACCAAGAACTTGAAGGCGCTAAAGTTGGTGCTGGATATAACCAAAACATTTCATTTTCATCTTCAAGTTCAATAACATATTTACCATCTTGTAATTGAAAATATTGTAAAGTATTAGAATATTCTATTCCAAAATCTGAATCAGTTAAACTAAAAAGAAATTCATTATTAACTAAATCATATAATCCTGCTTTTCCCTATTCATTTCTTCTTGGGATTAAATTTCTAACTAATTCATCACCATACCAAAATTTGGCATAAACTAGGGCTGAATGACAAGGAGTACTGCTAGCCTCGAAACCAACAACATTTCTATCAAAAAGATAAAAAGTACAATCTTCAGGAGGAGGAGTATTACCGTGTGTTGCGGTATTTCCGTCTATCCCAACTGTTAAATCACTTGCTGAATAGGTAAAAATATGCTCTTCTGTATCAAAAGGTATTGAAACAGCATTGCCTAAAGTTGGACTATCTTGCCAAAAACCTATTACATAATTACCATTTAAATTTCCTGCCTGAAAATGACAGCGTAAATATGTTGAATCTATTTTTTCAATGGCTCCTATGTATTGAGATGTTACTGGAGTTGTTAAAAATGCCATCTTAATTTCACATCTCATATTTGAAGTACAATATACTCCAGTATCTAAAGCCTAAGAACCATTTGAAATTAATCTAACGTGAGAATGAAAATTCATCATCCAATTAACACCTACTTTGTAATTACAGTTCCATCAGCCAAAGTAAAAGTCCAAGTTTCAGTAGTTAACGTAATATCGCCTGTTTGCCCTTGAATAGAAGTTACACCAGTATTTGTGATAGTAATATCAACATCACTATCTCTTCCTTCTTCGTAAGAGATTTCTATTCCATTACCTTGAATTAAACCTATACTACTATTTTCATTTGGAGCAGTAACTCCACTACTCTAATTAAAATAAATACTTCCAAAAGCATTTTGATTAGGTTGCGCATCAGTAGGCGCGTGCGTGCTTTGAGAGTGAGTGTAAGCCGCATCCCAATTATAACTTTTAATAGCAGAACTTTGTGCTAAATATGTAGAAGTTAAAGTGCCAGTTCCATCAGTATCAAAATCTAAACTAACACTTGTAGTATTATAAATACCAGAGAATATAATTTTAGTTGGAGTAACTGATAATAATGGGATATAGTCAGTACCATCAACGTGACAAACCATATTGCCGCCATTATTAAATTTTTCAATTATTTCATCAAAAGTAATATCTTTTAAATGGTATACTCCATTTATTCGTTCAGTTTCAACAATAAAGAAATAATTCTCAATTTCAAAACCTAAATTATTTGCTAATGAATCATCAACATATTCTTCAAGAGTGGTATGTAATTCATCAACTTCAGTTTTATCATAATAATTATCTAAAGCAGAGAAATTGGAAACTGTAATATTTTTATTTGAATCAATTAGAAAACCAGTAGCAACTACTCTAGAATTATCAATATAATTACTATGAAAATATGAAGTTTGACTAGAGCCTTCTAAATAAGGATGTAAAGTTCCAGCGTTTATATTTGGAGTATAATAAACACTAATACCATTATGTACTGCTTCTAATATTTCAGATGGAGAATGAGTTGCTAATCCATCAGAGCCTTTTGTAACGATAATATTTTTATCTTGTTTAGTTTCATCAATTGCGTTTAAAACTGCAATTAAAGTTTCATTATTGGGATAATCATTTAAATTAACCTAATTCCAAAGGACTTTTACACCCTCTTGGTCTAAATATTTTTTAGTTTCAGACACAGAAGTTTTCCTCCTTTATTTTTATTATCCTATCCATACATCTTCATCTACTATAAAAACAACATCAAACTCAACATCCAT